GGGGGTTATTCGATAGTGGCCAGTCGAGCCTTGAGAGATTCCAGCTGGCGAATCACTTCGGCTTGCTTGTGCTTAGGCAGGTCTGCAGCGATGTCTGCAATCAGGACACTAAATGCACCCAAGGTGTAGTGAGCACGATTGTTGTAGCCATTGCTCATTTCAGTCACATCACACACTGCGGTACGCATCTCGGAGTAAGTCATCTTTTTCATTTCACTTTCCTTTCAAACTATGACTATATTATGGCTCAGATTGCAAGATCCGTCAACAAGTTTCTGGAAGACCCTACTAGGTGTAGGGTTTCCAAAAAGTAACACTTTAGTTTGTAAGAATGTAAGTGGCCAGATCCTTGAAGTCTTTGGGATTCGAAGCACGAATCTTAGCCACAGAGATGAGTGTGCGGAGGGAGATCTCAGAACACTGATCTTTGACTTCACGAATCAGAGCCAGAGCATCTTGCTTGATCTTCGAGTCATACTCAGGCAGGAATTCAGCAGACTTGGAGATGGTTTCCATACGGTCAATCTTCTGGTCGAGGGTCATCTCGAGATCAATCAGCATCGAACGACTACGGATGGCTTGGTCGATACGAGACTGGTCCATGTTCGAGATGAAGATGACTCGACCTTCGAAGTTGAACGAACGAGGCAAGTCTTCGTCACGCATGTCTGCATTCCAAGAGATGATGCGCTTGCCGTAAGAGTCCAACGCACCTTTGAGCAGGTTCAGAGCCACTGGATCCTTGAGCACTGCATCGCAGTCATCGAACACAATCACCGACTTCTGGTTTTCGAACAAGGTACGATACAGACCCTTGGCAGTCGAGAAACCCTTGACAGTGGTAAAGCACTTGCGAGTGTTAATGACAGAGCCAACTTGGAATTCAGCCAGATCAGAGATGTCCTTGTAGCCATTGGACTCCAGAGTCTTAGTGACAGTGTAAGTCTTGCCAAGACCACCACTGCCAGTAATGACTGCAGAGGGCTGAACACCAGTGGCAACCATCGTCACCAGTTTCTCGACGAAGGAGAATCGCTCATCGATGGAGAATCGATTAGACTTCTCAACAGCTGCTGCAACTGCCACTTCGATGTCGCCGACCATGGCTTTGACCTTGCGTTCAACATAGGCTTTGGAGTAAGACTTGATAGTCTTGGCACCCACTTTAGCCATGTAGTTGCCACTCTTGGCATCGAAAGAAACAGCAGTCACTTGTGTCATAATCATCCTTAGTTATCGAATCAATAGAGTATATTCTACTCCAGTCTGCAAGAAAGTCAACAACTATCTGTATTCCCCTCAGACTACAGGGGTTATTGGAATCATCTTGACGAATCCAGATGTATCCTTCTTGGCTCGACCCTTAGCGTAGAGTCCAACGACCACACCACGTGGGTCCAAGAATCGCAGGTCACTCTCGTCTCCATTGAACACCACTCGACCATTGTACGACTCAGGCATTGGCTCTGTCTTCTTGAGACCGAACACAGTAGCCACATTCATCCCTTGCTGGATGGCTTTCAGAACATCCGCATCATTGCCGTCAGCAGCGGAGAATGTAAGGTGATAGTTAGGGATGTGCGCAACTTTGCGACCAAGGATTTTAGTGTAGTCATAGAATTGTACCTCAGGGAACAGTTGAAAGATGTTTTTGCCTTCGACGACTTCGTACTTCTCCCAAGCCAAGTCGCTAGTGCCATTCAGACGGAAGACTGGGATCATCCCTTGCTTAGCCGACAGCTTGATAGCATTCTTGATCTCACGCACCAGCTGCTCGAAGAACACACTACGATTCTCGAAGAATGCTCGAGTGCGAGTCTTACGTGCTTCTTGCACCACGTTAGTCGTCTCTCCCTTCTTGAACATACCACCATGGCCAGCAGTGTTCAAGCAAGCAGCAGTACATCCAGCAGTGCGCTTGGCACAGGTTTCGTAGCCAGATACATTGGCTGGAGACAGGTGGAGGATGAAGGTATTGTAACCTTGGGATTGACCCTTTAAGACCTTAGGATTCGCAGTGCTCAGTAGTTTCATAGTGTTCTCCGATTCAGTAAGGTCTATTATGGATCAATCTTGCAACTTCGTCAACCACTTTCTGGATGACCCCAGCGCCAGCAGGGTTATTGACGACGCAATTGAGCCAGTCGTTCTTCTAGGATGGCAATTTCTTCCTCTCGCTCTTCCTCTTCCACCTGCATGGGCATCACAATTTCATAGCCTAAATCATCGGTCAAGTCAATCAATTTATCGGCTAGAGTCATAAATTTTCCACCTGACTCACCGTCACCCGATTCATCGTTTTCCAGCACGTACTCAACGCAACGTTTGGCACGTTCAACCAGCTCAGCAGCCTTGTTTAGCTTGGCCATCAGAATTTCACTTTTCGTCATATCGTACCCTTTCAAAGTATGAGTCTATTCTACCGTAAATTACAGATCCGTCAACAGATAACCCCACTCTTCGTGGGGGCTTGACTTACGCCTCCAATTGGGCTAGTTCAGCCTTGAGTTTAGCAATGCGATTTTCAACTTCAGTTTCGCTTGGCAAGTCACGGATATTTTCGCAAATATCAACGCAATCAAAAGTACCATCAACGTCAAACTGATAAAGCTCAGCGGTATCGCCATCGATAATGACGCAAATTGAATCGGTTTCAGCGATTAGGGGTACTGGGCTTGACACGCCTGCAAACCCGTAGTAGTCGGTTTTGGTAAAGGGACGGAAAGTCAGCGAGGAGAGGAGACGACGAGAAATTTTCATTTTTTATCTTTCATTCAACGATAACGAATTATGTCGCAAAATTGCAAAAGGGTCAAGCCCTTTTTTAAAAACCCTCAGTCGTTGAGGGGATTAGCGAATTTCACGGAAATTTGAGCGTCCTCAGCGCCGACCGCCCACACACACTCGTTGAAAAAATGTGAAATTTCCTCAAAATTATCGAAAACGAAAGTATTACCCGACTCGTCCGTGACTTCAAACATAGTTTTCTCCTGTAAAAAGAAGATTATACCATGAGTCAAACCCACTGGGCAGATTCCCTACTAGTCCGTGGGGTCTTCCAAGTAGTTGTTGTCTATCTCCACCATTGTAGTAGAATAGGTTCATTCGAAAGCGAGACTGGGGTGGACGTGGAGCCTGCCTGTCTGGAATTTGCAGGAAGCAAATAAAAATCTATTCCCGCCCCTCCACCCATTATCATACCGCAAATTGCAATGGGCGACAATAACTTATTTTCAATGGGGTTATCGGAACCGATTGAGAGAGACAATCGATACCCCACGATTGAATTCATCAATGGGGTTGGAGAAACCGATTGAAGACGACAATCGGTTAGTAAGCGCTTACTTACCAAAAAAAGTAAGCGAGTACTTACTTACTGGGGATTTAGATTGATGGAGATGTCATAGATGGGTGTCTCATGGCGACTCCTAATCCAGTCGGAGACTATAGTAATTACCTCATCCTCGTCCACAGAGGCATACTCCCATACGGTATGGAATTCATCGGTGATTCTTACTACTATACTCTTGTCCATAATCATCCATTACTCCGTTATTCTACACCAAAGTCAAGTCCAAGTCAAGTCTTTTTTGCAATATTGCACACGCCACGCACCTAGGCTCACACACGTAGCGCACAAAGTTTCGCACATAGTCCCGCACAGATTCGGACATAGGTGTCGCACATACTGGTGCACTAATCGCACTTAGTCCAGAGGTCACCATCTTCCACAAACTGATTGGACTCGATGGTGGACATATCTTTAATGGGAGTGGGCAGTTCTTCCTCAGTGTAGTTATTGATACGCCAACGGGATTCTTCACCAGCATCAGTCGTGTGAGCCCATTCACGCTTGACTTCGGACATAGTTTGCTTCTGGTATTCTGGCATAGGACGACTATTGCCACAAGAGCGGGAACAGTACAGACCACGCTTGGTGTGTTTCGTGCCACACTTAGCACATTCTTTTTCTTTATACGCCATGTTTTATCTTCATAACCACGATTAGTCCTTATTTAGCCGACTACGAGAGCCACGCCTAAATAGACGCCACCAGACTACCAGACACGCCAAGAACAGCAGACTATCATAGGTTATTAGGACGATCTCCCACTTATTCATACATCTGTACGGTGCACGTAGACTTTTAGTCCTCGTTTGGTTGCTTCTTCGATCATATTCTTTGTACCACGGGATTCTCCATCCCAGATAGCTATTAGAGCATCTCCGTACTCAGCCATTTGTCTGTTACGAATTGGACCAGCTGCACGACCATGGGTGTTCCAATCAGCTGGAAACCCTATCCTTGGAATATTATGTTCTTCAGCCCAATCTATGGCTAGGGTATCTACTCCTGGAGCTAACCCAGAGACAACTTCAGTAATAGTGAAACCACTGTCCTGTACAGCACGACACACTAGATCGTAATCAGTAATGGTGCGACCACCTGCAATAATTGTTTTCATTTTGGTCGTCTCCAGATTAAGGTTAGTTCTTCAGGATGGTAGTAGACTGGTGAACCAGAGTTATCTCGGATCACCCAGCACTTGCCCATTGGTTCGATAAAGACTATTTCTCCCATTGCTCCACGATGGAATCCAGCAGTCTGTAGTACCTGTACTCGATCTCCTACACGGAATGTGTATAACTCTACAATTGGTAGATCCACCCACTCACTGTACTCACGTTGAACGGTAAATAACCATGGCTTGTACCACTTGTTTTTAGTAGTGGATGTAACGGTACGGGTTTGTTGGATGATCTCACCGTCTCGCTTTGCAATTCTGTATTGATTATATTGCATCATACGTTACCTAATCCTATTCTAGAGTATCCAAGTCGGCTTTTAATCTCTTTGCGATCTCTATCTTCTGGTCGCCATGCACGGGGATCAACTGTTTCTCCAGTTAGCACATATCGGAAGTCTGGATCATAAACCATACGACCGCCCATATTCCAAAGTGGCTCACCGTTATATGGAAATATACAACCACGGCACATACACCAACTCCAGCCCCGATCAGTCATTACATTACCGTTAACTGTTCCAACGTATTTGACCACCCTGCCCTTGTGCATCTCTCGAATGGCTTCATGATAGTCCATCATAGCAATCCCCTTTCGGTTTGTGGTGGTGCAGGTGGATGGGCATCCGAGTATCGATACACGTATTCGGGTTTCTGGGGTTTAGTGTAAGGAAAGGTCACAGGTACACGTGAACCACTGTTGGTGTAGTAAGACTTGTAGACTCGATTTCCTGGATATCCTGCTTCGTCACTATCCAATGGACGAGACTGCCACTCCCAAAACACTCGACCATCGATATCGTAAACATTACCGTCTGGATCTTTAAACACAGTGGAGCAACGCTTGTTTTGTTTAGTATGCCCATGATCAACCCACTCCCAGTCTTCACCAGTTAGTGGGACTAGTGGTTCGAACTTTGCAAGACGATCGAATAAACGTAGTGCATAAGGAGCAGTCGTACCAGAGTGACCATGCGCTGCAAATAGGTTCAATAACTCCATGAGTTGCTTACAAAGCAATTCTTGCATATCATCGTTAAACTTACCGTTCTCGTCCATCCAGCCAGCTGCACGGAATTCTGTTAGCGCATGTGATTCTAAACTCATTATAAATCCTTTATTGGTTTCCAATTGTCCCACTCGGTTTTTAACTTATCCCAGAGTGCTTGATACTTTGCTTGTTGCTCCAAGAACTCTGGAGTCACCAGACTAACTTCTCGATAGCCACCCTCATCGATCTGGTCGATCCACTCTGGTAAATTAGGTCTGTGTTCCACACCATGCTCCTCCCAGTCCAGTTGGACACTGTGGTTGTGTACAAACGTAACCCATTACACCTTCTAGCTTAAGACCACACTTGGCGCAGTTTTTTGCAATTGGACCATACGGAGTCGATGGATCATATGGAAACGGCACAGTAACTGGTTGTGGAAGAGGATAAGGTAGTGATGTAATCGGACGATCTCCGAGTCTTTCCATTAGCTTACGATTCATCTCCATGGACTGCACTAGCATCTCATCCAGATGTTCGATTCGATCCTGTAGGAATTTGATTAGTTCTTCATTGGTCATCTTGTTACCTTTGCTCTTGCTTCGATCATCTGATCCACATTACCCTTAACGATTACGTTAGTATAGGTATCTTGCATTCCAGATGCATGGTCTGTTACTCGATTGTCTGGCTCATGGTAGGTACGGATTCGTTCACTACCAGCCAAGAATCGTTCTTTATCCTTGTGAAAGTGTGCACGAACACGGGACAAGCAGTTAATGTAAGCATTCTGCTTGTTCTCATCACGACTGCGACTGGTCTGTCCAGTGGCTACAATTCCAGTTGGCTCATGGATACAACGGCAGCAGTTCTGGTGCTTGTTACGATGTTGTCCACCGCCACCAGTTCCACTGAACCATTCGTATCTAAACTGATCTTCGGTTACTTTCATACACCCAATGCTTTCATTGCATTTTCAATGCGCTCATTACACATACGTGCAGCATGGAGTGGAGTTGGTTGATTAAACTCACTTGCCACATCAAACTGCGTACCCTTTGTGTTGGTATTCATCTCGACCTTACAGTACCAACCACCATCCAGATAACTGACTCTTGGCTTACCATAACGAATCATATAGACCATTAGTTCTTCCAGATCCATCTGCTCTAGCAGACGAGCACGTTCTTGGACTACATCAGGCTTCTTGACTAGGTTGAACATTCTTATTTCCCCATTGATCTGTTTCTACTGCCCAGTGCACTGCGCACCAATCATCAATGCAACGCTTTGGATCTAGGTCTGGCGCAGCAACGTTCTGAACCATCATACCACACCAGTAAGGATAGTACGAGTCTAAAATTTGTTTCTCACTCCAAGTCTCAACGACATGCTGTCCGAATTCTCCTGGAAATGCAATTGTGTAATACTTCATAGTTCTTTCCAAATTTCACCCAACGCTGGATTAGGATGGGTAGATTGTATCATCAATGATTGGACGATATCTTTAATGTCTTTACGTTCACGCCAAGTACCAACAAACAATCCATGCGGATCACTATGTCCTTTTAGGCTAATCGCATCCTTGACGATAATATAATCCAACATCGATCTCCATTCACCGTACTTGATTGCAACTTCGGTTATGTTTTGTTTAACCCAGAGCATTCCCTGTTCGTAAGTACCAGCAATAACAAACGTCTTCATACAATCTTATTGGCTAATCGCAGGATCTTTACTTGGTCATTGGGTGCGAGATAAGCACGGACTGCGATATTTTTAGTTCCTGTCAATGGATCATCGTACTGAGTAAACTCCACAAGATTGTTCTCTAAGATGCACTGAGCCATATCCATAATCAATTTCTTTTTTACTTCATCACGGAAGTCAAAATCTGTATTCATCTGTACAGCGTAGGAATGTTCCATCGATGCACGACCAACCACCATCTTTCCACCGATGGTATAGTCATAGATTTTAAAATCTGGTTTTGTAAACATTACCAGCTGCTCTCGTCTACAATATCTTTTGTTACAGTAACGACATGACCATTAACAGTAGAACCAATAACACTAGCTTTGATAATTGCACCAATACCACTAGATGTATCACTAGTAACTTCTACTACATCACGATCTGGAAATGAATCCAAGAATTGCAATATAGTTTTCAGATCATCTCTGTGTAAGTAAATACTATTAATCTTGTTCGTCATCTGGATTACACTGAGTTACTGCCCACAAAAACCAACCGACCAATAAAGCCAGCACCACTAACATACATACAATAACCATTTACTTCTCCTTATCTTCTATGTTGTACCAATACTCATAAGAGTCATTGACACCAAAATCATCTTCTTTTTTGGCATGTTGTTCACAGAATGGGTGGTCACCAGCAAACTGAGTAGAACGAATCCAGTCAGCAGGTTTACCACACATTATACATACTTCATTGAGCGTACCAGATTTCATTGAATCCCTCTTCTAATGTTGGTGGCTCTGCTTCTAATTGTTGAGCCATATTTGATACAACTTCCCATGGAATGTTTTTTCCTGGACGAGAAGCAAGACGCTGTTCTAACACAGCTGTTGGTGGAGTCTTCATAACAACTGCAATCTTGTAGTACTCTGGCAACATACGAATCTTTTTCGCACGAGTTGCAATAGTAGTACTGGTTTGATCCCAGATAATATCTTTCTTGTTAGCCTGACAGATCAATGCTTGGTTCGCCATCAATTTAACAGCGATGGGCATATACTCTTGGAATACTTCAGAGTAAGTTTTACCTTGCTCTTTAGCATATTCTTCGACAAATCTATCGGTGGATACAACTGGGATATCTTTAGCCCAGACTTGGTTCTTAATCCAAGTGGACTTACCAGATGCTGGCACTCCAACTAACACGTACAAGTAATTCATAAAATATCTTTATTCTTCCAGATTCGATAACAAAGTATCGGATGACGAACCAGTGTCCACAATATCAAAAATGGTGCAATGAAAATCGCACATATCATAATGAACTTTGGATTGTCCAGTATGGATGTGCGATGTGGGCAATCACGACCCTGCCTGCAGTTATCATTACAACATTTCATCTCAAGCTCCTTTAGGTATATTATACACTAAAGAATCTTGCAAGACAATCACTTATTTTGGGGCGTAAAGACTGGGTCGAGTGGTTCTACTTTTAGTTTATCAAACACTAATTGAAATTGCGGTACTGGTAGCGTATGCGGATCGACTTCTTGCTGGATATTGTAAGCAATAGTGATATGGGATTTGTAATCAGAATAGTCGCTGGTTGCGCCTTCTTGCGTTAGCTGAGAATTTAATCTAGTTGCATATGGGCAAACAACTCGCATTACCAAACATTTTCCATCGTGGTTTGTGGGGAATACTTCATAACCAGTAACCATTGCTTCGACTGGCAGAGAAGTGTTCATGTGTAAGTAATTCTCAGCTGATGGAACAGGTGTTCGAGAATAGATTACAGTGATATGATATGTAGATGGATCAACTCGCTCTGTCAATCCAAGATTCATTTCCACGTAGTGATCGAGAAGTTTTCTAGACTCCTCGCTCATTTCTAGGGATACGTATGTGCCATCTTTATGTTTGGCGTACTGTGTCAGTGATGCTAGTTTCATCGGTTACCTTTAAACCATTACTATGTTTGTCTCTATTTGCTTCTACGTCTTGTAGTTGTCTTTGTTCCTGAACCGTTAGTTCCTTTAACGTCTTTCTTGGGTTTGCGCACATCAGGCACTTTGGATTCCCGCAGTTTGCTGGGCTGTGCTTTGCGAACCGATGTGGTTGCTTTTCGTTTAGCCCCAACACTTGCTTTGCTATCTTTACTTGCTTCTTTACGTAGCTTTCCTTTTGGTGGATTCTCTTGCTGTGTTTTTCTTTGCTTTCTTGGTCCATTAGAGTTCTCCTTTTCATCAGCGTAATATTCATTGTACTTTTCTTCAGTCACTTCTTTATACGATATATGCTCAACGTAATCAAGTGATTCTGCGAATCGTAATTGCGATTTAAGATTATAGTTCCTACATGGGACTATATGAGTAAAGCCACCTTTCCACTTAAGAGTTATAAAATAATACATTACCAAGCAAATCCAAAGATGTAAGTTTGTTCTGATTTAAACAACATATCGATATTGTTTAGCACTTCCTCATAAGTATACACCGTTTTCTCTACTCGGTCAAGTTTAATATTAACTGCAATGATTTCTTTGGGTTGTAAGTCAGTGACCACCTTTTGCATATCAACATTATACCCATGTTGTAAGCAAGAGAATATCAAAACCTTTGACTTGTCTATTGATTTATTTTTACCAAGAACAAAGTCATCATAGTATGCACGAATCTCGCAGTCACGACCAATAGCACTCGCAGCTATCTGAGCAGAGGATGCAGTATCGACTATTCTCATATCGTCAAACGCAGAAGATAAGATTTTAGTCACAGCATCATCGTAGTGTGGACTTCCAGGTGTGAATGTTACTACTGTCTTGAATTGTTCTACAGCATGCACATTCTTAAGGATCTGCAGCATCTTAATGGTAGTTTGTATTGGATCACGACCAAGCCAGAGATAACCAAATGTGCCAATAATCTTATTCGCTCTGGTTAGTTCTTTCTGTTGGAATACAAAACCTCGCTCCAATAGAACTTCATATCCTGCTGGAGCGTTGTGTTGATCTAGTCTAGTTTTTGTACCAGATGTATCGTAGTCACAAAGAGTTAATCCAACCCAGTCATCATTACGTTCTAATTCATCTACGATATCGAGAAACTCTTGAGTGATTGCTTCTCTAGTGATTGGCAACCCAACCCTAATTATTTCATAGGTTGAGGTCTTTGAGGATGGGGTCATCTGGATGACTTTCTTTCATATTCTTAAGGAATGCTACCAAGTTTTCTAGAACAGTGAATCCTACCAGCTGTGGAAAGATAGCATGGATAAACATAGCGACTGACCAGAAGAGTAGTGTGGCAGAGAACTTCAGTGCCCACCACATGTGTAGAAAATAGAACCATTTACTCTCTGACAAGCGAGAGTATTTCTTTGCGTCATTCAGATGGTTTTTGTGGAGCATAGTCTTTGTCGAAGTAGTATAAAATAACTGCAGTAGCGTAACAAGCTGGTTTCTGTTTACCTTGGATCTGCAGTACTTGATCCCACCAAATCTTTACACCATTGTTTTTTGTTGGATCATTCTCATCTGCTATCCACTCCCACTTTTTGACACCAACAACCGCACGCACTTTTGAGTCGACTGGTACTGGATTAGTGAAGCGCACATAGTCTAATCCGTAGTTGATAACAAGTTTGGTGAAACGAAGATTCACTGCCTTTCCGAGTAGTGAACCAAACATAGCCAATGAATAGTATCCATGAGCAATAGTTCTATCAAATGGATCTTCACCAAACCCATGGGAGATTAGGCTAAGTCTATTTTTTACCTCTGATTCATCGGCAGTATGAATCCACTGCGTGTCACCAGTTGCTTCTGCAAAATGAACAATCTTTGGCTTGTCGATTAAGAAATAGTTACTAACCCATTTACGACCAGATTTCATATGAGAATCTAGTTCTTCTGGTGTTTCGATAACATAAACTCTATCACGATGGTTATCTTTGATTTCTGAATAATCAGGCATAATTCTTCTCACAATAAAAGGTTACAAACCCATACTTACTATTGACTATCTGGATGTCACTAAACCCAACTTCTTTCAATGTATCTAGATACCACTGCACAGGTAACAAATTCATATATCCCTGCAGCTTCTTTTCTTTTTCGTATATGTATTCATCTGTGACTCCATGAGATCTCTTGAAGTCATAGTACATCTCTTTTATAATATCTGATTGGGGTGTTTTATCTGTTAAAACAAACACGCCACCAGAGTTAAGATTATCATATACATCTTGTATGTATTTCTTTCTCTCATTCACAAAGTGTAGAGTCCAGTTAGCCATTACAAAATCAACTGGCATAATAGGAAACGATTCACTGAAAATGATACGATCTCTATGCAATGAGTTACTCATCATCGCTTCACTGGATTCTACTCCGTATACATTATCGTATCCTTTAGTTAGGAATGACTCTACAGTATAACCTAATGCAGACCCAACATCAACAATAACTGAATGTTTACCAAACTTACTATCGGCTATCTGTTGACACATTTCAATAACTCGATGATAATCTGGGATATTAGAGTTAGCTTCCTCTTGGAATCTAGAAGCAACATTATCATCAAACTTCCAAGTTTCACCCTTAATAATTTTAGAGTGAGACATACCAACATAAGCAGTATTTCTACTATGAACATTATTCAAAATGTTATATTGTAAAGATTTTTTAATTTTTCTTCTGGTTCTTTTGTAACGAACCATATAACGGTTCGGTTTGCTTTTGAGAGGACTGACAGCGGTAATATCATCATTATATGCATCATGACTATTTTCAATCTTCTCGGGGAATATTCTTTGTCCATATATCTCGAAGTTATTCTCTTCCATTATTGAACGAAGTGCATTATATCCAACTAAAGCTGTCCATCCTTGATATGGTGAATTGATATCATCAGAGACCATATTAAAAATTTTAAACTGAATAGATGGAACACCATTAGATTCATCAGCTTCTAATGTTTCTATAATAACAACCTCATTGGCAGAGTTACATACACTCTCAACAAAAGATATAGGATTAGAATAACAGTGCATAACACCAGATACTACAATAATATCATATTTCTGGCTTGGTGTTTTTTGTAAGAATGCCAGTACATCTTCTTGTTCAATGCTAAATTGTTCGTCACTCCAGTATTTTGATAGAAGTTCTTTAGACTTATCACAAAATAATTTTTGGATGTCTACGCCAGTATAATGTTTAGCTCCGTTTGCCAAACACCACTGACCAAATGCACCATAGCAATGACCAAGATCAAGAACAGTTTTATCCTTGATCAACCAAGAAGGTAGAAGAGCTTGACATCTTTTACTTAATGATTCAGAGGTGACTCTGGTTAATGGTCTATCCTTTCTAATATCAGAATCAACAAACTCTTTATATTGATCAAAAAACATCATAACTCGATACTTCCCATATTGTAGAGTAACTCTTCATTCTTAGCCAACTCCTTGATAAAGTCAGCATGCTTCCAATGAATGTTAGAGATAATGGCAAGGCGATAATCGTAACGAGAACAGTTGTAGTCAGTAGGTTCAACAAAGTGAGTTACATAACCTGGATGTACAACCATCAGACCACGCTCAACAGCGACACGTTTGAATGGTGTGAACTGGTTGTGCCAAAGAACACCACCACGTGGATCCATTAGCATTAGGTTACCAGCATTACGTTTTGGTACATCGATATAGATGATACCAACACCAAGCGTTTGTGCATGCTTGTGTGGAGAGATTCGATAGATCGAGTTTTGTTTTACTTCACGGAAGTATCCCTTACTACCGTACAGTGGTGGTAATGGCATCTCAGTTAGTGGGCGATAATACTTGTCTGTCAACTCAACCATCTTGTCCTTGACAGCAATCATAGTATCAGGTAGGTCTGGTAATTCCCAGACATTGGTCTGGTTCAAAGTTCCAGGTGCTCCAGGTTTTAGAAGATACTTAACGTCTTCGCATAACTTATCCAAGAATTCATCGTCAAATGGTTTGGCAGTAATGATAGGTGTGTGCCACAGATTGTGCACTTCATCCACAACTTCTTCGTTGTGTTCTAGATACGTGATTTTCTTTTCCATATTATTCCTTATATCGTAAGACCAATGAAAGTCTAATTCCCTTTGTCACAACTTTTACTGAGTGTGTGTAGTTAACAGAGTCAGCACCAGCAGGGAATAAAACGAATGTCCCTTTCGGACACTTCAACTCTGTTTTCATTTTATTAAACACTAACTCTCCACCCTCATATTCGGATGGTTCATTCATAAACAAGATACCAGTCTGAACCCACTTGAAGTCACCATCGAACCCATACTTGTCGATGTGCGGGAACATCAGTGAGTTGACATTATAAGTTAAAAACTCTATGTTACTAATGTTACCATATTTCTTTGCCTCTTTATGTATTGGAGGATAGACAATCCCGTTAACAGTTTTAATGTTTTGTTGGTGTGGGAAGTCAGTAGCTTTGCTAGTATCAATAGAAGATATCAGTCTATCAATCGTTTCTGAAGAAACAAAATCAGGTATTATCTTTATCATCAATCAAATCCTTGTACTTTTCATAACACTGGCTATATGTATAAACCTTTGACATGTCTATCAAAAAACCTACTCTACGTTTTGTCACATTAGTTACAGCATGAATACTTTGATGGTCAAACATATACCAACATCCTTTATCCATATGTATCGAGTAAACTTCTTCTACTTCGTCTGGGTGATATGTAGTTTCCAGAATGGGATTTAAATCAGATTTGTAGAATCTAGTGATAGCATTCTGATCTTCTGTCATCATATAGTAGAATGATACCTTACGGCTACCATCATCGTGAATGAATGTATTCTTAGTATCAATAACCTGCACAACAAAGTCAATTGCTTCTGGTAGTTCAATAGGAACATAACTACGCAATTCATCTGTTAATTGTGGTTGTAGACGAATAGCCTTATGTGTAGGAATGTAATCAAATCCATATAGTTTCTGAACTGCATCGATCTCTGCTACTGTTCTGGTCATCCCTCTACGTTTAGCAGATTCTTTCTTGGCCAACAAAGTATTATTACTGTTCTTAAAATTGGCACTATCCTCCGACATAATCAACAGTCTGGATTCTACCTCAGGTGGTAGTGGTGGTAGATTTAATTTTATAATAGGATTCATCGTTTGGGTAAGTCGTAAATTTCTCTTGCTTCATCATATGTAGCAATCTCACCACCAAGATCTTTTACAATCCTGACTGCTTTCTGAACTAGCTGTGCATTAGTTTCTGCCAGTACACCCTTCTCTAGATATACATTGTCTTCAATACCAACACGAACGTGACCACCGTACAACCAAGTAGTGGCAACCATTGGCATCTCTTCCTTACCGATACCGAATGCAGACCACAGAGCATCGTCGGGTAGCATACTGTGGTAGTAGTGAATAGCTTCTGGCGTTGGCATAATGCCATACTTAACACCAGTAGCAAATTGCCACAATGGTTTACCAGTAGTGAATACACCCTCACGCTCCATCTCTCTAGCAAGAAAGAAATCACCAGAACCAAAGATTTCTAACTCTGGCTTAGTGCCAACAGATTGCACCAGACGTAGCATCTCTTTGACCACATACGGCATATTCATACGAATACGTTTTTGATCACTCTCATTCATCGTGTTAAAATCAATAGAGCAGATGTCTGGTTTGACCTGTAGAATATGGCTCACACGACGACCAGCTGGAAGCATAGTCGATTCTGGACGACCAGTAATTAAGCGTGTATTGTCTGGAATAAACTTAGCACCTGGACCAGTAGTTAGGTTGATGATTAGTTTATCGTTCTGTTTACGAATAAGATCAACAGTTTCTCTATATTTGTCTAAGCTAATGCTTGGCTTACCATCATCCTCTCTAACGTGGATGTGGACTACTGCAGCGCCAGCTTCGGCTGCTTCTAGAGATGCAGTTGCAATTTGTTCTGGAGTGCAGGGTAAGTATGGTGTGTTCTCTTTGGTGGTAACTCCACCAGTAACAGCACATGTAAGAACAGTCTTTTGTTTACGGGTAATCATTGTAAATTTCTCCCACCATCGACGATAACATCAACGCCAGTGGCAAATCGGATTTTAGTTAGATATGCTTCGATGGCGTTGGCGATATCTTCTGTGTTGGATCCTCTCTTCAGAGGTAGTTTCATTCCACGTTTGATTTTATCATCTCTGCTCCAACCAGAAAAGTCAGAATCCATAACAAGAGGTGGTGAAATAGAAAGAACACGAACCTTCGGTGCCAATGCTCTCGCCCAATCCTTTGTTAGTGAATTGATAGCAGACTTGGTTGCTGAATACATAACATTGCTACCATATCCTGCTCCATTGGCAGAAGCAGAGGAGATGTTAATGATCGTTCCGTAGTTGCTCTGGCGTAGCAGAGGTAGGAATGCTCTTGTGGTAGTGTAGACTGATTTAAGATTCACGTTTAACATTTTATCGATGTCATCATCAGATAAACCAGCTAGGTCGTGGTGTGGTACTGCTTTAGTCCAACCAGCGTTGTTGATCAAGATATCACATTGTGTAATTTTAGACACAATTTGTTGTATTAAATCGGTATCCGTAACATCTGCGATAAACAGTGTACCCTCGACTTCTTCAGATGCATAAAACTTTCTGACTTCTTCGCTATCTGTTCTTGCGATTCCAGTTATATTGGCACCAAGACCACGAAGACGTTTTGCTGCTGCTCTGGCGATTGCTCCATTCGCTCCAGTAATAACGACTGTCTGCCCAATTAAAGAATGTAGCTGTTCAAACATAATGTTCCTTATAATGTTGTTTGAGTTTCACTTTATCAATTTTACCACTACCGATAGTAGGCATCGTTTCAAGGAAGATAACCTTACGTGGGTGCTTATATGCAGCGGTCTTAGATAGTATATAGTTCTTGACATCTTGTTCAGTTAATCCATCTGCAACCACGAATGCCACAGGTAGGAATTGTTTCAACTCATCTTCAACTGCAATAACAGCAGCCATCGATATTTGTGGATGCGACTCTAATAAGTTTTCTATCTCAGATGGGTATACGATATTACCACCAGACTTAAACATCTCGTCTGATCTACCCAAACAGTAGTAGAATCCATCTGCATCTACTTCAAATAAGTCACCAGTTATATAGAAACCATCTTCGGTGAATCTGCTGTCGAATAACTCTTTCTTATTTTTATAGTCTGCCATAATGGATGGCGTCTTAATCTGCAGAACACCATCAACGATCCTATACTCGATACCCTTTAGTGGATACCCAACACTCGTTAATGGAGATTTTTTCTTTTGTGGGTGTTGCCCAAACATCCCTGGACCAGTTTCAGTAGTTCCATATGTGATTAAGATTGATGCACGTGGAAAATGTTTCTTTATTTTATTGATTGTGGATTCTGTCGTGATAGAACTACCGATGCGGATAGATTTAACAGAACTAACATCTGTATTAACTACAGCTGGATTGTTAGCCACCAGAGCCATCGTGGTTGTGATAGTTGCAATAACATTAACCTTATGTTCTTCTATCGCTTTAAGAGCAATCGAAGAATCAAACTTAGACAATGTAACGATCACGTTACCTTTCTTTATCTGAATCTCAAAACCAGCCAATCCATTAAGATGATATAGTGGTGTGATGATTAGAGTCTTAACTTTTCTGAATTTATCTACAGGATTTTCTTCCTGTGAGTGTCTATCAATAGACCAATAATGCTGACCATGAGAGTAAACAACACCCTTTGGAATACCAGTTGAACCCGATGTATACATGCAGACCGCATGTGCTGAACTTTCCAGCTGGAGAGTATCGAACTCTCCTACATCGTAGAAAAGTTCTAACTCATTCATCTTGATTGTTGGTATGCTGAATTGTCTTTCATCTTCAGAAAATAGAATCTTAGAGCCACTATCAGTGAGCACATACTCAATCTCTGTGCTGCTCATTTTGTTATTGACGAGCACAGCAACGATGCCAGCTTTAAGAGCACCATAATAAGCGACAGCATATTCGAAACTGTTGTTTGATAAGATAGCAATAGAATCACCCTGCACCAATCCTCTCTTTAAAAGAGAACGAGCAAACCAGCTAGAATGTTCATCTAAATTTATGTAGGTATACTTCTTTGATACGCCATCTTTATCAACACATATCAGAAACAGACTATTTGCTAGTTTTTTGTCGATAACGTTAGCAAGATTCATAATCATCAATTACCGTAGTAGAAAGATATTGGAGAACTTCTTCGAAAGGTACATCAATACTCATACTGAATATGATTCTATCTTCTGTAGTATCATTTATAACGCAGTGTTCTTTAGTCACATTAAGCAAAGTTGGTTTGTATAAAGTGTAATCAATCTTCGTTAGATTATATGTTATGGATTTAGAACCAGCTGATGAATTGATATTTTCTCTATAGAACGCTTTACCACAGTTATTCTGAAGAAGCCAGTTCAACGAACATTGTCTCCCCATATCAGTATGCCAGTCGTAATAAGACATTGGTGTGTTCTTCATATACAACCCACCACGAACACCGAATTTATCTTGCATCATCTTAACAAATTTTGTATTGTTAAATGAAGAGAATGCACGCAGTTGATCTGGACTATACATCTGCGTATATTTCGCAGTGTATGCTTCTTTGATATACTTTTCTGGGAATGGTGGTAAGTTTAATATTTGGAAGAACATCACATTCGATTGTACAAAAAAGAAAACACACGATCCGTTTTATGAATCGTGTGTTGATCGCCATTATTTATTTTACTATTATGTACCATAATGTTTGGAGCGGGCAAAGAGACTCGAACTCTCGACATCTTCCTTGGCAAGGAAGTGCTCTACCAACTGAGCTATACCCGCATATTTTTATTTATCTCTACGTTTTCGTATTCTGAACACTACAGCATAACGCATCTTGTCCGCCCATGGTGCTACTGGTCTAGTAGTGTGTAATGTTCTACCATCATAAAGAATAACTCTTCCAGGTTTTGGAGAAATAATTTCAAATGGTTCTCCAACACCAAATCCTCTTGATTGACCATAACCTCTTTGAAATTGCTGTTTGTCACCAGTGGTTTCATCATCAGAATAAAAGATATTCTCACCCATCCAAGTAGGATACCAAGTTGGATTGGCAATATACAATAACGTATAGTGTGTTTCTTCTTGAAGATCAATTGTATCTCTATGAATACCGTGAGAACGTTTGATCGTTTCTTCTGGTTGCGCATTCACATAGCACATAGAATAGTTAGGTTTTAGATTGGGGTCAGCTATACCTTCTACATCCCCATCAATAAAAAATTTATTTCCAAAGTGGGAATTGATCTGCTCCCAGAGTTCTAATATGACTGGATGCCCTTCACCACGCATACCAAACACGCATCTGTGCATATACTGGTTGTTCACAGAAGGAACAGAGTCGTCAAGATACTCTTTTTTATTATCGATAGGTTTATAGTAGATTACAGATCCAACTTTAGGATATGATACATTTTTCCTAGTTGCGTGGAATGTCTGGTTTTGAATATAGTCCCAGACTCTCCACTGGAGGTCTTCATCTATTATATTGTCGAACTTTTCTACACTGTATGTTTTCATATATGTATTTATACCATAATGAAACACACTAACGACATGGGCAATTGGATCTCCCTGTCTAACTGAACCAACTTCAGCAATGTGCTTCATTATAGTGACTGGTGATTACGCACACCAGTCAATGCGTCCCGTCCTAGTTAGACTAGGTTGTAACGATCAGACATAACCGCCTTCAACATGATAGCTTCTGGGGTGAAGTTATCAGTGTCGCCACCAAGTACGGATACCATGATGGCTGGCGAGAAACCAGACACAAGGGCTACGCCACGAGTGTCATACTTGACTGGCACGTTGTCGTGCGCATTCAAGTTCCAGAACACGATCTTTGGGAGATCGTATCCAGCGTCAGTGAACTTGCGTTCGATCATCTTCATTGCTGAGTCATCGAAACGAGCGCAAGCATCAAACTGCATGTCTGACATGATCAGAAGAACTTCTGGCATTTCTTCTTGTGGTACGTTACCTTCCTTGGCAACACGAAGGATCTTGTCCATCGCCTTGATCAAGTCAGTATTCATACCCCAGTTAGAAGTTACCATTTGTTGTACCTTCTTAACGATGTCACCCTTTAGGTGCAACAGTTCTGGAGAACCAGAGAAAGTCAAGAACGTATCCTTGAACTTACCCTTGTTCTTGTCTGCACAGTACAGACCAAGAGAAACTGCAACATCCAAGCAAGTAGTTTGTGAAGTAGACTTCACACCACCAGCCTTACAAGTCATGGAACCAGAAACGTCCACCAATGGCAACACGTTAGCGTCACCGATGAAATTTTCCATAGCGTCCCATTGTGCTTGCAACGCACCCAACTCAGTAGAGTTGTAGTTCTTGCTGTAAGCACCGATAACACCCTTCAACACATCATATGGGTACACAGCACCAGCGTTGATCTTCACTTGGATAGTGCGATCCTTAGGATCCTTGACCAACTCTGCAACGTACTTAGCGTACTCTTGAGTGTTACGGAAAAATGCCTTCTTATAACGAGCATGTGCCACAGAAGGTACGTGAGAGAAGTTGATTTCATCCCAGTTCTTAGCGCACATTTCTTGTTCAACGACCTTAGTCAATTCAACAAGAGACTTACGATAGAACTTTGGAGTCATACCGAAGAAATTACGAATTTCAACAGCCAACTCACCCTTACGTGGAGTCCACTTAGCAGCCAGACCATTCTTTGCACGCAGGGCATCGCCCAGCATAGAGAATGCTTGGAACTTCAGCTTGTCGTTCTTCACGACAAAGATGTCATCCCAACGACCGATCTCTGGAACCTTCATCAACAGCTGTGCAGCTGCATCTGGGTCATGCTTATCCAAGTAAGCAAGAATTTGACGGAACAATTCACGTTCGCCAGCACCACCACGAGCATCACGAACCCATTGGGCGATACGCAATGCGATGTCTTTGTTTTCTACATAAGCAGCAACAAAGTCCTTAGTGATGTCTTTACCACGTGAAGCACCGATTTTGAAAAACAGGTCTACGCATGCAGATGCAGTAGACTTGCGAGCCACCATACCATTAGTAGTACGAGTGGATTGATTTTGAACCGCAGAAACGAAAGTGTTCATATGACACTCCTTTACAAATAACAGGCAATAAAAGCCTAAATCAAAACAACAGGATAGTTTCCTTCTTTTTGTTTCCAGTGAGAAATCGAAACTCACCTTGAGAGAACCGTCACACGATAACCACCTTCAAAGCCCATACAGGCTCCAGTAGTTATCACAGTTCTTTCAGTTCTAAGTGGTGGCATGGAGCCACCAAATAAATTGTTTGCTGAACCTATCCTAACTAAAACACAATTATACATCAAATATAATTGCAAGTCAACGGGATGATCGGGCTAATCGAGTAGTTTTACTTGAAAACATCGTGCCCCTGTCAAGGTGAACCCCACGAAAAATCATCCGAATTCTCATCGGCTTATCCTGTGTGACAGGCACTAGGTACGCATTCGGGCGTAACTATCTGACTCCTAATAGGGGTCACAAGGCATAAGAGCATGCAATAGTCTTTACCAACCTAGCCCACAAAATTGACACCTTACGATGTTTCCTCCTGTAGTGGGCTACTCTTAAGTCAGTAGTTTTTGAACTGCTGAATTCATCCCAACACAAACATTATTATACATCAAAACTTCTTACAAGTCAACACTTATTTCAAGAAATTTTAGGGAAAAAAGAGCAGTGACTAGCACTGCTCGAACACCTTTCGGTGGAGTCCTGACGGAAGTCAGGTCTTTTATTTATAAAGAAAATCTGTCCAACATCGTCTAAATTTCTCCAATTCAGATAAAAAATTTTCACGTGAAGCAATAAAACTTGCATATCCTTGTCCTTGGATATTCGTGGCGCATTCTGCCATATTCTCAGCCAAATCTTTTAGATTCTGAGTGTCCTTACTAACTTCTTCAGCTAGTTGTCGATTTAGATCGTTATGTTGTTTAAGTAGATTTTCAAAACACATTATATTCCTTATGTCATTGGATATTCCTATTAAGTATTGAAATCATTATCAATACGAGAAGTATCTTACCAGATAATTATAATAACGTCAACCTATGATATACCACTCGTTGTTATTACGGATCAAAGTAATATAACCATGAGAAACATTAATTGACGCATCACTGTAACCATCTATTTTGGATCCATCTGTTGTTGCAATATTTACTTTGCGACTACCAAGTGGTGGTCTCATTTCTGCTTTGACGACAATGATTTTTCCATCTGCTGCAGCTGCTGGTAGATAGACTGTAACTGGTTTCTCACTAGAGACTCCAATGTAGAATTCATCAGCTGTTGAATAGTAGGTTGTGGTTGCGGTTGTTGTTCTGACGGATCTTGAATTTCTTCTGGTGAATTTGACATTTAGTTTTCCTTTGATTTTATTCCATAAAGTATTCATCTCGTTTTCTCCATCTTCGCCCATGACGCACAATAATAATCATCTCTGACTTTTGCATTCCACCACCAGCAATATCCATTATCATATCGTTGACAATTTTTACATCGTTTACCGATAGTTCTTGGATCTCCTGTTTCATAAGTACTTGCGAGACGATAAGAAGGTGGAAGAGATTCTGGTATTTTAGTTCCATCTGGGTAGTTCATATTTTATCCTTAAATAAGATTCCAGCGTGTTCCATCGAACACTGCAATCAGACTACCATTACCACCAAGAGTTTTATCTCCTGATTGATCTAGATTCTGACCAGTGCCCTTTACTGTTATGTTGCCTGATGTTGCTTGATTCTTCACAACATAAACCTTACCAACTACACCAGCTGGAAATGTTATGGTGATACCACCAGATGTTGCTCCGATGTAATAATCATTGGCAGTAGCTGTGTAGTTCGTTGATGTAAGTTTAACATTGATCAGCGAACTACCGCTACCAGTTGCCGATAGTACACCCGCAGGTGTGATTGCTAGTCCAGATCCAACCTGAACAATTCCAAGTGTTGATGTTGTTGCTATGTTAACATCATAACCTACTTGAATTATGCCAGCTGGAGCAACAGGGACTGGCGCAGGATTCTGCGTCATTCCCCTACCAGCAATAGTGACATTGGGTTGTCTGCTGTAAGCCATATTAGATAATCAACCACTCAGTGCCATTATAGACAAAAGTTAATGCGCCATAAGGTGCACTAATAGTTGCAGTGGCTGCACCATCAATAGTACCAGCAGCTGGTGTGATAGTGATTGGAGTAGCTACTGATGCTAAACCAAGACCATCTTTGATAGTAAATTCTTGACCAAGCACACCAGCAGGTAATGTAACAGCAACTGCTACTGGACCTGGAACAGCAACGTCAATTACGTTATCAGTTGCAGCCACTACTGTAATTGGAGTTGCAACTGCAGTTCTGATATCTACAAAACCGCCACCGCTGGCGCTGATTGTGATTGTATTGGCACCAGTGCCTGTTGTTGGTGTTACTGTGATACCTGATCCAGCTAGAATCGACGTAGGATTATTTGAGTAAGACATTTAGGTTTCCTTTTATTATTGTTATAAACCAATGGGAGTGTGATGTGTGTGTCATTTTTTAACAAATTGAGAAATCATCACACCAAGAGAGACTGCAGAGGAAAGCAAAGAAAGCAATACCGCTGTTACTGTTTTGAGAATATGCGAGCGTAACTCGTGTTCTCTTTGTTCGATTTTATTCTGTCTTTGTTCGATTTCATCCATACGATTATTGATGGATATTTCTCTTTGACGACAGAGCACCACATGAGCAGCAAGATTTTCACCCTCTACAGATTCAGGTGTTTCGACTTTCGTTTTGGTAAAAATAAGCATTATACAATACTCCACTCAACGCCATTAAAAATTAACTGTATATTGCCATAGGGGGAATTGATGGTAGCACTTGATCCATCGACTAATTGCCCACCAGTTCCCTGAATAGTAATATTGTTTGTATCAGCATCGCCAGAACAATCTTTAATCATATAAACAGTTCCAAGTATACCTGTTGGTAATGTAATTGTTACTGCATTAGTTGCTGTATCTACACACAACATGTAGTCAGTAGCAAGAGCAGTATATGTTGGGGTTGTGACATCAGTCACAGTGACAGGGCTTGGATTTCCACCGATAATTTGAGTTCCAGAACCGATATTGATGGTATCATTATCGTTAATGACTTGTTGTGGAGATCCTGATTGTGCAGGAGCGAATGCCTCTAATGGTGGCATCAGCGCTGCCCAATAAGGACTAATTCTTTGATATTGATACATACATTCTCCTTAAAAGAAAACCCACCCCTTGTGGGGATGGGCTTTGCTTCAATTAACGAATGTTAGTATTCGTTGGAGTGTTAGTTGCAGTTTGTGTACCGCTACCAACATTAATTGCAGAGTTGGTGTCACGAATGGACTGACCAAGATTCCACAATGCGCCATATAGCTGGCCATACTGCGCTTGTTGTTGCTGCTGCTGTTGCATTTGGTTAATGTTGTTAGTTGTAGTAACTTCAATACCACGTGCACGCTCTGCATTCTCGAAACGATTCTGTAGAGCGATAACTGCTGCGTTAGCATCAGACAACTGACGATTCAATGCAGCTTCATACTGAGCAACTAGCAATGCACGAGTTTTTTCGCCATCGGCAGAGATGTCTTTAGACAACTCATATCGATTTTCCATTGTAGTCTGTGACAGACCACTGATCTGCTGAGCAAGAACCATAGCCATTGCATTCACAGTATCCTTTACGCCATCAACACGATTAGCAATAGATGCTGTAGTGTTGTTTAGTTGGCTAGTGATACCAATAGTTTGAGTCGCTTGGCTTGCTTCCATTGCTGCTGTACCAACGGCAACTGCTTTGTCAACAGCACCGATAGATTGCATCAAGGACATATTAGCTGCAACTTGTTCTGGTGGAGAACGTAGTGCCGCACCACCTGCTGCACCGTTACCATCGCCACCGAAAAGATTACCATTATTACGTAGTAGTGATCCTAAGATAAGACCACCAATTAGACCACCTCCGCCACCGAACAGACCATCGTTGCCTGCACCGCTCATGATCATACCACTTGGTTGTAGAATTTCTGCCATTTTAATTTCCTTTTTTATTGTTGTTATTGAAATTTCAAAGTGAGTTACGCCCTCACCAGCGATCTGGTTTTACCCAAAATTCTTTAGATTATCTTGCTGCTGCAGTAACAACAGCATCGGCTGCTGCTGGTGTACCTTCTGTAATCGGCACGATGTGATCTGCAGTAGTTAATGAATCTCCGTCGATTTCTTCGCTAATTTTGATAGTTCTATCAATCATTAGGTCGATGTGTTCAGCAGACATACTGTCTAGACTTGCATAGTCCAACAGTTTGTCCAATAATGAATGTTCAATGGAGATTGTCCCATACTCATGGGTTTGTTCTGTGATTGTTTTGACACGCTTGCGCATAGGGATTTCCTCTTTGTTTTTATTATTATTGGGAATGGTTCGTCTGTGCGAACCTAATTCTATTTAGACAAAAAAATACCCCAGAACGTTAAATTCTGGGGTATTTGTCAAAAATTTTTAGAGTTTTGACCACTCTTTAATGACAGTAGCATCAATCTTTCTTTGCGCACCTTTACCGTACTTTGTAACCATAGAGACGATACGAGGAACAATGTAAAGTTGGAACATTACGTCATCCTTACGTTTCTTCTCCACATAACTGTATGGTTTACCAGCGAGATATGCTCTTGCTAGTTCAGTGGCTCGAGATTCATTTCGCACATTCCATTTACGATGGTTAACCAGATCATTTAATTTATAGATCAGGTTAGCATCAGTACCTTTCGTGTACTTAATTTGTCCCTTTAGTTTTCGCTCCTCATGCTTAATAATTTTAGGCTCGAGGGCTAGATGTTTTGCTTTAATTTTTAGTTCGATACACATTTGTAATTCTCCTTGTTTAAAATAAATGAATACATTAATCAAAGAGAATTCTTACGGTGGTCGAATCTATGCTGAGAGTTTCTCCATAGCATGTCCTTTCATAAAATAAGTCATTGGTGCGTCTGACAGGAATCGAACCTGCTACACAGCGGTTTAGAATCGCCTACTCATCCATCGAGCTTCAAACGCATTATATTTATGCAGCTTTACGGTTACTCATGATGTGCTTCAATCTGTCAGCACAGTAAGATGCAGCGAATGCGTTTGGCTTAACCAAAGGAATTACGTTACACATACCACGAATGTAACCAGTTGCTTCGTTGATAACACAAGAGCTACCATGCATTTCATTTGGGTTGATATCTAAGTGGACTTCCACTTCTCTGTCTTCCAAAACGTCATGTAGCTTTTGATACAACTCTGCAATCTTGTATACTTCGTTCATCAAACGCATACGTGGACGATTCTTCTTTTGATCGTAGTCACGTTCACGTTGAACCTCACCGAAAATCTTACAACCATGTTTACCATCAATGTGAACAACAATTGCAAGGGTGTAATCTGCGTACCATTCATTACCAATTGGGAATCGTTCAGAGTCCCCACCGATATAGATTTTTGTTTCTGGAGATTGAGCCTCGATGAAAGCCTTTACTTCTTCGATGTCAATACGCTTCATAATACACCTTCGCTTTCTTTGTTACAAAAATGGAGCGGGTAGGGAGAGTCGAACTCCACTCAGCGCAGCTTGGAAGGCTGGCGTCCCACCTTAGGCTTACCCGCATAATTTGGTGCCCACAGTCGGATTCGAACTGACCACCTACGCATTACTAGTGCGTTGCTCTACCAAATGAGCTATGTGGGCTTGGTATTAGTTATCTACAACTGCTACGATAAATTCTTCGTCAATGATAACACGTTGTGCGTCACCAACTTTAACAACAGAACCTTTGGTCCATTCGAGATAAACAACATCTCCAACTTTGACCTCTGTAACATCTGGTCCAATGGCTAGCACAGTACCTTTCTTAGAGTCACGTACTGAGTTAGCACCATCAAGAATAATTCCTGACGTTGTTTTAGATTCTGATACATTCTCTGCAATCAAAACCTTTTTCTTCATTGGTTTAATAATCATAACATCCTTAATTTAATGGTGGAGGATAGCGGAATCGAACCGCTGACTCAAGCGTGCAAGGCTAGTGTTTTCCCAATTAGACTAATCCCCCGATTTATCATCTTTCACTTCGACTTCCTTAGGCTCTTCCTTTGGAACGTCACGTTGGAAAATAGCATCCCAACGTTTAGTATATTCGTCATGCGCTACGCTAAATGGTCGTGGCGCTGAACCTTTGCCACCATCACTCATCGTCCTTGTCCTCTATATTTCTTCTTGGACTTTTTAGATTTGTTGAGTGTGCTAGACTTACTACCATTCTGGCAAGTTCTTTTTACAACTCTTTGACGTTTATTACCTTTTCCCATAACTGTTCTCTATAAAAATTTGGCTCCCCAGCGTGGGATCGAACCACGGACACCTTGATTAACAGTCAAGTGCAACTACCGCTGTGCTACTAGGGAATAAAATGGTGCGGATGGTGAGACTCGAACTCACAAAATTTGGCTTCTAAGACCAACACGTATACCAATTCCATCACATCCGCATAATACTACTTATGGTCCGTGTAGCAGGATTCGAACCTGCGACCCTCTGGTCCCAAACCAGATGCGCTACCAGACTGCGCTACACACGGATAAATTTGGTGCCCCATGACAGAATCGAACTGCCGTAACCTGATTACAAAACAGGTGTAATGCCATTATACTAATAGGGCGAAATACAACAGGATATCTTTTTGCGTTTTTCAATTACAAGTTGAATGCTTTTTTGTTTGCTGCAAATATCCTAAAACTGGTTGCGGAGTGCTGGAATCGAACCAACTACCTTCAGCTTATGAGACTGACGGGATAACCATTTCCCTAACCCGCAATAACTGGTACCTCGTTGGAGAATCGAACTCCCGTATGCACCGTGTAAGGATGCCGTTCTACCATTAAACTACCGAGGCGTTTTTTATTTATGGCGACTCGTGGGAGGATCGAACTCCCGTGATCGGATAGACAATCCGACGTAATAACCATTATACGAACGAGCCAAATTTTGGTGGAGGCAGCTGGAGTCGAACCAGCATTGTTTACCACGAGGGAACGGATTTACAGTCCGCTGCAGAACACGCCATATCTACAATGCCTCCAAAATTTCCATTAGTAGTATCGTTTCGTTATGGACAACAATAACCCTATTGTCGTTTGCTTTTATCGCCCAAACCTTATACAAGGACAGTGGCCACTGTTTACCTTGATTTCCTTTGGCGCAACTGTGTATAACTTCAATCTAGAATCCATTACATTGACAGTGCATTATGCAGGTGAACACTGCATTTTTCCAAAACGATACTACTAATGGTACTCGGTACGAGAGTCGAACTCGTCTTCTCAGGTTGAAAACCTGATGTCCTAACCGATAGACGAACCGAGTAAAGTGGCAGTTTTGTGGATGACTGCCAACCTCTAAATTCACCTCAGGCATCCGACTTCACGTAATGACTTAGAGAGGATTTTAGAACTAAGATAATCAACTAATGAGACTATATTATACACTAAATATGAATACATGTCAACAGGTTTTTTAGTAACCCTCAACTTTTGTAGGTTACTAAAGTTTTACTGGAGTAGGCGACAGGACTCGAACCTGCATACAAGTGGTTTGCAATCACTTCCCTAGCCATTCGGGACACGCCTACACAAAGAGGAAAAAGAATGTACATTCTTGAGATTATTAGAGTTAACAAAACAGAAAATTTATTTTTCGAAGACAGCGATGATTACAAAAATAATCTAGAAGGATTCGAAAAATTCCAGAAAGAATTTGATTTGAAGTATACAAATTTTTTCTACAAAGGTGTTCACAACATCTCAAAAACTCAAGACCGTTTGGAAAACGGATCTAGCAGACAAATACATCATCACAAATTTTTTAAAACTGCTGAACAAGTCAAACAATATTGGTACGACATTTTTGCCAACAACAATCAACTATTTGATTTTGACGAAAACAACCAGCGAGTATTAATACAATCTAGGGTTGACACCGTCAATGCTCTAAGAGTTAATTGGCAGATCGAACATTCTATCTTTACTGAAGCAAACATACTAGATTATAGTGGAAACTTCATAGAGTGTATTAACTCTTGTAATCAGAAAATCTGTATTAGATTCGGTGAGTGTACTCCAGATAAAAATTGTAAATCAATTCATCCTGACGCACAAATTTTCTCTGAAGAAAATGTTTCTTATCATCATATACCAATTTCATCAATTAAAAGAATTAGAAAATAATGGTCTCGCCTACAGGAATCGAACCCATATTCGTAGGGTAGAAGCCTACTGTATTATCCATTATACGAAAGCGAGAAATCTGGTGCGGATGGTGGGACTCGAACCCACAAAACTCGGATTTTAAGTCCGATACGTATACCAATTCCATCACATCCGCATAACCTTTATTATACATCAATTAGCGTTGCAAGTCAATGGTGGGCACTCCGAGATTCGAACTCGAACCGTATCAATTATGAGTTGACGGCACTACCATTATGCTAAATGCCCAAATCTGGTGCGGATGGCGAGACTCGAACTCGCAGAATCTTGATTTTGAGTCAAGCACGTATACCAATTCCATCACATCCGCATGGCTCCGTCTTGTTGAAAGTTTTATCTCGTCAGGGGAGAACCACAATCAACTATTTTAACTCGGGAGAACGGAAGCACCGAGATTAGTCGTCGACACAACACTGGCAGTGGGTAAGGGACTCGAACCCTTGGACCCGATTTCTCGAGTCTACAGTTTAGCAAACTGCTGCAATCGCCACTCTGCCAACCCACTATTAACGATTACCGTTTTTGAATCCCACAGTACCACCCTGCTCTTGAATCTTCTTCAAGACGTCCTCAAACAAGATGGGTCTGAAGTCTGTTTGCTCAACGCATACAGAGTAGTACTGTGGGTCAACTTTTGTAACACCATACTTGTCAGTAACCATAACACGGTTGCTGTGCAAGTGTCCATGGATGTTACAACCAAAACGATACAATTGCTGAGGATGAACAGGAATGTGACTCAACAACACTCCATTCATCACATGGTAACTGCGGATATCTCGGAAGAACGGAGTATAGTCTTCCAACCTAAAGATATCGTGGTTACCTTTAATCAAAACTTTATCACCGTTTAACCGATGTAAAGTAGATAAAGCCTTACGGTTGATCACTACATCACCTAAGTGGTAGACCTTGTCAGTTGGCTTTACAGTTTCATTCCACATCTTGATCATGGCTTCGTCCATTTCTTCTGGATTGTCCCATGGTCTCAATTTAGAACCGTCATCACGCAAGAACTTACACACACCAGCGTGACCAAAGTGTGTGTCACTTGTTAAAAATACGCTTGGCATAAGTTTCTCCATAAAATAATAAAAAGGTTTAGAGAGTTCCAACTATCTTTCTCAAGGACTCGTCGGAGTTGTCTCGATTGTGAGAGTTTAAACTACCTTGTGTTGCTACTGGTGTGTCATGCTCAAGAATAGGGCACTAGCGCACAAGGGACTCATCACATCGTCTATCTCTAAATTCTGGCGGAGAGCAGAGGAGTCGAACCCCATCCCATTTCTGAGAACCGTGTTTTCAAGGCACGTCGCAGGACCAACCCCGCTGCATTACTCTCCATATTTGGTGGAAGCGGTGAGATTCGAACTCACGGAGCCATTGCTGACTCGCTAGTTTTCTAGACTAGTTCCTTAAACCGCTCGGACACGCTTCCATTAAACAACAGGTTAGTTTGATTGCCACCGTGGCACATCATCCGAGTCTCTTTCGAGTTTTGGTGGATAATGCTGGAATCGAACCAGCTAATTTTATTTTTGCAGAACCTAACCTAAAACTTGGTGGATGTGGTAGGGATCGAACCTACCTATCTCGAAAGACCATGGGGTTACAGCCCACTAGAACGCCATTGTTCTATCACATCCATAACTTGGTACGCCCTGAGAGAATCAAACTCCCACTTCAACGTTCGTAGCGTTGTGTAATATTCATTTTACTAAGGGCGCATAAAATACAACAGGAAGGTTTTTGTCGCTAGACAACCAAAAAGTTTAGCTTTTTTATTTGCTGAACCCTTCCTAAAACTGGTGGAGACAACGGGATTCGAACCACGTACAAGAACTTTTACAGAGTTAGAGCTTTAGTATTGCGGAAACAATTCTACAGACAGAATTGATTTTTTGCTATGCTATGCTACCATTACATCATGTCTCCAAAATCTTAATGAAATATACTGCGCCATGCGAGCCCATCTGCATGCTTAGGCTTTTTGTCTTCTCGTTCCAGCTGGCTCTTACGACCGTGGCGTCACGCAATACACTTCATTAAGATGACATACAACTTATCACATTGTACTCCGCATGTCAGGGAGAGATTGAATTTGTAAGTAGTTGCGCCTCGCTCATTCGCAACCATTTCGCCCAGTATACGTTAGGGTTAGAGGTACGTAGTAATAGTCGTTACTTACTAGCTGCCATGTTGTCGGACTCGAACCGTTAGCTCACAAAGTTTTCGAGGCTTTGCTTTCTCAACATCTACACTTACAAAACTTGGCACCGTAGACGGGAATCAAACCCGCCACACTCCGATAGACAGTCGGTTATCACCATCAGGTGAACTCTACGGTATAAAATTGGCTCCGAGTATGAGAATCGAACTCATCTAACCATTGATTAACAGTCAAGCCCCTGCACCTTGCTTGGGTTTCTCGGAATAAAATTGGTGGAAGCCGTGGAAATCGAATCCATCTAGTCGCAGAAGTTGCAAGCCACTGCCGTGCCCCAGCACTGCCCCCATAAAACTTGGTCTCCGTAGAAGGAATCGAACCTTCGCCTCATGTCCCCAAAACACGAACGCTACCACTACGCTACACAGAGATAATTGGAGTCGCATACGGGTTACGATCCCGTCTGGTCACCTTGAAAGGGTGATGACCTCACCAGAAGTCTAATGCGACATAAAACAACAGGATTCGCTTTCTTTTCAAGATATAAGTTTGAATTTTAAATTTGCTGAAAGAATCCTAAAACTTGGTGGTGATGAGTAGAGTCGAACTACCACTTTGCTCCGTATGAAGGAGGTGCACTACCATTATGCTACATCACCATATTTGGCATCCCGCCAGGGACTCGAACCCCGACCAACAGTTTTGGAGACTGACATGCTGCCATTACACCAGCGAGATACATTTGGTTCCCTGTAGTGGTTACGATCCACTGTCGCTCGATTATCAGTCGAGTGCTCTACCATTGAGCTAACGGGGAATAATTTTGGTACCGAAGATTGGACTCGAACCAACCACACACAGATTTTCAGTCTGCTGCTCTACCTGATGAGCTACTTCGGCATACAATTTTCTTTGGGGAGTCGTACGAGAATCGAACTCGTGATAACGGAATCACAACCCGTGGTTTTGCCACTAAACTAACAACTCCATAAACCATATAGAAACACACTCGGGGATGTGCTGAAAGTATCCCTTGATGATCCTAAATCTTTATGTTTTAGAATGTGTTTTCATATGGTAGGGGCACAGAGAATCGAACTCTGATTAACTGGTTAAAAGCCAGCTACTTTAGCCGTTAAGTTATACCCCCATATGGTCCACTCGCTGAGATTCGAACTCAGACCTCGATGATTAAGAGTCATGTACGCTACCATTAACGCCACGAGTGGTTGTACGTATTGTTTTGATTTTACGTGCCAACTCAGACCATACGGGGGATCTGAGCGACACTAACGTTTAGCACGTTTCATTGTCGTTCTCCTTGAACATTGTTACCAAACAAAGGCACACTATCACGGCTACCACACCTTTCGATGTCCTGTGACCGCACTTCAGGTTACATAATGTGCTTTTGTTTGGCACCCGAGGTAGGAATCGAACCTACAATAACAGAGTCAAAGTCTGGTGTGTTACCACTACACTACTCGGGAACAAAAGAGTCACTAGCTACCAGCGAACCTTCGCTAGTGACTCATTAAAATGGTACGCAAATTTTTAAAGATCTTTCAGTAAGTCTTTCGACTAACTAAGGGATTGAATTCTACAGTAAAAAACTACGGAAGTCAACACCTTCAAAAATAACCCCACACGATGGTAGAGTATAAACAAAAAACCCTCTGGACTTTCGTCTCAGAGGGTTTTGGTAAGTAACCTTAATGGTATTCTAAGTCTTACTTGCCAAAACCCCCAGTATCATATTCAATCGCAAATGATGGGCGTGTGCTTGTCCAGCCGTTATTTACTAACGGTAGCTGTTTATGCATGCTGGATATACAAACGTTTTTCATAGTAGAAAGAATTATGTCCTAAAAAGTTGTTTTCGTCAAGTACTTTCTGCAGTAACCTTACATTCAGTAGGGTCTTTTCCTGCAGCTAGTAATCTATTTATAAGGAATTATGCCCCAAAAGTGGGAAAAAGTCAAGTATTTTAAAATATATTTTATACAGAGAACGAGCTTCCACATCCACAAGTTGTTTCAGCGTTTGGGTTTTGCACCCTGAATGACGACCCCATCAGATCTTCAATGTAGTCTACAGTCGCACCTTGCAAGTATTGCATGCTCATTGCATCAACAACAACTTTATCAAGAGTAAAGTCATCTTCGTTGGCTACATCATCAAACATAAATGCATAGGTGAAACCAGAACAACCACCACCTTGCACTGACATGCGCAAGAAGTTTTCTTGGTTCTCTGCTAACAAATCAGCGATTTTAGTTGTAGCGTTTTCTGTTACTGTAATCATACTCTGAAACTTTCTCCGCAACCACATCGGTCACGTTCGTTTGGGTTTTGAAAATCAAATCCTTCATTGAGTCCATTGCGAACCCAATCAACTGTCATACCATTTAAGTAGGCATCTGCTTTAGCGTCTACAAGCACAGAGAATTCTGGTTGAGCGTAGTTGGTAACACCAATTTCTATTTTGTGTTCATCGACATATTCTAGCGTATAAGCTAAGCCACTGCATCCTGTAGTTTTAACACCTAACCGAATGCCGACTCCCTTACCACGTTTCTCAAGCAGCTGCTTGATTTTCTGTTTTGCTGTGTCGGTTACGGTAATCATTTACAGCTGCCTTGATAGCATCTTCTGCTAGAATTGAACAGTGGATCTTAACTGGTGGGAGTGCTAGTTCTTCAGCGATTTGAGAGTTCTTAAGTTTATTAGCATCATCAATGTGCATACCCTTAACCATCTCAGTGACGAGACTGGAACTTGCGATTGCTGAACCGCATCCATATGTCTTGAAACGAGCATCTCTAATAATACCATTATCATCTACCTTAATTTGTAGCTTCATCACGTCACCGCAAGCTGGTGCTCCAACCATACCTGTGCCTACTCCCTCTTCGTCTTTGCCGAAGGATCCTACATTACGAGGGTTCTCGTAGTGATCGATAACTTTAGTTGAGTATGCCATATGGTATATTTAGTCAATAGACATTAGTGGAAAGACTTACACGTGCAGTATAAGACTTATTAGCCTCGACCGAGTGTAGTAAGCAAGCTGGAAAGAAAACAAGATTACCAACTAGTGGTCGGATTCTTTTATGTTTCACTCCAATGATTCCATCTTCATATTCCCACCCCCAGTTGGCACCACCACGTGGGTCTACCAATAGTAGATCTCCGCAATATGGAGGAGTGACAAGATAGTAAGTACAAGCCAGTAGAGCACCACCATGGTTATGTACTGCAAGAGCATTTCCTGGAGGATTTCGGTTGACCCATCCCCTTGACAGAGATAACTTTCTCTGCATATATTCGGGTAGGTACTCTTCCATAGAATCGTTGACAGTTTTTAAGATGTAACTCTCAAGTTCAATGATTCTTGGTAGACGATAATCCCAGACGTTGAATGATCCGTCAGTTGGTTTGATTGATGCGATCTCTTTTAACAACTCATTGTTAAATTTAGTATCAAATCCAGTCTTAACTTCCCAAACTGGAGTCGCCCACCACTCATGTTTAATCATTTTGATTTCTCAATCTCAGATCTGTACTTTTCTTGTAGAGTCTTTACAAGTTTAGTTGATTTGTTATAGAACACTTCAGCAGATTCTTTGGGAATCCTCATACCAGAAACTTTGTAAATTTCTTCAGCACCGACTTTGTTCTGAGCATTGTTTAGAATTTGCTTGATACTTTCACGCCTTGCTGTACTCATAGACACATGAGCCATCGTAATATTAAAGACGTATGGTGCTTGAATTCCAAGTTCTTTTAAAGTCTTTAGATTGGGTGCTTGCGGTAGTCTATCAGGACAACTAGCTGCGAATGCTTGCAAGTTTGTATTCTTTGTCTTCATTGATTCGTAAGATTCATAACGATCAATCACCATAAAGATTCCGTTGTTGCCAGCCATATTAACTAACGCATCGTTATTTGACTTGAACACAATGTACTTGACATCAAACTTATATTTCTCTCCGAGTGCAAGAGCAGTTAGATGTGCAGCATTACCAAACCCAACACCACCAACAGTCAACTCTTTGTTAGCATTGATTGGTCCATTTGTGATAACAGCCCAGCATGCATCACCAAGAGCATGAACAGGAATATAGTCAGACTCTTTAATCTGTCCTGCTGCTACATTTTCCACGAATGCTGGCGCAATGATTGCGAGACTATTTTCGTCCATAGACTTAAGAGCAATAATCTGATTGCCACCTGGACGAAATTCGAGAATGAACTTGTAGATACTCTGTTCTTTGTTTGCCTCATCAATGATTCTAAACATAGCTGGAGTCGCTGAGTGTGATGGGCTATATGGAGAATAGATTTTAATAGTTTCCGCTGCAAACAAATTTGTACACACCAACATCATCAAAGCAATAATTTTCTTCATACTTTATTCACCTGTATATCACATTTTTCTAAAAATTCAAGCCCATTAGTATCACGGTAAGAATTGCGGTAGTAGACCGTATTTATACCAGCACCGTAAATCAGTTTGGCACAATCCACACAAGGAGCGTGAGTAATAAAAATATCACTGCCAAGACCAGATTCGCTCGATCTTGCCAACTTAGAGATCGCATTAGCTTCAGCATGAATGACCTCTTGTTTAGTTTTAATGTCCATAGGATCACCGTTGTCATCATATGGAGTATACTCGCAATTATTATCCCAACCAGCTGGTGTTCCGTTGTAACCGATTGAGATGATGCGGTTATCCTTAACGACAACCGCACCGACCTGTAACCTCTTGGCACTGGACAACTGAGCAAATCGCTCCGCTGTGTCCATAAATGCATCAACCCACTTTTGTTTCATTTAATTCTATCCAATAATTCATCAGCATGTGGTGTGCCATTTTCTTCTATCCACTGATCAAAGATTTCATCCTTGGCTTGCTGAATCATAACCATAACACGCATAGCGTCTTGATCAGTCATTGAGTCTAACATCATTTTAAACTCATCTTCTTCTAAACTCAAAAGGAAAAGAAGGAAATCTCTGTCTTCGTCTTTAAGGTGTTCCACTTTCTTTGGCTTTCTTCTCAACAGGTGGGAGAATGCCAGCATCAGTGACCAACTTACGAGTAATCTTTGGATAAAGTTTATGTAGGGTTTGATCTTTAATAGCGCACATTAATTTAGCTTCATCTGGATGCAATCCTTCTAGCAAAGAGATGAATAGTTGTTCACGTTTGACTGGCTTGAGATCCGCACGAGTGAAGACATAAAGTCTACGCAGTTCACCATAAAGATTTGTTGGGGTCATACCCAGTGGTTCAGCAGCAACTTTGAATGGCGGTTGTCCTTCTGGAAGAAGCCACTTCTTTGCTGGATCAAATGCATGCTCGCATAAAGATTTAAGCAATACATTATACAGTGGGTCTTTTGCATACTGTTCTATCGATTTAGGGTTTGCATTAATATCAGCAAATACCTCTGTTACATATTTTCTCATCAAAATTCCTCAATCTCATCTAGGAGTAAACGGCAACGATGTTCGATCAAGTAGTTCATAATCGACATCTTGTCACCTGTGGGTTTAGTATTTAGGTAAGCGTTCCAGATCTCGTTTGCGATATCTGTTGGGATGTTATCGAATGCTACAAGACGAGCATTGCGATCCCAGTTACGTCGCTCATCGTCACTACGGCAAGCTGCACGACCAACCTTCATAAACTCTTCAAGACGTTTTGCACTAACAGGTTTTTGACGTTCGCCCTTAACAAACACATCATCGGCAGACAAAATGTTGGGGATACCGTCACCAGTATCACCCTTTACGATATGTTCAATCGTAAATTCTAAAATCTCTTGCTTACTGGCAGTGACAAACTTCTTTTGCATAGGTGACCACTGACGCACATTCCCCGCAGAGAATGGTGGAAGTTGCAACTGCTTAAAGTCTTTATCAGAAGAAAGAATAAGAATAGGTTGCGGTTCCTCAACCAAACCTTCTTGTTTGAGTTGATTAGTCTGGCACCAAACAGTCATTGATGCAATAACATCGTCTGCTTCTGCACGATCGATATGAATAACACGGTAAGGAAAATGCTTGGAGATATCTTCACGCATCTCTGATAGCGTATCAAAGATTAGTTTCCAGTTAAGGTCGGAAGCCTCACGCATCTTTTTACGACTAGCTTTGTAGTGCTCAAAGATTTCCTTGCGCCAGTACTTACGACCATCACAGCAGATAACGATCTCTCCATATTCTTTACCATACTTACGCTTGTAAGATTTGATTGTGGAAAGAGTTACGTGACGAATAAGGTTCTTTACCTCAGACTCAGTACCTTTGAGTTCTCGTTGAAACGTAAGGATAGTGCTAAGCGCAACTTGGCTATAATCAATTAGAATCATTAAAATGCTCCCAGCAAAATACACTCTTCATTTACTCGCCCATTTGGAGCAGAAGGTTTGGTTGTCAATTTCTTAAACGCACCATTCAGAGCACGTTTACCCATAGCAAGTCCTTTGAAGAATTCTTCTGGCTTACGTAGTGTCATTGTCTTGGATTCTTTGACATCGAACCCGAGGATTGTCGTACCCTTAACAGACAGTGTTCCACCATCAGTTTTATACAAAGTCACTTTACGGTACTTAGTATTATACACCCACAGTTCAGTGGCAGTCAAAATGTCTTCTGGCTTGCAAGACTTGAGTTTGAGTTCTGCAAACTCTTTCATGTACTTCATCTTAGCCACTACCTTGGCAGGAGATGCTGCTTTACGTTTACGTGGTGCACGACTAGCCTTGGCATTTTGTACTTGTTGCTGGCAGTCAGAGACGATCTCTTCCAAGAATGCCAAGAACTTCTTCAATTCACGCTTGTTGAAGTGCGAGTAACCTTCCACGAGTTGGTCATCATCCCCCTCAATCGCTTCCTTGATTTCTGGAATGCGTTTTGCGAAAATGTCACCAATACGTTTTGCGATGGGTGCTGCAACTTGATTAGCTGCCAGATAGTTCTTTGCAGAGAACGATGTTTTGTTGGTGACAAACTCATCGATTGCACCTTCGATCTCTCCAGCCAAATCATGAGCCTTTTCGTCCATGCGGTCTTGGATTGATACAGTTGCCACTGGAACAACAACTGTTTTATCTTCTTTAATCTTTTGGGGTAATGCTTCTTTGCGGATGATATGATTGACCAAGTTATCGATGGTCTTCATGTGTTCATCGCTGAGCACGTTTTCATTTGACACAAGACGACACAGAACGCCAAGTTGGCGAACATCATAGTCGTTTGCTTTATTGATGGCAATAACTTCTTTTTTCTTGCCGAGTTTTGCGAAGTATTCGATAGCAAATTTGCGAATCTTCTTTTCGTCTACGTTGTCACGATACCAAACCAATGCGCTGGTCAGAGAAACGTTATAGTTCTCCTGATTCAGCATCGGTTCATCGATAGTCTTACGTAGTGTAGCGTGTGCTTTTGCACGTTTCGTTGCTGTAGCCATAGGTTCTTAGCCTCCTTAATATGTATCTATTATACCCTAAGTTGGCAAAAAGGTCAAGCCCTTAACATAATCCCTTACAGTCTGTAGGGTTATTTTGTACTCGTTTTCCCACATAGAAAAGTGAGTTGAATTAGGAATAATAACCTCTTTATTATCGGGGAAATACTGTTTAAATAATGCATATCCGCCAGTGGTTATTTCATAATCATACTCACCGATAATACTTAATACTGGTGGTACTAATTCTGGACTAAATCCATTTGTACCACGTTTTGGATAAAAGTTTCCAACATCATGTACTACTTTGGCAGGTACTTTCCATTCTGTATTACCGATAACAGAAAGAATCTTTTCACGCCAATTATCTACTCTATTTGGTTTTGGAATTAGTTTATCACTAATATTACCAATTCTATTTTGAATTAGTTTATCAATTGAAACATCCATTACTTCGCCATGTGGAACAAAATACTTTGGATCTTGTCGAATAACAGGACTATGGATAATAACTTTATTAAAGTATCGTTGAGAAGCGATCAATGCTGGTGCAGTAGAAGTAGAAAACCCGAATACAACTTTATTCTCGTATTCCTTTGTCAATGAATGTGTTGCTTCTAAAATCTGGCGAGCATATTCAATTCGATCATATGGATAAAATGATCTACTTTTACCATAACCAACTGGATCAAATAATACAACGTCAATACCCTGAGAACATAACCATTGCGCATGGCTACCTTCTTCAGTAGGATAATCCCAGAAAACTCTTGGGGATAAACTCTGACCTGGAAGTAAAAACAGCAGATGATTATTTCCATCTGCTGTATAAGTTTTAATAAAAGTTTCTTTTAGATGACGTTCTTCAACCATGTTAAAATCTCATTATCGTGGAATGTTCTATCTTCAAATTCGGTAACAGTAATAACATTACCAGCAGTTGATGTTAGAAACATAGCATCAGCATAATGAAGAAATACTTCTGGTTTGATATCAGAATACTTGAATGATAGACCTTCTTTCACACAGCGATATCGAACAAATTCCATAACTGTGCCACTCAAACGATTCGATTCTGGCGCATAGACAGTATCTCCTTGAATCATCCCAACATTAAATCCTGGACCTTCTGTTACATATCCACGACGATCAACTAGAATCGCTGTATCATAACCACGATCAATAGCTTCCCACTGTGCAAGGTTTAGATCATTCCAAGCAAAGTTCTTCATTGTTTGGTCGATAGCGTCGTTGCGCTTTTGCTTTGCGAGACACACAGTAGCAGAATTGCTACTATTGAAACCAAAATAAGGTTTAATATAAGCGTAGAAATTTGGCTCACAAGAAGCCAGATCACGTGGGTTTCCAGAAGTAGGAATACCACGAGTGACAGCGATCCAAACTAAGCAGTCTTTAATATCCAATGGCACTTTAACGTGCAGCACACGAAGAATTGCTTCAAGATCTTCAACGGTATATTGCAGAGGAATACGCCACCCTTCGCAACTTTTCTTAAAGCGAGTCAAGTGTGCATCTAGATTGACAAACTCACCGTCTTTAATTGCAATAACATCATAAGTTGCATCAGAATGAATAAAGCCGAGATCTAAGATGGATACCTGTAGATCTCGGACTTTACAGAAACTGCCATTATGGTAGGCAGGATAATCTAGAATCATTTCTTAAATGATAGTCCAGTTGACCCACCAACAACACCACTAAGAATTAGTGACGCACACCAAGTATCAAATGTCCATGGAATGGTAAGTCCAAATAGGGTGTTAATAGACCAGATAGTGGCAAATGGCATAAGAACAACGAGGGCGATAACAATCGCAACAATAAAAAGGTATTTCATAGGTCAACACTCACTTTAGTTACAGAATCCCAGCGGAACGATCTCCACTCTTGCTTTTCAACATCAAAGACCCGAACTGCGGATCCAGCAGTCTGGCTACCTTCACTTTGGGTTTTGGGTTGTTTCTCTTGAGGGATGGCTTCTTCGACGAGGGTGCATCGCATCTCCCGTTCAGCGCCATCCCGTTTGGTAAAAGTAATGCGCAAATCTTTTGCATTTCGGTCATGAAGTAGTCCTAGAGTCCATGTTTTAAATTCTTCGAATTCTCGATCAGTTTTGAATACTGTTTGCATTTTTCACTCTTTCATAATGTTCTACTAATGGTTGCCAGAAGGCTAAAAACTCTTCTGCGGTTGCATAAAACTCTTTGGTTGTTTTATAACTTACCATATCGGATTCAATCATAGTTCGGATATATCCTGCAGGAACAGGGATTTCTTCAATAACCAGCTTGTGCGGGTATTCCATTTGCATGTCCTTTGTGCTTAGTTTTGCGTGTGTAATGAACCTTAGACTCCACCACACGCATGCGGTACTTTGGAGTCCTTAAATCCTTGGCAACAAGGTTTTTAGGTTTCATAGGTTTATTATACACGGTATTCTCTTACAAGGCAAATTTTTGTAACACTTCTTTAGCTTCGACGCATTGTCCAAGCAACTCATCTATTTCTGCAAGAATCACAATCTGAGAAAGACTCTCAGCCATCTTGCGATCTTCAGAACTCAATGTGTCCAGATACTCGCAATAATCTTCGAATGTATCAAGAGACCACATAGTGTCAAGCATTTCCACCTGCTCAGGTGTTAGGTTTTCAATTTGGATCATTATTTAGCTCCAAAATGTTGTTTAATCTCGTCAATACATTGCGAACCACCATTTAACCAAGTATCTACTGATTCAGGAACAGGATCACTGATAACTTGCTCACAGCAACGGATACACTCCTGAACAATCTTTTCGGCAAATCGTTCCAGATCAATCATGACACTACTGTATGGGTCACCATTCTTTAACTTATCGTAGGGATCGGTGATACAGTCATATATGCCGCCAGTAATAGCCAAGTCTCGAATCAATCCTTTGTTCATTCCTCAACCCCGTAAAAATGTTCTCTAATTGCTACAACACTATCAACACCGCATTGAATGTAACCATCCCAATGTGTGTCTTTCATCATTTCTTTATCTTCTAGCACAGGCAGAAATTCTCCTCTTACCTGCTCAATACATTCCTGCACAATCAACTCGGCGAACTTTTCAACATTCCCTTCGCCATATCCCATGCCATCAATAGTGCATCCAGCCTGTTCAGCGAGTTTGCGAATTCGTTCGTTCATTGTTTAGCTCCAATAGACGACCACTTCAGTAGTTTCTCACGCTTTTTCAATCCAGCTTGACCAACTGCTTGTGCATCAAGAATCTTATGTTCAATCATCAACTCAATCATACAAAGCAAGTCACCAACTTCTTCAGTTAGACGACTACGATTAGATGCCCCATTGTGGGTTGATTCCATCCCAAAACGGAAAACCTTACTAATTGCTTGCGTTACTTCTGCACATTCCTCTTGGCAGATAAGCATAATCTCATTTTCAACCGAATTCATTGTACAACTCCATATCACGATCGTATTGTTCACATTCCCAGCAGTAGTACATCAGATCCATAAAATCTTCGTACTCAGCATCCGTCTGTTCTTGACGGAGTTCTTCTGCAATTTCTAGCAGATCAGCATTGATCTCATCGATAGTTCTCATAACATTCCTAATCAACCCTAACACAGTTATTATGCCCTAAAGTCAAGTAAATGTCAAGCCTTAAATGTAAAACCCCACACAAGGTGGGGTCTTTAGTTAGTAAGTGCTTACTTACTTCTTAGGGTGTTTGCCTCCACATACTGGGCAACCCTCTTCTTGACTTAAACCCATAAGAATATTCCTTGCAATAATAGTACCACACCTAGTGCTCCAACACCCCAAGATGCATAATACATACGCATATCAACTGCAATAATTGAAGCAGATAGTAGGACGATTGCAAGTTGGAATAGCATACCAGAGAAAGTTACCCATGGGCTATGTACACGAGCCTCATCTCTTGCAGCTTCTTGTGCTCTTGCCTTTTCAAGCAATTCTCGTTTACCTTCACCAGATTTTGGATCAGATTCGTAGCGATCAATCTTAGCTTGCAATTTTTCTACACGATCTTTATCACCTTTAGATTTTGCTTCTTCTAGTTGACCTTCAGCAATTGATTGTTTAATAGACTTAGATTGAAAGAATCCATATGTGTTGGATGCCTTTAGCAAGTTAGTCATTGCTGCACTACTAAAACTGTTTGCAAAGTAAGTATTAATGGCCAATAACAAAGCCATAACAACAATAACTAAACCAGCTTTATCTTTAATAGCTGCCTCACGTTCACTACGTGTTGGCGCTTTCTTTACTTCTTCTGCCATCTTTACTCCTTATAACATCAATTATTTAGCTAATGGATTGTCCAAAGCCTTTTGAATCTTAACATCAACTGTTCGTTCAATCTGTTTCAAATGAGCATCAGTCTCACGAGATAGTTGCTTCATATTGTTATCAACTTCTTTAGTAGCTGATCTAACTTCAGAACGAACTGCTGTCATTTCACTACGAACTGCTTGAATGGATTGGTCAGTCTCACGCTGTGCTTGTTTAGTGCTACGCTCAACGCTCTCAGCTACACCTTCAACACGACGAATATCATTCTTCAAATCGTTCTTGATATCTTGTGTGTATTGTACAGACTTTTCAGAGTTCTGCATTGTAATTTCCATCTTCTTGTTTAGGTCAGACAAGTCTGGAGCAACATACTCAGCAATACGTTTCTTCATAGACTGATAGTCTTTGTAAACTTCGAAAGCGCCATATAAACCACCAAGAGTGGATGATACGATAGTGAACGCAACCATTAACTTAGCAGGTGTAAATTCGTAACCACCGATGCTGATAACTGTGTCCTTGCTAGCATACTTCTTCATTGCTGCTTCTGCTTCGTCAATCTTTGCGTTGACGTCTTTAATATCTTCTGCCATCTTACTTCTCCTTGTTGTATTGTAAATCGACCATTTCATTGTGTAGTCGATCAGCACCACCAAACATTCTTAGTGTGGTACGATTATCAATATTCTTTTGATTGTTATAAACCGAGTATGGTTTGTATCCAGCAACGTCAGGTATTGTTGCCTTACCATATGTGTCAAATCCTGGAGTAAACCCCATTGCTTGGATAACTACGTTCTGTAGTTGTTTCTGAGATTCAATGTCAGCAACCTTACCCATCTCGTTGGCGAGGTTCTTACCCTTCTCAATAGCTTCTGCTCTTGCATTAGCTTCACGCTTTGCTTGAAGTTCTTGACGAGCAGTTGGTTGCGCTGGTTTGGAGTCTCCACCTTGTTGCCCCTGCGCCATCTGTGGTGGACCACCTGCAGCTCTGTCACCACCTTCTGGTTTACCTTCAGGTTTTCTTTCCTGTGGTGCTTGTGCAGCTGGTGGTGGAGGAGGTGCCAATTGAACAACAGCAGCAGGTGCTGCACTAGAGTTAGCAGTTGGTGGTGGAGGAGCGATTGCCTTATCAACGTTAGTATCACCAGTTTTTGAAACACCAGTTGATACTGTACCGTCAGTGTTAATTGTTGTGCTTGCTGTGTTTGTTGCCACTACTGTATTTGTTGGGTCATTTGCTTTAACAGCAGCAGTGTTTGATAGCGAAGCATTAACAGCAGTTGTTACTGATGAATCTAGTGGAACAAGATACTTGATAGCATAAGCAGTTGCGTACCCCTCACACTTTGTAGAATACAAAGAATCTTTAATACACTGTGCGTTTAGATATGCTTGTTCGTAACCTGAACAGTCTGTAGCATATAACGCATTTATGGAGCATTGTTGATCGTGATATGCAGTGGCGTATCCTGGACATGATGGGTCGTATAGTGCACTGATAGAACATTGCTGAGTAAAGAATGCTGCAGCGTATCCTGGACATGATGGGTCGTATAGTGCACTAATAGTACATTGTTGGACAGTATAAGCAGCTTGGTATCCAGCACAAGTAGGTGAAGACAATGGGTTAGCTGCACACAAGTCGCCACCAGTTCCGCTCAATGCTTGCCAACTAAAGATACTCGAACTACCAGCAGTTATGTTCAATCCCTGACCATGGTAGTATTGATAGAACTCGCCCTTGGAAAGATCACCTGCCATTCCAGAAGTCACTCTATTCCAGTTTACCATAGCGCCAGCAACACGAGTATCAACTAGTCCAGCTGAGTTAATCTTAATCTCGAAACTGTTACCACCTTGACTACTACAGCATTGACTTACGTTATACCAACCATATGTCATTTCGTTTGTGCCACGAAGGTAGTATTGGTTCTGACCATTCCAAGAATACAGATCGGTGTGTAATCCGTAGATGGTATAGTTGTAACGTGCATCAGTTGTCTTGCTTAAGTCTACACCCTCGCAGCAAGCACCACCCAAACCAGAACGATTAGGATCTTGGAATGTAACCAAACCATTGGTCATAGCCCAAGAGTTGTTGAATGTCTTACCAAAGAATGGAAAGTCAAACCCTAGTGGAACATTATTGTATGAATCATCATACGTTGTAATGTTTACAGCTGCTGGGTTGTTTCGAATATCTTGCAGTGGCACTGCTGCAGAACCAGTACCAACAGTTACGGACAATCCTGCAGCACCAGAAATTGGCACTGTCACTAAAGTTCCTGTTCCACCATTTACTGAGGTGACAGTAAGATTAGTTCCAGGTATCGATACTTGTGCGTGTGCTACTGAGAGACTCAGTACAAAACCAAGTACAAGACTAACCAGTCTAGACACGGTTAGTCCTTGCTTTTAACTTTTTGTGGGATCTTTTCTGGATTAGCTTCCCAGATCACCTTAGCTTGCTCGCCGATTTTACCTTCGATCGGGCATGGTGTTCCAGCGTTCATCATGGCAGTAAAGACACGTTCGTCTTGACACATGACGGAAACAGCAGCTACTTTCATACCCATATCGTAAATACCACGAGCGAGTTTTAGTCGTTCGCAGTTTTTATCTACTTGAGTACCGCCCATGGAGATACCAAGAATTTGAGTTTGAACAGCTGCGGATGCACCTACAGCACATACATCACTGTTAATTACGGTGATTGCGGGGGCAACTGCTGTCGGCGGTGGGGAGTGTACTGTTGTTACACTAGTTGAAGTCGAATTTGTATCAGAAGTGCTTCTAGAAGTCGAGTCAGTCACAATGGGCTCTGCCATTGCCGAGAATGTAGTCATAACAAAAAGCACCGCTACAGCGATGTTCTTGTTCATGTTATTACCTTTAGTTATTAATTGGCATAATATATTACGTCTCAATCCACTTTTATTTAGGATTATAAAGTATCAGGGTGTTATTCTTCTGCCAGCAGAGTCAAATTCAACAACTTTACCTTTGTCGTTAACTTGGATTTCTTCAACCTCTTGCTCGATAGTTTTTACGCCAATAGACTTGTTAACTTTACTTAAGAAAGAAGCAGCTTTATCTGATTCTGTTTCTGATTTTGGTCTAGTACGTTGGTATAGTTCTGGAGACCACTCTGTAGGAGTTGGTTCTTCCTCAATGTTAAGAAGCTCTTCTTCTGTTGGTTTTTCACCAACATCAGCAACCCAAGCATCTGGTTTATCAACAATATTAATATCGTCATCAACCTTTATTTCTTTAGGTTCTGGGAAGTCTAATTCTTCATCTCGTTTCTTTGTAAAGAAACTAGTCCAGTCTGGTTTGTTATTGTGTTTCAATGACCAGTTAGCTGCAATCAACATTAATACAGCTAACGGATCGAAAACAGCAACAATCATAATTGATACGATTCTTACTGCTTTTTCGAGGACTTCTTCGCTGGCGCTTTCTTCGTAGATAAGGGCTGCGATATATTTGATTGGTCCAACTTCGGCTTCGACTTTACGGACTTCGCTGGCGATTGGGGCACGTTCTTCGTTGAGTTTGGCGACCTTGGCTTGCGCTGTACCGATTTCGGTAAGGATTCTGGCTCTGTCTTTTTGCTGTCCTCTACGGATGGCAATGGCTCGCTCTGCTCCACTGGCTTCGGTTGTTCTACTGATGGTTTGATCCACTTGAGCATCGAGTTGAGTAAGTTCTTTACGACTTGCATTTATGTTGTCCTTTTCTGTTTTTATTTTCTCATCAATCAATGCTAACTTAGCAGCAACATCACCACTAGGTATGGCTTGATCTAGGTGAGCCTTACTTAAGAAACCAAAAATACCCATCGAAGTTAACATCATCAACACAACTAATGCAAACGTGAAGTACGTCTTCATTAGAGTTGGGATTTCTTTCCAGTTACGGTATAACCAAGAAGCAATAACTAATTTTGATGCACCTAACAAAATACCCATAATCATAATGGATTGAGCAGCTGCAGCAAAGATAGCCATCAAACCAACGATGGCATACCACTCAGCTACAGCCGATAAAGATAACGCTACTACTAATAGTAAGTAAGTCATAACTTATTTTTAATATGAGAACCATGTACTCTAACGGAAATTTGTCCATTATAGTAGTCGTCTGATTCTAATACTCTCCTTGTGAATTGTTCTCGTGCTTCAATATAAGAGCACTCTGCCTTAGATTTGCAGAAAAACAAAATCTCTCGGCTGAAGTTTTCCTTCCCGAGAGATTCTACATCTTTATTTAGTTCGATGCTTGAACCGTAATAATCCATCCAATCAGAGTCGATTTTCGACTTGATCTTCTTTCTTTTCTTTACACCATTTTTCTGTGTGACCATCTTGTAAGTGGTCTTAGAAAACTTGGCTAGTTTTTTCCCGATATACATACGACTGTTGACCTTGTTTACAATTAAGTAAACAAAGCCAACGCAGTCTTCAGGAAGTTCTTCAACGATTTTAGAATTATAAGTCCACATAATGGACTATTTATTCTTCCTCGTCAAATTCCTCTTCTTCATAGATATCCCCAGAACACACTGGGCAATACACGATATCAGCTAGTTGATGATCATTGCCTTTGACGACGATCTTACCTTCTGCTTCACATTCTTTACATTCGAAGTGTTTTGTTATTGCCATTACGCTGCTTTTCCCCATACGTCATCCCAAGAACCAGACAGTGCGCCTTTAGCGTAATCTGTAACACGGTTCTCGAAGAAGTTGCCATGCACTGGTGCATTGATCATTTCCTCAACCCAAGGTAGAGGATTCTTTTTAACTTTGAAGATGCCTTTCATACCCAATGAAATAAGGCGACGATCAGCGATGTAACGAATGTATTGTTTAACATCAGCAGCATGCAGGTCACGCATATCGCTATCAGCAAATGACAAGTCAATAAACTTGTCTTCTAGTTCAACCATCTTCTCAGCGATTGTATATATCTTTCCTTTAAGTTCATCATTCCAGATCTCTGGATTTTCTTTGATGTACTCTTTGAACAGTTTGATCATAGACTCAGCGTGCATTGTTTCATCAACGATAGACCAAGTAACGATCTGACCCATACCCTTCATCAAGCCGTGACGTTGGAAGTTCAACAACATAATGAATGAAGAGAACAGCTGCATACCTTCAGTGAATGCAGAGAATACTGCAATGTGCGTAGCGGTGGACTCAAGTGTTCCGTTCTTGCTGGACAATTCAGTTACGTAGTCATGCTTGTCACGCATCTCTTGGTACTCAAGAAACTGGTTGTATGTTGTGTCTGGCAGACCAAGAGTTTCAATCAAGTGTGAGTAAGCAGCAATGTGTAAGGCTTCACGTGCAGCAAAGCCAGACAACATCATACGAATCTCTGGTTGTGGAAAGTATGGAAGATAGTTCTTGACATAACCACCAGCAACGTCAATATCACCTTGTGTGAAGAAACGAAAGATGTTTGTCAAGAATTGTTTTTCTTGTGGAGTTAGTTTCTTTTTCCAATCTTTAACGTCTTCCATCATTGGCACTTCAGTGTGCAACCAATGTGCTTGCTCGTGCTTTAACCATGCTTCATAAGCCCATGGATAGTTGAACGGCTTAAAATACGTGCGCTCATCCGTCATTCTACTAGTTTTATTCTTTACCATTTTTATTCCTTATTTTGATGCCAAAACTATCTGGCAAATATGTTCTAATCTCTCTATATGCTCAAAGGCACGCCATGGGCTGCTATCAATAGCAACAACACCGTGTCCTTTGATACCTACAATATCATAAGAAATGTCACCATTATTATTCAGCTTCAATTTTTTGTGACACTGATCAGCTAACTCTTGACTAATTGGTGGTACATCTGGTACGTTACATGCCACCTTAGTATATCTACTTAACTCTGGAAAGTCCTTGGCAATATCACCAAGTTCAATACCAGCATGCATGGCGGCAACACAGTAAGTTGGATGAAAGTGCATAACTACACGAACATCATTACTGTGTTGACCAAGTTCTCGTTGTAAACCAAAGTGAAGTGGAATCTCTCCACTTGGTTTTAGATTTCTACTAATATCAGTATACAGCATCTCGTTCCAACTATAACCGTAGACGCCTGTTCCGTTCCCGCTATTAATAGACCTAACAATCGCAATCTTCTTAAACTGATCTGGCTGCATTGTTTGTTTACGAACACCACTTGGCGTGATGTAAAAATGATTACGATCGTGATGGCGAATACTCACATTACCATCACGACTTGTAATCCAGTTTCGGCGATACGCCTCAACCATTGTCTCACAAATCGTTTCTAGCATTTAACCCTCACATGCCAAACATTCGTTACCTTGAGCAAGATCGTGCAGGTTGATTTCTTTAATAACTTCACGTTCAATCTTCTTAGCAACCTTATCAGCTTTAGCGATTTTGTCAGAACGGCAGTAGTACATAGTCTTCAAACCTTGCTTCCATGCTTGGAAGTGCACAGCATGGATGTACTTGATGTGGCTATCTGGACGGAAGAACACATTCAGAGACTGCGCTTGGTCTACATATACTTGCCTATCTGCGGCATGTTGGACGACCCAACGCTGGTCAATTTCCATAGACGTTTTGAAAACATCTTTTGTCCAGTCGTCCATCCAATCGAGGTGCTGAACTGAACCATCGTTCGCAATAATCGAACTCCAGATTTCTTGTGCATTTGCTTTAGGGTTTGTCTCCACATAATCATTCACTACCTTATCTAAATAGCGATTCTTGTTCAAGTGAGAACCCGATAGAGTGTCTTGGCGATAAGCGTTGGCACGATAAGGTTCAATAGAAGGAGAAGTATTCCCCATGAGAATGGAAGAAGAAGCATTGGGAGCAATAGCCATAAGATGACTAAAGCGATTCCCAGTGCCCACCGCATCAGGAGCCTCGCCACGCTCCAATCCGAGTTTCTTATTTGCTTCATCGAGTTTTCCTCTTACGTAAGAGAAGATCTGTTTGTTCTTTCCAACTGCCATTGAAGATTCCCATGGGAGGTTGTTCTTTTGCAAGAAGGCATGCCAACCCAACGCACCGATGCCGATACTTCTTTCACGCATGGCGGAGTACTTCGCTCGTTTGATTGAGGAAGGTGCATTATCAATAAAATACTGAAGCACATTATCAAGCATTTCTGCAACATCAGCAAGGAAAAGAGGATCGTTTTTCCACTCATCGTAGTACTCTAGGTTCAGTGAAGACAAACAGCATACAGCTGTACGCTTTTCATTTGTTGGAAGAATAATCTCAGAGCAGAGATTAGACTGGTGAACTTTAAGACCAAGATCTTTCAAGTGTTGTGGCAGCTTACGATTTGATTCATCGATGTAGTGAATGTATGGTTCACCAGTCATCATGCGCATTTCAAGAATGCGTTGCCACAGTTCACGTGCTGACACTTTGTCACGAACTTCATGTGAAGCTGGATCAACCAATTCCCAAGAATCATCAAACTCTGGATCAATCATTGACTTCTCAATAATTTCCATGAATGCATCAGGGATATTAATACCATGGTGCATGTTCAGAGTACGCATGTTTTGATCGCCTGTTGGCTTACGCATCTCTAAGAAGTTAATGATGTCTGGGTGAGAGATATCAAGATAAGCAGCATAAGATCCACGACGAGTACGCCCCTGACGATAAGCAAGTGATGATGCATCATACATTTTAAGGTGTGGCATAACTCCAGTAGATTTATCATCAGCTGAACGAATACCAAAGCCAATACCAACACCGCCCCCAAGCATTGACAACCAATTAGTTTCAGATAGGTTATCAACTAGTCCTTCTGCGGTGTCTTCAATGTAGTTAAGAAAACACGAAATAGGAAGCCCACGTTTAGAACGACCAAAAGAAAGAATGGGAGTAGAGTAGCTAAGCCAATGCTTAGAGGAATAATCATACAAACGTTGAGCGTGGTCTGGATTAGATCCAAACTTCGATGACACGTATGCAAATCTCTCTTGTGGTGAGGATTCGTCATCCTTCATGTAACTTTCTTTTAATCTGATCTTACCCAATTCATCGAACAGACTATCACGAGAATAGTCAACCTTAATGCCATGCACGACACTTTCCATATAATGCTCCAATATTTTATTCTTTATTTACAAAGTCACCCACCATAGGGAAGACTTCTGCGATGACTTTTGCACATTCACGTGCAACTTCCATATGTTCTTTTTGAGTGCCATTTGCGCTACGCAATTCAATAAAGTGAATCCAACTACGCAATGTGCCATTCATATACAAACGAGAGACAGTCAGTCCCTCAGGCAATACTGCTCGGGCTTGTTCTTTAGCAATCCCGTTGGCAATAGCCCATTTATATTCTTTCTCAACAGCGTACAACACACGCTTTTGAGCACGTTCCCATTCAATAGCAAGTAACTTTTGGGCTTCATCTGTTTTGTCTACCTCGACAGAATTTTGCCTATTTTTTGTATCTTGCCATCTCGCTTCACGAATTACAAAAGCGTCGCCGATTTCTGCAGTGGGATCTGCATAGCGTTGACTAAATTCTTGGAACGAGAAAGAACGATGACGCAACATCTGTCTGGCGATGTCACGGGTGGTTTCAACTTCAAGACAAGCACTGACCATTTCTAGTGGCGACCAGTGTTTATTCTTGACCAAATAGCGAATTAACTTCTCTGCTGTCTCTGTGTTGAATTGGTTGCTTGGATTACTGACACGAGCACAAAACGCAACTAACTCTTGTGCATCAACTAAACCTTCGTCATACATTTGTCGGGATGGTTTGCTATAACTAATCAATTTCACTTTCATACTTTTTTCCATGTACTAAATTTTAATTTCGCTTCAATTCCCGAAAAGGTATTTGTATTTATCGTTTCGAGAATTTCCTTTGGTGTCATACCACCCTTAATAATCATATCATTAATATCTTTTTGTTCAACGTGTTCGGGAAACATACAAACTGAATAACCAGCGTCGATATTCTTCTCTAAAAGTTTGGTAATTTCTTTAGATCTCGGTTCATTATCCATTACCAACGTAGCGTTGGCAAGGATGCGACGAACAGTAGGGGTGTCAAAACTGCTTCCTGAAACAGCCACGCAGTTCGGGATGAATAGAGAATCGATTGGACCCTCAACCACATAAATTCGTTTGCTGAAATCAATTCTGTCGAGTCCATAAATTTTCTCCTCAGTCTCATCGACTTTAATGGTATAATACTTAGGCTGTTCATCTCCAAATGCTCTACCTTGGAAAGCGAAACACTTTCCAGCATTGGTGAAGAATGGAATAATTAGTCGAGGATGTTCACCCTCGATTGGTTCTTGAAATTTTGGCGTCACCGAATTGGTGAATGCTTTAAATTTCGGAGCAAAATATAGCAGATTCCACTTGTCACGTGGGATCTTTCTATCAAGCAGAACCTGCAACGCTGGATGATTACTGGGTAATTTATCCATGCGTGTCAACGACTCAAGGATGTCATCCTCAAGTAAGTCTTCTTTGGGTGATTCTAAGATAACACTAGTGTCACTAATGTCTTTGTGATCATTATGTTTTGATGCGCCAGCTTTGTAGCGTTCAAGAACATACTCATCATATAGTTTGTGGTCTACACACTTGATAAGGTTTCCTAGGTTAGTACCCTTACCGCAGTTGTGACATTTGTAAAAAAGATCTGCCTTTGCACGATAGAGATAACCACGTGCCTTTAGCTTGTTGGTTGTACTATCGCCACAAAATGGACACGAGAAGTTCCAGTTGTAATCTTTTTTCTTTTTGAAGTTTCTTAGGCGTGGTCCTAAGATTTGCGCAAACTTCACATCAATGTATAGCATTCCAAAATATCTCCGTAGATGATGTAATTATACACCAACTACGGTTGCAAAGCAAAGTTTATTTATTAAAAAACTTTGCAAAAATTTCTAAATGTCCTAGCACATAACCTAATACGACAGCCCCACCCACAATCATCCAGCGCCATTTCTCAAGAACATCAACACGGGATTTAACTTCTTCCATCGTGCCTTTTAGACTCTTGTGTTGTTCAGCGTCAGATTTTGCAAGACTGTCAATCTTGTCGTCTAGTTTGTCCATGATCTCACGGTTACCTGTTGTAATGCGTGAGTGTATTTCCTTTATGTCTGCTTTAACCTCGCAGACATCATCTTTGATGGCTTCTACTTGCGCTTCCAATTTAGCAACTCTTTCTGCGTCTATCATTTGATGTTCTCGAATATTTGTTTTTGAATGCTGTACCACTCGATCCATGCATCAACTTTTACAGCACAAGTATAATATTCGCCGTAATTGATAGTTACCATTTTAGCTACGTCGCTTAGTTTAGCGTCTTCATTTAACTTTTTTAGATCTGGGCATTGTGTTGTAGCTTGTTTTCCTGGAGCTTCTGGAAACTTGGCAGTAACTGGCACTGTTGTTGAGCAACCAATAAGGCTTAATGTTACAACAACAGTTAATAATGTTCTAATCATTTCAATGGCTCCGCTGCGTCATTATGTGCTTTTACAAATTCTTTAGGAATCTTACATTGGTCATCATATTTAACCAATTCTCTGTCAACATATTTAACGATTTCTTCACCACGAACTTTAACGATCTCGATTTTAGTATTAACTTTTTCGATGATCTTAGTATTAACTTTAGCAGATTTAGCTTCAGCTTCGGCAACCTTTGCTTCTACTTCCTTTACTCTCGCTTCCCATTTTTCTTGAGTAGCAATACCACCTTCCATGTAAAGCCCGAAAGCTAAAACAAGAACGCCACCAACTTGAATCGGTAGACGGTATTGAGAGATTACTGGAATAACTTTAAAGAACTGCGCTGCAATCAACGCAACAAATCCCACCAAAGTAACAAGGTGGAAAATCCAAAAAGGTAACCAGTCTAGTATCCACATATTATTTATTTACTGGAGTAGAACGACGAGCCATCACTTGATACTTTTTAATGTTCTTTTTGCTAATCTTTGGTTCTTGAGTAGCAACTGGACCACTAGTATTATTTGTTGGTGCACCAACTACCATACCATCCTCAGCAAGAACTTTAGAAACAACAAGTTGTTCTTCTGCTAAGATAATATTGTTCTCAAGCATACGCATAACTTCTTTATAGCGTGCTTCCATTAGAGATGTGGTACGAGAACCATTCTCATAGTATTCTTTAACTAACCAAAGAGCACCAACCATACTCTTCAAGTGATTTTCACCACCTGGAAATCTGTTGATAATCTTTTTCATATTGAACACTAGTCTGTGCAAATACGTGAACGCATCCTTCTCTTCATTGCTTTTAAGAGTGTTAGATGGTTTTAAAGTATTACCGTTAGCGTCGATAATACCGAGTCTGAATGCTGGTGTGTCGGTAAAATTCGTTACCATCATTCTAACTATCTTTAACGCTAATACGTTATCTACAACACGAGACATTAAATGTTCCTTAAGGTAGCTATAATTCTTTCGTCCAACTTAATCTCAGAAAGTTTTATACCATATTGTGGTATCGTTTCTGGCATTCTCTGTAGATATACCAAAAATGTTACTAAAGCATCCCAATTAGATTCTTCGATTTTATGGAAAAGTATATTAGTCGCAGCTTCTCCAAAAATATTGTAAAGAACGATTATATGATTAAGAATCAATCGTTCTCTTAGGTCACCATTAACTTTATACCTTGTCAATAATTTTTTAAGGTATAAGATCTTTTTAAGATCATCTTCAAACTCTGCAACACTGTGACACTGTGGGTTGTCATAATGGTGCATCGCATATACTAAAAAGTTATTCTCATCCAATTTTGTTTGCATAATCAAGTGGAGGGACTAAGCCCTCCAGTATAATAAATTAAGCGTCAGCTACAACTGAGTCGTCAGCAGCGTCACCAGTCATGGAACCCATAGCAACTAGAGTTTCAGTCTTGTTGCGAACGTTACCTTGTGCATCGGTATATGTTACACGACGAACCCATCCAGCGTGTTGCATACCTTTAGCTTTGTTAGAAGCTACGTTTTCTTCTACAGCGTCAACGCCGTAAGTGATTGCTACACCAGCAGTACCACCAATAGTTCCGTTAGCGTCTTGTGTAACGAACTTTGGCTTGCTTTGTGCATTATCTGTATTTCCCCATAGTGCCATTTTAATCTCCTTGATTTTGGACTGTAATCTTATTTATTCTTTGGTTTCTTTGCTGGTTTGTCATCAGCATCGTTATCATCTTCTTTTTCTGGCTTTTGTAGTGAGCCACCATAACGACTTCCCTTTTTAACACCAGCACCTCCACCTTGTTTAGCTTGATTACCAAACTTAGCAGTATACTCTGGAGTTCCTGGCCACATACCTTCTTTTAAAGCCTGTAGAAGTTGGTCTGCAGTATAGGATTCTTTCTTAACTTTCTTAGCGTCTTCCCACTTTTCTTCGTGTGGTTTCTCGCCCGCAGCGTGAACTTTATCTACATCGACTTCTTTAGAAGCAGTAGGTTTGCCTTCTTTAAGAGTTTCAATGAACTCACGAAGTTTCTTTGGCTTTTGACCAGTTTGTGGCACACCAACCTTCTTCTGAAGGTCTTTGCGCAAATCTTCGTCTGAACCATGCGTTAGTGTATCTAATGCCTTCTTACCTACAGCTTTGACTTTATCAAGAATACCTTCTTGATTTAATTCTTCTTTGTGCACAGTTGCTCCTTTAATTTTCTTAGCTACGTTCGTTGCGTGGGAGTGGGAACCGAATGACTTCCACTTCTTACCATTGATATGAACAGCATGTGGATGCTCTGGTTCTTTAGAAGTGATAGTGTGACGACGAGCGAATGAACCACGTGGGCGATTCTTATCTTTGTCACTCCATTCGTTACCTTCATCGTCACGATAGTTACCATTACCATCGTGAGAGATTTCATATTCTAGAAGAGGGTCTTGTTGAACTTCTTCTTTCATACCCAACTTACGTAGAAGGTTAGCAACCTTACCACGTTTGCGGTGTTTCTTATTCTTAGCGTCTGCTAGTTCTTGCTTGGCCATAGCAGCTGTATCAAAACCCCATGATTCGTTTTGTTGATCTTTCATCTCTTTATCCGTTTTCTTTTTAGTAGCTACATCAGGAACACCAAGCTCGATCTTATCTGTACCGTTTGATTGGATAGTACCTTCTGCTTGCATCTTAGCAGCGATGGCCATTTGACGACGTTTTTCTTTGCTCTTACCAGAGAACTGTGGCGCATCAGATGCTTGAAAATCTTTAATCACATCTCCCATAGATGCGGATTTCATATCCATCTTCTCAGAAAATTGTTTAAACGTTTTCATTATTCGTGCCCCATATGTTTACGTAAGTCGTGATACAGTGCTTCTCTATGCTCTGGCTTCATCTTAGAAGGTAAGTTCTTGTTAAAAGATTCTGTATCACCATGAGATGCATGTTCACGCATCTTAGTTCCAGAAACACCTTCAGTACCCTCAGAGTCTGGATCACGATCACCAGAAGAGTGAACTGTGATTGACTTAAAGTTATAATGACCATGTGCAGATTTCTGCCCATTATATTTATGCAACAATTCGTGCATGTTATCTTTACGATCAGAACCAGCAACAACATGAAGATGCTTAACACCAGCTTTGTGTAGTTCGGCAGCATGGTGTAGAATCGTTGGTTTTTCTTTCGATGCTCCAACTACATTAGTTCCAGGGAATGCATTCTTAGCGTGTTCAACTTTACGATCTACTGGAAGAGGATTCTTCTTTGAATCGTGGCTATGAGAAAGAACAACATGATGTTCAGCCTTGTGCATCTTAGCAACTTCGTGAACCTTATTGATAACTTGTTCGTGTCCAGCAGTCGGAGGGTTCATACGACCAAAGGCAAGAACACCGTGTTTCTCGCCAGCAGATTCTTTTAGGAATGAAAGAAATGATAACATTAGCAGTTCCACTTTCTTAATGCCAACGCTTTACGTGTTGGTTCACCATTTGGTTTCTTCATTGGACCTTCCACGCCACTCATACGTGCACAGAAAGACTTGCGGCGATTGGCAGCTTTACTACCCTTCTTTAGCTTAGATGGTGATGTTGTTACTGGAGCCTTGAGATTACTGCCTTCTTTACGGTTGTAAGCATCACGACCCTTTTGAGTCAAGCCACCAGTAGAAGACTTGTAACCTTTAGCGTCAACAGCTGCTTCATCAAGTTCAACTTCTTCTTTTTTGATTTTGTCTTGAATATTTTTATAGCGATAGTAATTAGCATCCTTGGCCACATCATCTTTACCAAATTTTCCAGCATCCATCTTTTTATCAATTTCACGCTTGGCATAACCAGGAACATACTTTCTTAGGTTTTGTTTCATACCCTCATCAAGTTCAGACTCTTCTTTAACACAAGAACCTTCTTCACATGGCTTAGTTCCAGTCTTGCGCTTATAACCAGTCCAGCAGGTGCATGCTTCTAGTAATTCGTTATCACTAAACTCGTCTAACTCTTCCCAAACTTGTTCAAGATCAAGTTGAGTTTCTTCAGCAAGTTCTACAGCCATTTCTTCGATAAGATCAAACATCTCTTCTGCTGTTAATTCTTCTTTAACTGGTGTGCGCCACTCTTTATTGCCATGATGACGATCTAGATGTTTTGCTAGAGATTCTTTGTCACTGGCACTGGCGTTCTTGTGGTAGTATGCTTTCTTTGCAGTATCTGCATTATACATCTTTGGATTACCAGCAACTTCACTAGGATCAATTCCCTCATCAAGAGAAACTTCTTCATTCTGAGATGCCTTCAATGCTGCTGCAGTTGGAGCACCCTTACTTCCAGGTTTACGCATACGTTCACCAGAACCAGCTTTGATACGTTTTTGTTTAGCGTGGATGTTGTCCCACAAGCCACGTTTACCTTCGTCAATGTAGTCTTTAAATTTAATCATTTCTTTGCCTTTAAAAAGTTAGCCTTTGCAAACTCAGCACGATTAACCAACTTGGTAGGTTCTTCTTTGTGGTTTACAACAAACCCTTCTGGTTTTGATTTAGTTCCATTGATGTGGTGTTCATAACCACCTTCGTGAGTTTCTAGATGTTTCACTAGAGTATTCTTGGCTTTTTGTAAATGATCGTGCATCGTTAGAAGATTATTGTAGTGTTCTTTATTCTGTTCGATGTGATCAACTTGAGATTGATGTTCAGACATTTTAGCGGATTTGGCTCTGTCTGTCTTAACTTTAGCAGCTGCCTTCTCTCCTTGAGAAGTTATGTGCTTTTGTAAACCTTCTGCAGAAGGCTTCTCATCATTTTTAACAGTGCTGTTAATGTAAGTAGTTAGATGAGTATTCTCACCACGATGTGGCTTTGCAGCATCATACATTTCTGCGCCATGTTTATCGTGGATTTCTTTTGCCTTATCCATATGGCTTTGGAATTCGTTCTGAGCCTTTTCTGGATAACTGATCTTAGATGTATCGTGTTCAGCAGTATGATGTGCTACATCTTTATGGTGACCAAATTCTTTGTCGCTAACATTAGGTGTAGCTTTCATAGAAGCCATTGTCTTACCTTCATACTTGGTATGAGTGACAATACCTAACTTAGCATTCTCATGGGCTTTGGCTTGATCACCTTTAGCCGTATATGTGATAGTGTTTGGTTTGAAAGAGACGCCATCTTTCTTTTTCTCGACGTCACCACTGTGCATAATGTCACCCTGATAAACACCTTTCTTTGGTGCAATCTTTGGTAGGTGATCAAGAGCAGCTTTTAGTTTAGTAACAAGACCTGGAGCATGTCCATGGTTCTTTTCGATATCTTCGTGAGTATAATTGATCTTTGGATCTTTGTTGAATGCAGACTTAGATGCAACGAAGAATTTTTTTGTTTCTGGATGATGACCATAAACAACTGATGGAGAACCATCATACTTCATGGTCAAGTCGCTGGACTTTTTACCAGCTTTCATATGTTCATGCGCTTTTGTCAATGCTTCATGAGTGTGCTCAAAACCACTTGCACCATGCATCAATGGGCGATCTTCAGCGTGGTGAATGTGCTTTAACTTAGCACCTTCTTCGGCTTCTTCTTTTAGAAAATCGATAAATGATTTCATTTTATCCTACCTTTTTGGCTGATGCCTTTAGGAACCAACCATGTTTTTGGTGAGTATCTATTCTATCTGCGATAAAGTTACACACACCTTGTTGTTTGTTTGCATTCGCAACTTCAAACACTTTATTCAAATTAGAAAGAACTTCGTCATTTGCTTTGATTAAACTGACAAGGATATCTTTTAGAAGAACAACACGAGTAGTTTCTTCTTCAAGTGTTTTAAATTTGTACAATTCGTCAATACTAACTGGAGCGTAATCATCTAGCTTACGTAGCAATTCTGCAATTGGGTCTACTGAAGCATACACATCAGTGTAAATATCCCCAAAGAATTCATGGTACTGAGTGAATTCGATGCCTTCAAGGTTCCAATGGAACTGATGTGCCTTATAGTACATAACTGTAGCATTGGCAAGTAAAATTTTAATTCTTGTTCTTAACTCGTCCATTATTTCTTTCTCCACTCTTTGAACGATTCCTTAAAGAAAGGTTCATCTGATCTAATATCTTTTTGTGTAACTTCTTGAATCCACTTAGATACAAGTTTACCTGATTCGTCTTTCAAAAGCAAGTGATTTGAACCACGTTTAACAATCTGATATTCAACGCCACAGTTTTCAACAAGATCTCCTATATTGAAGATCTCACCTCTAAAATACTGTTCTCTGAGACTATCTTTTACCAAGTTAATCTGTTCTTTGATCGGTTCCAATCCAGAACCAATACGCATATCATTCATCAAGCGACGACTATCAAGTTCACGAATAGAAGTAGGAAGATTCTTCTTAAACTCTTCGTATAAACCCTTTGATGCCAGACTTCTAACAGAGTCTTCACTGTCTGGATCCTTGTCAACAATGGATACAGTTTCAACCATATATTTCTTCAATGATTGAACCTTGTCAGCGCTAGTGACAACGATGATATTCTTATAACTTTCCTTCAGCTTCTTAATAACCTCACCGACGTTATCCCCACTCTCAACAAAGTTGGTCTTAGGGAATACCAGTTCTAGGTACTGAAGTTTCTTTTCTACTAATAGAGGATTCTTTTTCGCATCGCTTACATTGGATGCATAGACTACGTGGTCAGCGCCTTTCGACTCAGCCAGTTTCTTGACAGTCTTCACTATCATTTCATGGGCTAATGTAGGAGGATTAAATCTCCCGCACGCTAAAACGACAGTTTTGGACGGCAATTCTCTTAGGAATTGTTTGTAATCTTTCATTGGAATCCATCTATAAAGTAATAATCTTATTTATAATCCGAGTTATTTTAAAAACGGATTAGTCTTGTTGGTTCCAGGTTTCACTGAGTATCTGCTGGATGGCATATGAGCGATCTTGATCTCAGCTTGTACCTCATAGAACTCAGAACGTGTTGCAACTCGAACCTTGAAATCTCCACGACCAGTCAATAGTGGAATACTTACACCTAATTTGAATGGGTCTGTATTTGAGATACGATAAAAGTCATCACCTGCTTGCATGTAGTATGCTGGCTCAGCCTTACCTTTAGTGTAGTGTTCGGTTACTACCTTACCTAAGTCTACGTTTTCACTATTAGCGATATAACGATTAACGCTTGGTTGATCGAAAAACTTCTTCATGATGTGAAGTGGAACTGCTCCCTCTTCCTTTAAACCACCTTTAGTGGTAGGAATCTTTAGAGATCTAAATGGGATGCCAGAGAACTCAGCGATATCCTTAAGAAACTTCTTAGTCTTTGGGTCTTTGTTTAGGATATCAACAGCAGCTTTAGCGGATGGAGTTTTATAGGTAGTCTTCCACATACCATTCTCATAGTATACACGAGGGTTAGACAAATTGTCAGTGTGATTCATCTTCACTTCCATCCAAGAAGTGACTTTCTTGTAAGTGATTTTTACATCAGCATACGCTGTGTCTCCAGGTGGACGAATAGCAGTAACACCTGGAATTTTATCGACGTTATCAGCAACGTCTTTTTCATATTTGTCTGAAGCAGCACTCATTAATCTTTATCCGAATTAGTAGATCTACTATTTAGTTAGTCGATTATACTTTCTATCCCACTTGCCGATTTGCTGAATAATTTTTTGAGGGGAGATGTTGTTTCTAAAGTCGTAGTTGAACGTCTTTAAGAAATAGTGTAGAGTTGAGGAGTCTCGTTTTGTCTTGCAACGATTCAATAGTATGTGCAGAGGAACATTAGGTTTGTTCATTTTATAGTCGAGATAGACACAGTGAGCATATGCCTGAATCTCATCGAACTCTGATAGGTATCTACGTTCAGCGTCCTTTAAAGAATGCCCTACTCTTTTATATGGGACTACGTAACCACTGGATTCGTCAAAACGACGATCATACTGCATGAAGTGAATCATCTCGTGCATCAAAGTTTGAATGACACGATACTTAAATTTATCCCAAGTCTTCTGGTCGAACTCATGTTTGTCGAAGTTCAACGTGTAAATCTGAATAGCGCACTGTCTCTCATCTGGTGCGTATTCGCCACCCACAGCTACATACTTGGTCCATAGTTTAGACTTTTTAGGTGGATCTCTAAACTCTATCTTAGTTTTCCACTTCCTAAAATAGTTTGAGAGACCAGCCGAGTCATTTTCATACTCGTCTAAGTCTCTCCAGATTTTCGCAGGAATGAGTTTAGCTCTAAATGGACGCTCATAAAAATTGAGCATTTCCATCCAGTCGAAGTTGGCTTTCTCTAGGAAATTCATAGCTTCCCAGAAAGCCCTAACCTCAGCCTAGATGTTTATCCAAGAAGGTTAGGACTTTCGTTTGTTCCTCTAAGTTAGTATTGCTGAACTCAGTAATATAGGGCATTAACTCAAAATTCGATAATAGATTACTATATTTAGTCTCTCGCCCTCTTAGGAATTGCTCGGACTGTTCGGATCCTCGATCCTTATATCGTTGCTCTAGAAGAGTCTTCGGAGCCTTCAAATAGACCACCTGTAAGTCTGTATTCGGTAGTCCCATACAGAACTCCAAGAAAGACTGATTAAAGACTCGATCTCCCTCGAAAAGGATGTTGCAGTTGTGAGAGGCAACCCATTCTTGAAGAGGTGGTTGAACCGCCATAGAAAGACGATCTGTTCCAGCAAAGGTTTCACCTTCATCATATTTACCGAGGATGTATAGATCTCGATCTGCATTGTAAGAAGCTGAGACTAGCTTAGCTGGCTCACCAACGATCCAGTCTTTACCTTCCATATACTTACGGAATAGGGTAGTCTTACCAGTTCCAGGTTGTCCACCTACAGCAATAATTTTACGAGTCTTTAAAGTGTTCTTAATAAGTTGAACACTAATCTGATCCTGCACACCCAATTTATCAACAAATGACATAGTATTTCCTTTAAGCGAACGCTTCCAATCCCATTAGAATAGGTTCTTCATCATCGAACATCCATCCTAAGTTTTCCATTTTACCTGTACGAATAAAGTTAGAGAATCTTTCTTTATCAATACCACGTTTATCATCGAGTCTCAAGTCAATGGTTTCATTACGTGCGTCCCACATAACCTGCCACTCGATACCATACCAACCGTCTTTCTCAGCTTGGACAATTTCTTCTGCCTGACGATCCAGATAGTATCCAAGATAACGTCCATGCTTCTCACGAAAGATTTTCTTAAAAGAACAAAGGCATGTTTCCATTGTAAAGAAATCAATCTGGGATTTCAACTCAGGGAAACGCTGTTTCATTTCTTCGATAATGCTTGTGCCGTGCGATTCAAGTCTTCCATACTCCGCTGCAGTGAGTTTTCGATCCACATCGTCTTCTTGTCCAAGGGCATAAAGTAATCCATTACGATGAGAGCGAGAGCCATCATAATCATCCAGCATAAGACTAGTGGGCTCAACAACAATATTAGCAGTGTGCTTAAGATGCTGAATATAGAACCAAGTACTATAACGCCCAAACTTATGAAGCTCTCCTTTAAGAACATTCCACAAATTTGTAAAATTTTGTTTTTCACTGTCTCCATAATAAGACTCCATTTTCTCACGTTGAGTGCCATCACCAATAAACTTCTGATATGATTCGAACATCGATGGTAGATGTCCCTTGTTCCACTTTGTGTCTGTTTGATAACGCAGACGTTTATAATTAGTTGTGTTCCATTGAGTGATACGATCAACTGTGGCTAATTCATAATCAGGAAATTCATTCTTTAAAACCCATGCAGTTGGGAGTTGGTAAGTATTACCATACAACCAAGCAAGCCAAATACGTTCTTCATCATTGTGGTTGTATCTATTGTGTAGATAGTTCGTAGCCCAGACTGCTGGATCGCAGTCATCATATTTCAACGACCAAGCATACCAACGAATGAACGCTTCTCGGCGATTCTCTTTTAAACGATAATCCATTATAAAAATTCTTCTAGTGATGGTTGATCCATCAATGCTTCTCGTAACCATGCCTTACCAACTGCATCGATAGCAGTTTGAGTTTTAGCTTTCTTTTTCTCACCCCATGAATAAGATTCTAATCCTTCTGCTCGGAATTGTTCACGAGCTTTGTAAGGTGGAAGTGCTTGAAGTGGATTTACGATTGCTTTGTCTCTGTAGGCAATTTGTTCTGTACGTGTAGGGAATAGTGGCTGGTCGCTACGGAGTGAACCTGTTGGATCAACTGCCCAGAAGACCAAGCCATTCCGTAAGTGCCAGCTGACAGATGAGGGAGTGCAGGAGATTTTGAGACGTTGAGTTTTTCGTTCTTCGACTGCATATTTGATCCACGAATCCCAACACTTTGACGCATATCCTTTTCCTTCTTTTCCTTCGAGTGTAACAATCTCATACAGATTGGCATAACCATCTCGATTAAATGTAGCAAAGATTAAGCATACAACATCACCGTTGTCTTCGTAAGCCATCGGTGGGCACTTTTCATAATTCTTAAACCGATACCATAATGAATGTGCAGTCGATAAGAACTTTGTGTTCTTACCAGCTGGACTAGTGGCAATAAGTTGTTCGACTTTTGTAGAGTTAACAAATAGCATTTTGTAGATCAACTGCTCCTTCAATTGGCACAGCTTCAATAGACATAGTTAAATCACCATCAAAGACGCAATACATATTCATATTGAGTAAGAATGGTTCTTCTTCGATACCCGCACGTTTTATAACATCGGCAGTAGAAGTAATTATACAACCATTATCTAAACTTGTCAAATATAATGGTCGCTTTCCATTACGGAATGCTGTAAGTGTTCTACCTTTATTAAGAACACATACTGCAAGAGAAGAATCTTGCCACTCTACTAACGGAGACTTTCCAGAAGCAAATGTGTGCACCAACAATTCAGTATCATTCTTACCATCGCATTTGTAACCATACAACTTCTCCCAGTTCTCTGGAAGTTCTTGCGTGATAACACCATTATGTGCAACGCTCATATAGCTATTACCGATTGGTTGGTTGTACTCAAGATCAGAAGTACTGTAACGACAATGTCCGATTAGATAAAGGTTTCCATCATCAGCAACCATATCTGCTAAGTTGTCATTGTGCATAAACTTTTCAATGAACTTATCTGCAGGGATAGGTTCTTTGATAGTTTCGATACCAGTAGACCACTTCGGTAGAAACGAGATACCAGTGGCATGCAATCCACGAATACGAGATTCGTGGAAGACACGCTTCAACATATCAAAATCTTTAGTAGTGGGCTTTTGAATAACAGCCCCAATAACGGCACACATTAAGAGATCTCCAAGTGAGTTAAGTTTGGTGCGCTTCCAAGAACACCTTTGTAGAAAGTATTAAATGCCAGAGATGTTCTAGTTTTATTCGTTTTGTTTGCTTGAACACCATGAGGTAGTTGTGAAGAGAACAAAACAATATCACCCTGCTTGACATCAATAACTCTCATAGGATTATTGTACTCTGTCATATTAGTTATCATCGGTCTAAGTGGGAAATAATCCTGCTTCCTGAACACAACAAGTGGTGCTGGATTTGGTGATGTATAGATTACTCCGCTGACAATACTGTTCACGTGAATGTGTGTATGATGTGAAGAAGCATAGTCATTAAAGTTTAACCAAGACTGTGTAATTTCCAAACTAACATTACCAGCACCTATGATATTTTTGAGATAGTAATCTAGATGGTGTTGGGCTTGGATCTTTACACCAGACATTTCTTCATTTTCTAAAACAAAACTATCATTGGATGTATAGTTACCAGAGATGTTTTTGTAACCACCTTTTTCTCTAGCCGAATTAAAGTAAGACAGTACCTCGTTAGAGAAAACCATCTCACCTTTATAGATCGGCTCTGGAAATGCTTCTAAGATCATCCGAAGAAATTCTCGAGAGCACCAACAGTAGTTGTCTTTGGTGGGTGATACTTATCGACCAAATCTTGGCGACCTTTGTTACGCAAGAAGTCATACCATTCTTCGTTCTCCCACATAGCTTGGCTAACACCATTCCAGAGGTGACGTTGAGAACCATCTTCATTCAGATGTCCTGGATGTTCCTTGTTAAGACGACGAGATTCAACATACTCATAACGCAAATCTTCGTAATCTTTTGTACCAAGTTCAAGCATCTTCTCACGGAAATAACAAACCAGTGAAACACGTTCTGCTTCTTCGTCAAGCAATTTGATTTCAGTATTACCGTGCATAACTTCGTGGTTGTTAATCAACAACAAGTCACCTGGACGAACGTTAACTGCAACACGATATTCTGGAGCAACAAGATAGCAACCAGAGTAGTTACCATTGTTAGACAGAACCAACAGGTTACTCAAACCAGATGTCAAATCACCAGCGTCAAAGTGGCAAGCAGTACGGAATGTTTTGTTCACCGTGATAGTAGTGAATGGAGTTCCTGGAACTAAGAAACCACTGTCAACCTTACTTGCAGCATTCATCTGGGCAGCAAAACGTTGTGGTAATAAATCCATGAAACCTTTAGACAGAGTCTGCAGGAATGGGAATGACATAGCAAACTTCTCAGGTTCACGCTGTGTATAAGAAGTTGCACGACCATAAGGGATACGTGGGTAACGATCAAACCAACCAGCGATTCCAGAGAATACTCCATTAGCGTAAGTAGTAGAACAAACGTACTTCTTAACGATACGGTCTACTTCTTTCTTCTTTTCGTTATCAGGTAATTGCTTACAAGTATCTACCCAAGTTTCAAAATCAAAGTTATCACGTTTTACTGCCTGAATACCCCAAACATTATTTCGTGTAGAAGGTTGTTCCTTCTTGCCTTTATGGTTTGCACGAATGTCTTCTACTGGATCATCTCCGTACAAATTAGCACCTGGATTTGAGAAGTAATCAATGATGTCAGATTCGTATTCAGTAACCCACTCACGATTACCTAATTTCTCACCACGTGGTCCAGCTGCCATACCACGGTTCTGAGTTTCAACAGCAGCTTCACGCAAACCAGCATATGCTTGGTCTTGTTGTTCTTTGGTGAAGTAGTTCTTACGAAACTTTAGAATGATACGTTCTTCAGTACCAGTTAACTCAGGATGTCCTGGAATCTCAGGCATATAAACATCCATATCTTCTTCAATTAGAAGATCGTAATCTTTCTCTGTTGGAAATTGTCCTTGCATATGAGAACAATCGTGCTTGATTGGTGCAACTAATACTTTAACCATTTCTTTCTCCTTAAAACTTCCAACCGTCAAAACTACCCTCAGACTTCATTCTCTTACCAAAGTCTCCCTTGTCAAAAACTGGACCAGTATCTTGACCAGAATCTGCTAAGCCTACTTGAGCAGAAGCCTCTACATCATATAACTTCATCTTTGACCTATCAATGCCAATAACAAATCTTTTAAAATAACTAGGATCATTGTATCGGTTTTTCAACTGCTTAACAATAATTTGATTCAGTGCTTCTAGTTCTTCATTACTAACCAACGCAAACATAAAGTCGGCTGTCGCAGGTAAACCGAAAGATTCTGAGGTATCCTCGAGTCCTGGATCTGAACTGCTAAATCCAGATCGGGTGGTTTGGGTAGCTGAGACGATTGGAACATTAAACTCGACTGCCAAACCACGCAACTCTTCTGCAATTGCCTTAACATATGTATAAGAATTAACATTTGCCCCTTGCTTCATACGCTGACTTGCACAGATGTTCAAGTAGTCGATGAAGATAATGTCTGGCATAAACTCTAGTTTGAGTTTTAATTCTTCTAACAATGCACGGAAATGACCTGAGTGCGCACCAGCAGTTGGGTATTCTTTAATGATCAATCTGCCTTTAGTCTTCTTTGTAATCTTATTGATACGACTTTCGTAGATATCTTTATCGATAACCTTTAGTTCGTCCATCGTCAGATTCAAAAGATTGGCGTCAATACGTTCAGCGATACGCTCTTCTGCCATTTCCATTGTTATGTATAATACGTTTTTACCCTGTGTTAAACAACCAGAGGCAACGTGACACATAAACAAAGACTTACCAACACCAGTACCAGCCAGTGCGATGTTCAAAGTTTTCTTAGAAAGACCACCCTTTGTAATCTTGTTAAACATCTCCAAGTCAAAGGCAATCTTCTCTTCAACTCGGTGATAAAATTCATAACGAGATTCGTGGTCACCCAAATAATCGTGACCAATATGACTGTCGAAAGAAACTGCTAGTGCTTCAGAAAGAATAGAAGGAATAGCATCTTGGGTTAAAGTCTTCTCACGCCCATCAATAATCTGAATAGACTTTAGGATTGAATTGTAAACTGCACGATCCTTACAAAACTTTTCAGTGTTTTCCATCATCCAGTCTTCATTGACTGGAGCGTCAGTTAACTCATTAACATAAGAGTTAACATCAGCTAACTCTTTGTCATTGAGGTCTTTTCTATTACCAATTTCAATCGAAAGGATTTCTTTCGTTAGAGGTTTGTTATACTTACTGAAAAATTCTGATACAATCGTAGCTACGATGGATTCTTTCTTATCGCCAAAATATTCTTTTTTAATAAAGGGAATTACTTTTCGGCAATAGTGTTCATCATAAATTAGTCTACTCAGAATCTGTTGTTCTATTCTCATCAACTCCACCAGTATATGTTATTTCATTTTGTTGCAGTTGGTCAACAATGATAAACTGCAACAAGTCACCAAGATAATGCTCAAGATCAGTGGCAGTATAGGTAACACCTGCGTCTTCATGCACTTCATATTCAAAATGCATCTTACAAGTATCACCCATTTCTTCAAACTTAACCTCACCGTAAGAGAAGATTATACCTGAGTATGGACCACTTGTCAACTTTAGCCTGTAAGCTCCAGTTGATGCACTTTGAAGAACTGTGTACGGAGGTTTAGCGAGGTGTTCTCCCATTATTCGCCTCGACCAGTGCTACGGGTAACTGGTTGTGTTGTGATTCGTTTCACAGCATCTTTAACCTGCTTCGTGGCTTCTTTACGACCCCAACCCTGTTTCTGTAGAGTCTTTTTAGCTTTCTTCTTGGCACGATTGAGAAGTTTCTTAGCTTCCCACTCTTGTTTAAATTTAGATGGATCACTCATCTTCAAACTCCAATTCTTCTAAGGCTTTGTCCAACTCATCAGACTGAACCATTGAAACATTACCAACTGAATACTTGCTCTTAACAAAATCATAGAATGACTTGTTGGTTAGAATAGGCATCCAGAACTCTTTAGTGTCTGTATCTTTGATACGATACTTCTTATCTTCTACAACACCATCAGCGTCTACTTTTGAATACCAACCATTGCTAGGCTTGACAACATGCCCTGACTCGAGTGCAAGATCCAATAGACCGCTCCACTTGCTAATACCGCCATCAAAAGATACGGCAACAGGGATTTTAGATTTTTCTTTAACATATCGTGATTTTTCTACGTTGATAATAAAGTTATAACCAACAACTTCAGTTCCGTCTTTTTCTTGTTGACGACCTAAGATAAAGATGTTATCGGCAGAGTAGTAAGAACCAGTGCCACCACCAACGATGTCTTTAGGATACAAACCAATTTCTTTGTAAGTGTGGTTAACAACTACGCAAGGAATATCCTTGAGAGTCAAGTGAGGTGTTACCATACGGAACAATGACTTCATTTGTTTGGCACGAGACATATCTGCTACAGACTTACCATCCAAAGCATCTTCAACTTCTTTCTTAGAAGCCAAGTTACCGATGGAGTCAATAACAATCATCACTCGCTCGCCACGTTCGATGTTTTGCAGTTGTTGCATAATATCAAACTTGAGTTGTTCAACATCTGTCACAGGAGTATGAAGCACACGATCTGTATCGATACCAAAGCTATCGAAGTATGACTGAGGTGTACCAAACTCAGAGTCATAAAACAACAAAGCAGCATCTGGATATTTGTCCAGATAAGACTTTGCCATCAGCAAGCTGAACGCTGTCTTAAAGTGTTTAGATGGACCAGCCCACATAGTAAGACCTGGAGTTAGACCACCATCAAGACGACCAGAAAGAGCCACGTTAATGACTGGAATGCTAGTAGGAATCATATCCTTCTTAGTGAAGAATTTTGAGTTCGCAAGAATAGCAGAGTCTTTGATCGTGCTATTCTTTTTAATTTTATCAAGAATACTCATAATGTTCCTTAGATAGATTTATACAATGCTGATTGTGCAACAAAGTTTTGCTTCCAACCCCACTCGTCCAATACCAACTGATTGAAGACATGCTCTTCAACTTCGATGATATCTTCAACAGACAACTCTAGCATACGGATCGCACGATTGTAGTTGTCTTCATAGCTTTGCGGTGCTGTTGGCATTGCACGAAACTTAAATTGTTTTGTATCTGCAGTCTTAGCTTTCTTAAGATTCTCTTGTGCGACTTTCAACACAGCTACCTTATAGTCTTCAACAGACTCGACATATTCTGTAACATGCTTCTTGGCATTGTCTTTAACAATTTTAAGAAGTTCTTTGCGGTTCATTTTTACACTATTCATAACATTCCTTAGTGGGTCTCTCATTTTAAACTTTCAAAAAGTCTAGAAGTTTTTCTTCGTTGGCATATCCATTTAAACGCTTGATTTCTTTATCGTTCTCGTCAACAAGAACCATCGTAGGTACGCTGCGAACTCCATAGTTAATAGCAGTCATCATTTCTGCATCAATATCGAACTCGACAATGTCAACATTAATCTTGTCCTTAGCATCATCAATAACCTTACTCAACATCTTGCAAGGTGCGCACCACTCAGCGTAAAATTTGTATAGTTTCATTATTATCTCCTAAAAAGTATTACAGGACAATTATGGATTGTTCTTGGAATGTGGTACATCGAAAACGAATGTAACACGAACGCAATCACCAACATTTTTAGTCCCATGGGGTAATTTATTATTGAACCACAACAGGGTTCCAGGTTCCACTGTAACAGATTCATCTCCTACAGTGTATATGTATCTGCCTTGGATGGACAGATGATAACGATCTCGAGTTTGGTAGTAACTGCCAATGTCGATATGCTTTCCAACTTCTCCACCAACTGGCAGTGAAAGGAAACCACAACGACTGAACTTCTTAAAGTTGCGTTTGAGGAATCGAACAACTTCAGTATGTCTTTCAATCGCAGGAGTTGGAATACAAATCTCTGTATCTCCAACGTACTGATCTATAGATTCTATACCACCCATAACAAGTTGAAGCACACCAGCTTCTACCTGAGGAAATCCACGATCAAGCAGTGACTTAACTCCAGCCACGTTGAGTTGACTTCCCCAGTCTTCTGGGTGTGCATTCAATTGTGCCAAAATCTTTGACACATTGATTCCAGTTTTAATGATTCGGATATTATCCAAAGAAATCCTCCAACGAAGATTCTTCTTGCGTCTTCCAGCCCAGTGGCTGAATAACAATCTGAAGCGCATCAAGAAAAACCTTTTCGAATTGTAAGTCGTAATCTATGTAGTCGTGAAGTCCAAGTTCCTTTGGCATCTCTTGAGGGAATGCAATCACGTTCTCGTGAATTGGATTCGGTGTTCGCAGATACACAAACTTGATCTTATCACCATCACGGATAGCCTGATACTTTCTATCAAGCCCATGACGTTTACAATAGTGATTGTAGAGCAGAGCACCACGCACTTGAATCGGTGTTCCCTTTTGGTAAATAGGTGAACCAGCATACTGCTTTACACCATTACAACTACGAGGGAATGCTATATCTTGAACTGGCAACTCAACAAACTTTTCTCTGAAGTCAGACACATACTTATGTAGTACTTTTTCGTCGCCTTCCAGAATAACATCAATAGACTGGTGCAACTTATCACGAATGACAGCTGGAGTTGAAGACTTAACCATCTCCAATCCCATCACCTTGATCTTAGGTTTGGCAAACTGAACACCCTCAGAGTTATGCACTCGAAGAATGTAACGCTTCTTGGCTGTCCAGATACCTTTGTCAGCAAGAACCTCACGTTTCATAACCATCTTCTGGCTATAAGCATTCATATATTGAGACAGTTCAGTGTAACCAGAGTCAATGAAAGGTTGGAATACATCATCACAGATCTTGTCCATAAACTTGATCTTACCAGTTGTATCTTTATCACCAGCAACAGTCTCTACTAACTTCTCGAGAGAAAGATAGATTGAGTCTGTGTCAATCGCAATAACGAAATCATCACCTTCGGTCTTTAGCGTTTTGTTCATAAACGCATTCAACTTGTTAGCCATCCAACGGATTGACAACTGACCAGAAGTGGTAATACCTTCAGCCATACGAATATCAAAGTAACGGAAGTATTGATTACCCATCGCACCATAAGCAGAGTTTAGGGCAATTTTCATAGCCATCTGCAAGTTATTGAGACGAGAGATATCTTTCAGCAAGTGCTTCTTGCTCTTGTCGTTTTGATATTCCTGTTCGATCTTCAACATCTGCTTTTTAAACTTGGAACGGTTTTTATACATCTCTTCCATCAACTCAGGCATAAACCCTTTGATGTCTTTTCGATAACACCAACCATTTGCAGTTAGAGCCAAGTCACGTTTGTGGCAATGTGAGGTATCCACTTCTTTGTTCAACAACTTGTCAACAGTAACACTTAGTTTATCAGATGTTAGAGTTTCTGGACTGATGTTATACTGCATAATCAAGTGAGGATACAGACTGTTCAAGTCAAACGAGGCAACCCATTTGTGACCACCGATGATTGGATCTTTTACATAAGCACCTTCAAACTGCGCATCTTTGCCACTGTGAGTCTTCTGTGGGATAACAATACCCTTTTTGCGTAAGTGGTTATAGATGATCGTATCCCACATACGAACCTGTGAGTAAACATCTTCAGGATTGATCTTGGCATTGTAAGCCATAGTCAGATGCAGTTCAATCAAACGCATCTTATCTTCTAGCTTGTCAACCAACTCTACGTCGTGGATGTTATACTCTACGAATTGTTGCCAGTGGTCAGTATAAAAGTCTTTGAAAGACTCTCCAGGGTTTTCTTTCTTCTTGTCGCCAAGTTCTTGCTCGGCAATGTAGTCAAGACGATAAGACTCTTGTTTTTGATAGGTGTACTTCTTGTAGAGTTCCAAATAGTCCAGCTGACTAATACCAAGAATATCGTAATGAAGCTCTTCGTTACCTTTGATAAAGGTTTTACGTTCGTTGATATAACGCCATGGGCTAATACGCTCGGCTTCTTTGTCACCAAGTTCACGAGAAATACGCCGAATCAGATATGGCATATCGAAGAAGTCTGTGTTCCAACCAGTCACGGCATCGGGATAACTCTTTTCCCAAAATGCCAAAAACTCCTGCAACAGATGACGTTCATCGTTTGCATGGACATAAATTAGATCTTCACGATTGTGTACAAAGGTCTTGCAGCCAAACGTAATGATACGCTTTGATTGTAGATCCTTAACTGTGATCAGAAGAATTTCTTCGTTGGCTGAGCGAATATCTGGGAAGCCACCTTCTGTAGATGTCTCAATGTCAATGGTGAATACCTTGAACATTTCCATATCCCATTTGATGTCATCGGGATACATATCACTGATGTATTGGTATGAGTAGTTTGTATTACCATAAACATCAAAACCCTGCACACCTTCGTAACGTTTAACAAAGTCACGAGTCTCTTTGATGGTTCCAGGTTTTACTTCATCAACAATAGTGCCTTCAAGTGTGCGCCACTTAGAAGATTCTTTCTTAGAAGTGACATACAGCGTAGGGTAGAAATCCACCTTACGCTGATATGCTCGCCCCTTATCATACCCACGAACCAACATCTTGTCTCCCATGGGGTGAACGCTTGTATAAAATTCCATTAATCTTTTCTCTTGTAATAAACCTTAATGCCATCGCTGCCAAGTTGTCCATAGTTTTCTGTAACCCACTTAGCCCAAACCCACCAATGTTCATCGTGTCGATATCCGTTACACGCATGCAACGGAACACCATATTCGTTAGTTTGATTTACCATACATTAACATCATAGCATCCAATGCACAATCGTGAACAGGGTGATGCTTAATAACATTATGCCTTAAAAATAGTGGATGGTCAACATTACAATATCCATTAGTTGAACCATACATAATATCAACGGCAGTGCGAACATCACGCCATTGTGCGTAGTCTGTAATCTCTACTGCTCCAATTTTTACAGCAAGCGAGTCGATTACAAGTTGGTCAAGTGAGCCACGTGCCCACATAGTTTGTTTCCTTGCGTTTGGAAACTTATTCATATAGTTATGCAGCAGAGCAAGACCTTCCTCTGCTGTAACATCGGTGCTAGATGGATCTAGTGAAACGCTCTTTACGTATTCGTGTTGATTCTGCCACCACTCGAGAGTAGATTGAGACACGGTACGACCATACTTGGTTACCTGTTCCTTGGCTTTAAACTTAACAAAACACGCACCATCAAGAAGGTCTTGATATGTTGGTCGTTTCTCTGGGTCAAAATGAATCAAAGCTGCCGATAAAACGACAGCATTTGATTCGACACCTAAACTCTCTATGTCAAAGATAAACATTAATAATCTCTCTTGTATCCAATTTCAGTAACGAACGCATTGAACTTTTGTTCGTCTGTCCACGCTTTAGTGTAACTGTTATCCTCATCACACAATTCAAGAACTTGTTCTTTTGTGAGTTCACGAGAGCTAGTGATAGTTTCACCCAACCATAGTTGAGAAAACTCTTTCATCTCTTCCATTGTTACAGTATCTTCAGCCCAAGTCTTAGCTGTGCAACCAAATTGGGTTTCATTAACATCAGCATGGTTATCTGGAACTTCGATAACATAGCGTTCACGGAATTGCGAGATAGCCTCGACTAATACATACTTACTCATCACTGTTTCTCCTTGCTTGATATTCAGCTTCGTGTGTGTCACACAAAGTACGGATCCACCCACCACCTCGTTGCTTACCTTTTTCTCCGCAGGTTTCGCATGTGCGACCTGCCCAAACTTCAGCCATTGTTACCATACCAGAGATATGTTCATCGCCACCATCATAATAGAAACGTAGCCCACCAAACTTTTCTTTGATTTGTGCAACACGAACCCAATCAACTTTTGGTGGAATGGTTTGTTCGCTGTTCATGATATTCTCTGCATTCTCAATATCCCAATCACTTGGGGTACGTCCTGCCTTAACCATAAACTTCAATACACCATCGACACCCTTCTTCTTGGCACGTTGACGTTTCAATTCATATGAACGTTGATTTCGTTTCCACTTAGTGTAGTGATCAATCTGACCAATAAGCGACTCGATGATAGGATACCAACCCTCACCAATTGCAAAACCACCATATTGTTTACCCTCACCAAAGTAGCGAGGATATTTTTCTACCATATGTTTTTCAAATTCTTCGTAGTTCATAGTATCTCCAATAGGTATATTCTATCGCCAATGATGTTCTCGGTCAAATGTAATTCCCAACACCTTGTGGATCAACTTATCTTTGATCATATCAGGAACAGAAACATAGGGATACTCTAGAATAAAAGGACAACCCTTGTCATGCCCCCAACTAAGGTTAGTAAAGAATTCTTTGGCAGATTCGATGTCTGCCTTTTTGCTAACATCAAAGTAACGTTTTTGTCTAACAAGAGTTTCAAGAATCATTTAATGTCTCCAATAGAATCTGCAACATCTTTATCACTACGCACTTCAACAAAGATTGGAAGGAACAAAGATTCCTCACCCTGCTTGTTTTGAATGCGCATGTTGTATTTTACTGCAACAATTTTACCAATGAGACTATCACGAATAGCCCATAGATTATCACGATGAGCATCGTTGAAACCAGAACCAACAGAGACGGTAAGACGCTTTCCGTTTTCGAGTCTGGAGCCACATACAACAGCACCGAGTTTTCCAGCGTACTTGCCAGTGCCTTCTTCCACAGCGAGAATTTCGAGATCACACTCCATCTCCCCTTTGAACTTGATCTGGTGTTTAGCACGTTTATCCTCCCAGACACCAGACTTATCTTTGAGGATGATACCTTCTTCACCACGTTGCAGTAGTTCTTCAAACAACGCTTTTGCAGTTTCGTAGTTCTCAACTTCCCAGCTTTGAACAGTAGAAACTTTGTTGGGTTTATTCTTATTCACCAACGTGCAAAGAGAGTCCCATCGCTTTCCATAGGGAACGTCGCAACGTCCTTCAGAAAATTGAATAAATGGAATCACATCCCAGATGGTTGCACGAACCTTGTGTGCTTCCAAATCAGAGATTGTACCTTTGTTGGCTTTGTTGAGAATACCATTACCAGTCTGACGATCGAGAATGATACCTTTGTCTTTGACAATTAGTTCTCCATCAAACACACAGTCGATGTCGCCAGCCAATGCAATAAAATCTTCATCGAGATTACCAAGCAGTTGGATCTCTTTACCGTTTCGGGAACGATACTCTACTGCCCCATTGCGGACGATAGCGTTGAACCGCATTCCATCCATTTTGGTTTGTACCAGTGCTGGGAACTTTACCTTGTCCACGAGTTTCTGCTCGAACTGGCTGCACAACATCACGGGATATTCGCTCACCAAACCAGTCCACACTGCGTTTGCGGTTGAGATTGCTACTCCACATTTTAGATCCTTTGCAATAATGCGTTCGATAACTTTAGCGTCTTCGATGTTCAATGCTTCGAGCATACCCTTAAGATGAGCAATGCCTGCATTACCAGTCACTTGGCGTGATGACAAGTCATAAAGAGAATCGAGAGCAAACTTAAGAGCAATACCTTTACCAGTGTTTGGGGTGTACTTCGGGATTTTCCGAATGTAAAACTGTGTGAAGGGATCGAGAGCCAACCGAACAACTTCTCTCAAAAGAGTATTATTGCGCTGTTGTTCCAGCTGCTCAATTTTAAAGTTGCGTGAGTTGTTGCTGGATAGACTCTCGAAAAACTCATTGATATTCATTTGCGTTTCAATTCTTTAAAGGTGCGGTAACGTGGATCAAAACCAAGTGGCTTACTAAATTTCTTCACGACACCAGTATCAACATTATAAAATGCGTACATCTTACGCTTGTCGTCAGACAGGTAGTAGATGTGATTGCTCACATTTCCTACCCAGTCTTTAGTCGTTTCTTGGAACGCTTTCATTACCAGCTCGACTGATAGTAGAAGTCTGCTTTAGCGAACGCAGGATCTTTTAGGATCTTTTCCATTCGTTCAGCTGTGTACTGAAGTTGACCCATATACCACTCATCGTATTCAGTAGAGCCAAAGAAGAATCCACTTGCAGTTGGGAGAAGGTCGTCAGCTTTCTTTGGATCAGCAATAATCTGTTTACAGATCTCAATGAGTTCTTGCATCTGCTCACGGCTAACCCATGCTTCTTGGCATTCGTCTCGACCATCTTGACAATTCTTAACAAACCATTCGTGGATGGCATTGGCTTTGCGCCAATAAGCAACACGGAAAGTCACTTCTTGTGCGCCATAGTCTTCGTCTTCAATACCAGTGACGCCAAAGATGTCATTGACTTGTTCAATTCGCTTAACATCAGCTGTGTCGAAATACTTGCTCATATACTTCTTAGCCGAAAAATACATATCGAGACCCATGACAAAGCTCCTTTTCAATTCATCATAAGATATATTATACCCTAATCTGCAAAAAAGTCAACACCTTTCTGGAGTAACCCTACAGGGTTGAGGGGATTGTAAGTTGTTGATTTTACAATGAAAAAAGCCCCCAAGAGGGAGCCTAAAAAGTAATACTTTTGGATTACAGTTTGATGGAGCCAGCGGAGACTACCTGAATACCAGAGCCGAAAACTCTGCGATATTCGTTTTCCATCTTTTCATCAGCATTAGCTTCACTGGCAATTGCATGCTTGAAAAGATAAATCTTATCTTTAGCGTAAGGCATATACGGAGCAATACCTACACCAACACCCTGAGCAGTTTGTTGTAATTGAATTGATGCTGGACTCTCTAAGAAATACCCAGCTTGTGAGTCAGATGTAACTTCGCTAATAACTTCTTCACCATTAATCAACTTAAACACTTTAATCATACTATTCCTCAACTAATCTTTCGATAAAATCTGCAGCAACATTTTGGTCTTCAAAGAACTTGATGATAAACTTATCAAAGTCTATCGTGTGATGTGCTGCAACCATTATGTATTTGTTTTTGTAAACAGATACCTTGAGATGCCATTCCCCTCTTCGCACTAAGACGAATGAAATTAGATTGGGGGATAGTCTTGCTCTCATCATACAAATTATTTAGGGATCCTAAGACCCCTAAAATTGTATGACGATTAAATACTTTCGTATTCGTCTTTACCTACACCACACTCTGGACAGAGAAAGTCAGCTGGAAGATCTTCCCACTTACCTTCAGTTTCCTCATCGTGGATGTGACCACAAACTACACATACGTGTTCCATTATAGACCTCCCAAAACTTGTTTGTATGCATTAGCATGGCGCTCTTCAACTTTCTTCAAAGCTGCGAAACGCTTTTCTGCTTTTGCAAGTACTGCTTTGAATTGTTGAGCGTGTTCGTTTGATTCACGACCCTGCTCATTGAATTCTTTAACAGCTTCAATGTTTTGTTCTGCCTTTGCAGTATTTTCAAACTGCGGATACATTTCTGTATACTCATAAGTCTCACCTTCGATCGCTTTCTCCAAGCATTCCTTAGTGGATGGCTTGCCGATTAGCAATTCTAGATGACCCCATGCGTGCTTGATTTCTTGGTCAGCTGTATGCTCAAAGTGTTGAGCAACTTCCTCGAAACCTTCTTCACGTGCGATCTTAGCGAAGTAACGATACTTGATGTGAGCCATAGACTCACCAGCTAAAGCACTCTCAATATTTTTTAATGTTAGTGACATGATTTCCTCACTTTGTTTTATCATTTGGGTTTGGTGGAACTTTACCGTTCACCCAATCCCAGTCGTCATCAGTCATTGGAATCCAGTTGTTCATAATGTATAACCCCTTCTTTGAGAATAATTTCTAGACCAGTGCTCTACATCTGCGGCAGATTGTGGATTCTTAGAAAGTATATACAACTCAAGTTGGGATTTTTGCTCAAATAACTTGGACAGTCTTTTGAGCAAGTTCATCATTTTACTTTACCTTGCTTGTAAGTTTTAAACTGATTAATGCCATCAGCAATTCCAAGTACGATTTCTTTACAGGCTTTCAGCAGCTTTGTCATAACCATCCTCCTGTAAAAATTGCTTGCTTCCTTTAGTTTTTACTGGAACTTTCTTAGCTTTTTGTTCTTCTGGAACTAGCTTATCAAGCGCAATTTTCAAGATACCGTTGAACAACTCAGCATCTTTGACTTCATAAGTATCGCCGATAGCCCATGCACGAGTGAATGCACGGTTAGCGATACCTTTGAATACAAAGTTATCCTCTGGTTCAGTAGACTCAGAGTTGCCCTTGACGATTAGCTTACCACCATCGATAGTGATGTCGATTTCGTTTTGTGCGAAACCAGCAACAGCTAATTCGATTGTGTAAGTGTTACCGTTCTTACGGACATTAAATGGAGGATAGTTTGGAATGTTTTTTGTCAAGTCATCATGCAGTTGTTGCATTTGCTTGAATTGGTCATCGAATCCTAGAAATAGTTTATCGATGTCTTTGAATGCATCTTGTGAAAAGAATGCGGGTACGAATGATTTAGTAATCATAGTTTTCTCCTATTAAGCGAGTTAATTAAATTGTAGTTACCCCGAAGGCATAACATGCTGGTTACTTTATCCAGCGACAACTACGAGTGTCAGTGCAATTGCTCGGACGCCTGTTACCGTGACGACTAACGTGCCCTAAGGTGGGTTCTTAAATTCGGCACCTGTGGACATTTATCCAGCCTTCGCAGGTATGCTGGTTCCCATCCCGAGGGATGCAAATTTATTTATGCAGCTGGTGCTTCAGCTTTTGCTGCTTCAGCTTGGCGAACGATTTCTTCAACCTGTGGTTCACCTTGCTGTTTAATCTTAACGATTAAGTTTGCGATCTCGTCAAAAGGGTGCTTACCCAAAGAGCGTAGAATAGTATTTACTTCTTCAATTGTCAAATCAAGTTTAATCATTTTGCTTTTTTCCCAATATTATATTTTGGCACTAATTCCCATTGGTCTTTCTCTTTATAAGAGACCACCTTAATTTGAGACAGAGACGCTTTTTGTTCTGCCTGCTGAGTATTTAGAATCTTTAATAGATCCCAATCAGCCAACAGACTAGCAATAGCGTTTCGTCTCTCGATATCACCGCTAGTGATATTCGATTCTTTACCATCCAATGCAAAGAGTTCTTTGAAATGGACGATGAAATACCTACCCTGCTTATGTAAGATATGGCAGGATTGGTACAATTTGTTTTCTTTTCTGGATGCGATGCCGATGCGAGTAAGAGTCTCTCGAACCTTCAAAAAGTTGTCGGGTTCTGGCAGTGTCACTTCAAGCATGGACTCGGGTGTCCAGTCGTAGTATATCATCTCTACAGACATTATTTTCCACCTTTAAATAATTTTTCTTCAATCACTTTCAAGTCTTCAGCTGTGAGAATTCTTAACGCTTCCTTTGCCTTTTCGCTTGAGTAACCAAAGTATTCTTTTACGAGTTTGAGCGCCTCTGGTGTTGGTTCTTTTTTGATCCAATCAGACTTACGCTTACCTTTGGTAATTGTATTTAGGAAAAACTGAAATTGCCACTTAGCTGGAATAGACCAATGCTCATTCATAGCATTGGCTGGCATAATCGTATCTGGAAAATAACTATACGCTTTATTGACGATCCACTTACCTTTATCGTACTCCTTTTCTGCTTGAGGGTCTTCTGCTAAGATGTTCTTTTTAAAGTTAATGGCGTTGACGAAATCAAATGGAGACATTTCCTGTCACCCAATCTTCTGCGAAATCCTCAGCATGCTCTAAGAATTCGAAGCTATCGAAACCATTGTAATCATCTTGTGAATCATAAACCACAACACCGTACTCACCATTAGTAGTTTTATAAACTCTAGCGTTACGTGTCCCTTGTTGGAACTCACTTAAAATTTTCATCATATTATTTAAACCCAACTTCTTTTAAGTTTTCTGGGGATGCAAAGAATTGTTTTCCTGGATACTTTTTAGCCAAAGCCGATTCCAATTCTTCACGATTCTTACCCTGAGCCATAAAAGAACTGTCATCTTTTTGAAAGATATAGAGCATTTCTCCATGTCTCTCGATAATAATACTTACCGTGTTCTCATCTACATGGCGTTGGAGGGTATCCAGATTCTCACTTAAGAATTTATCAACAAATTTACGTGCAGTACGTTCACGGAAATCCCAACCAAATATGAAACCTACAACAAACACTGCAACAACTACTAAAAATTCTTCCATAGTATCCTCACTTGAATTTACATTGCACCATAATTTCTGTCATTGCAGCCATGGTATTCAATTCTTGATCAGCAACAAAAGCAGCTTTATACTGATAGTCTGCAAGAACCAAAACTAGATTAGGGATCGTAGAAGGTTCCATCTTTTCGCTGGCGCTATCGTAAAGTTCTCTAAACAATTGAATGGTATCAACGTCGGTATTAGTACCAACCCACTTACGTACAGCGGAGTAGTCACGAACCTTCATCGCATTAATAAGAGCATTATAGGATTCTTCGCTAAGGTTAGCAAGGATACCTGTATCGATCTTACCAGAAACGCTATAGCGTTGCAACTCGTTCAAAACACGACGCCAATCTGGGTAGTGCTTAGTGATAAGTTCAGCTACGACTTTGGAATCAAATTCAATCTTTTCCGCAGTAAGAATATCTACGGCACGTCGATAGAATGCGGTAGCAATCTTAGCTTTATCTGCAGCATCGATCTTAAACTCAATCACAGCACAACGGCTATGGATGGGTTCAATGATACGATTCTTAAAGTTACAAGTGAAAATGAATCGGCAGTTTGCAGAAAACTCTTCCATGTAGTTACGCAAAGCAGGTTGCGTTGAGGCTACTTGCATATAGTCAGCCTCGTCCATAATAACGACTTTCTTAGCGTCAGTTAGAGAGACTGTTGTGGCAAAACCTTTGACTAGATCACGCAAAGTATCAACGTGACCACCAGTGTCAGAGCCGTTAAGAACGATATACTCTGCACCAATCTCGTTACACAATGCCTTAGCAATTGTGGTCTTACCTACACCAGCAGTTCCACAGAGTAGCATATGTGGCAGTTCACCCTGTGCCACATAGTCCTTGAAAGTCTTTTTCAGACGTTCGGGTAAAATACAATCATCAATAGTCTGTGGGCGATACTTCTCGACCCACAAAAACTGTCCATCACGAATATCCATTATATAATCCTCAAAAAGTTGCTTCAATATTAGTAGGAAGCAGATGATCATTATGAGTCAATCTTTTTCCTAACCGCATTTCTTCCAAAATTTGTTTAAATGTATCTGTCGTTTTCTCATAAGGGAAAACCTTTAACACTTCGCTAAGATGAAACTCCATCTTCATCGTATTAAATCCACTTGTAACTAGCCATATATTATCAAGAGTATAACCACGATAAGAATCGATCCTATCTACTGTGACACGAGTGATAGGAGAATCGTCTTTACGCCAAGTCATAGGAACACCAGTTGCAGCACATAACCCTTTATTATGTTCCCACATTTTCTCTAGGTTATCCAACGTTATGGTGTGTTCAAACTTTCTCTTGTTCTTACCCTTAGGTCTAGCATTGTCAATAGTGTTTTGATAAAGGTTTCTATTGATGAATCTCGACAAATCCTCATACCAAGTTTCTGCATTCTGTTTGTTGTAAGCAGAAACCTCTTCACGCTTTTGTATCTCAGCTTCTAGTTCTTCACGTGAGTTGAACGATGTGTAAAAGTATAAAGGATCTTTGATATTTGCAGTCATAATACATCCATAATAAAAAGAAGAGGGATTATAATCTCCCTCTTAAATCAAAAGTCAAAGGTGGAATCTGCTTCGACTGCTACATAATAAACTAGGTCTCCAGTGCCTTGGAAGCGAGAGATTTTCTTGCTAGAGATGCTCACGACATAATCGCCTGGAAGCATCTTTAGGTTTTCAACCTTCAAGTTAACCTTGAAAGATTTATCAGTTTGACCAACAGGTTGGTTAAACGAGTTACCAGTTAAGTTCTTTTTATCGCCAACAACTGCAGTGATTGTTGATCCGTCACCAACGATTGATACGTCAGATGCACGAAGTACAGAAGCAGTACGCTGAATCATACTGAGCATATTTGCGCTCATATTAAATTCGATCTCAGCATTCGGGAATGTAATGCTCTTTTGAGGAGCAGTAAGTACGCTAGCATCTGCAGCGAAATACTTGATAGAACTATTACCTTGTTTAATAGTTACATACTTCTCGCTGAAGTCCAATTCAGGATCTTCAAACAAAGACATTGCACCCAAAAACTCATTCAAGTCATAGATACCAAAGTCTGGGAATGTTTCTGTAACAGTGGCGTCAGCCATTACGTTTTTCTGTGCGCTGATTGTTGCCAGCTTGTTGCCACTCTTTAACAGAAGGTTGCTGTTGATGCCAGCAAAATTCTTAATCAGACCGACAGTCTCTTTACTAAGTTTCATATTTTCTCCATTCAATAAACACATTACTATGTATAAAACATTTTACCCGAAATTGGGCTTTCTGACAAATTTATTTTGTAATCTTTTCGTACAACTCTTCAAATTCTTCGTTCTCAGCAACAGCTTGAGAGAAGTTTTGTTTGTGGTACGTTTTGGCAATCTTGCTAATAGTCTTCTTAGGAATCTGGAAGGCATCAGAAAGATCCTTCACAGTTTCCTTAATCAAGTCTCGCTCACCTTCAATACGAGTCATTGAGTTACTAATTTCCACGATTGCAGCGTGGAGTTTCTTTTTATCTGCATCAGATGCTAGTGTCATTTATTTCCCCAAGTTTACGAAAGGAACTGCACCACCGCCATTGTATTGGGGTAGCTTACCGTCCCACTTTTCAATTGCACGAAGTTGCACATAAGCAGCACCACCTTGATTTTGGATAGCCTGTGCTTGAATCTGAATAGCCTTTGCATTACCCTCAGCACGAGCAATTGCTTGTTGTGCTTCAACTTTGATACGCTCTAAGTCTTGTTCAGCTTTTTGCTTTTGTTGTGTAGCAATAACCTTTTGTTCGATGGCTTGTTGGTACTCTGCAGAGAATCCAAAGTTAACCAAAGAGATTTCGCTAATAGTCAAACCATACTTACCGACTTTGTTTTGTAACTCATCGTGAATACCCTTGCTGACTTGATCACGTTTGATAACAAGTTCTTCAGAATTGTAATGTGCAGTGACTGCTTTGAAAGATTCGTTTGCAGCAGGAAGAAGAATCTTATTCTCTAGATCCAATCCAAACTCTTTGTACATGTGTGCTGCTTTGCTACCATCAATTCGGTAGTTAACAACTAGGTCAGTGTGTACAACTTGCAAGTCTTTGGTACCAGCACTAGCACCCTTCAAGTCTGCCTTTACAACTCGAACTTCAACATCACGAACACGTGACACAGGATTCACCAAGTGAACACCTTCAGAAAGAGTTTCGGGATTCACAGTACCCATTGTAACCTGAACACCAACGTGACCAGCAGAAACAACAGTAAAGGATTCAAACACCAGAACAACTACTGGAAGAATGAAAGGTAGTGCTACAAGTTTACGGAATGGATACGTTGTAGTTCCACCACGAGTTTCGTGCAAAACATAAAGAAAAATTGCAGCTGCAATCGCCAAGAGCAAGGTTACGCCAAAAATAAACATCACTGTTTCTCCATTAAATATTGATTAAATTCCACGACCAATTGTTCATGCTTTTCTGCAGAACAATATAACGTCCACTCACGAACAATTTCTTTCTCAGTTACACGTTCAACACCTTCGCCAGAAGTAGTGACCATTGGCTCTGATAACATATAACCAAGGACTGTTTTTGGTAGTCCGTTTTCCCACATACGCTCAACTGAGAAAACTTTCATTGCATTCCAGTCAATAGCAACTGAAGCAGTAGCCATCTCACCTTCAAGACGTTTACGATATACGTCATTGGCATATTTTAGGTTTTCGTTTTCTTTTTTCAGATTCTCAAGTTGAACTTTAAGATCTGAATGTATAATTGGATTGATACCAAATAACATATTATTCCTTCGAGTACTTCACATCGTGTTCATAAAGAAACATCAGGCAACACATTGCATGTGCCAGATGGTGGATACCAGACTCAGGGTCTAGTTCTTCACCTGCTTTGTAAGCCCACAGGTGTCGTTGAAGGGCATCGAAATAACGACGCTTGGAATCAGGTACTTGTTTCCAATTATCGGGTTCGTATTTCTCTGCACCAAATGTCAGAACCTTTACTGTTTCTGCCAGTGCCAAAGGTGGGAGTAAACCATACTGCAGTTTACCACCGTCAAATTTACGACCTCCAGTGGTCGATTTTTGGGATGCTTTTACTTCTTCTAACGTAGCCATTTTCTCTCCAGTTAAACTGCTAATGGGTACTCAGAGAATACCCATTGACCGATTAGCTACGGGCGAAAATAGAACCGCCACCGATCATGTTAGCCAATGCAACCATACGCTTGCTTGGTTTACCGATACGGTACTTAGTGGTGGCAGAGCCATCAGAAAGTTTAGCACGATTAGAATAAATGCAATATCCTTGTGAACGCAATTGGTGAATTGCATCATGAGGATTCTTCAAACCAAAAGATCCGTGGATCTGGCGAGCAGTAACTTCAGCACCAGTCTGCAGGTAAGAAAGCAACTTAGCTTGTCGAGACATAGAATTTCTCCATTATAAAACCATCAAACGAAAAAAGCCGACGAGGGGATGGTGTCCCTCGTCAGCCAACTAAACTAAAATAATTAGACTTCGATACCATTCTCACGCAGGATCTGATTGAAGTCTTCGACTTCGTCGTCCATGCTGATGGATTCATCGATAACTTTCTGGAGACGAGTGCCTTCCAGAGTTTTCTCCTTGGCAGGAGCAGGTGCGACCTTTGCAGTCTTCACCTTAACAACTTTGGCTACAGTAGCCTTAGCTGCTTTTGCAGTAGCCTTCGGTGCTTGCTTTGCAGCAACTTCCTTAGCGAACGCAGACAATTCAGTTGCGTTAGGCACAGGTACTTGGTACAAACCACGCTCAACTTTGTTCTTGTTGAACAACCAGTTAGGATAACCGATCTTCTCGCCCTTAGCACCAGTGCGTTGGTCACGCATAGTGTAATAGAACGCAGCACATTCCTTCAGAGTAATCTGAGAGTTTTTCTTGTACTGAGGATTAGCTTCCAACAGAGCCACAACAAAACGCTTTTGAGACAAAGACAAGTCAGCAAATTTCAACATAATAAATTTCCTTTAGAAAGATTTCAACGATTTCAAGACTATATTATACACCAAACCATCCAAGAAGTCAACACTTAGTTGTAATCCCCTACAACTTGCAAGGGATTACTTAAGTATTACTTTTTAGAATGGAACTTCATCCGAAGGACGAGGAGTCGGTGCTTCCACTACAGGAGGTGCTTCGGGAGCAGGGTTTGCAATGTTATCGTACAGCTTCAGGAACGCATCCTTAGTAGCCGAGTCGAAACGATTGCAACACAACTCAACTGCCTTAGCACGATTCTGGAAAATCGCAAAGGCACGTACGATGTGAATCATACGACGAGTCGTAATAGTCTCATCGACACCACCATCTTCGAATGTGCGACGAATTGCATCAGCCCACTTAACGAGAGTCTCTGCAAATTCTTCGTCTGCACAACCGTAAGATTCCATAAGATTCTTAACAATCTTAACTTCAACCTTAGCACTAGGATATTCCTGTTCAAAGGTTACAGCGAAACGCTCCAAGAACGCTTCGTTCAGTACGTTAGTACCAATATAACGACCATCGTCTGAGCCTTTACCCTTTGTGTTAGCAGTGGCGCAGATATTGAAACCCTTGGCAGGAACAATCATCTCGTTGTTCAGCTTGAAGTAGTAGGGTTTACCTTCGAGAATTGGTTGCAAACACAACAGAGTGTTAGCAGAGCCAGCGTCAATTTCGTCAAGCAGCAGAGTTGTACCAGTGCGCATAGCGATAAGAACTGGACCTTCCACAACTTCTACGTTTCCATTCTGAAGAGTTTTGGAACCGATGAGTTGTTCTTCGTCAGTCATCATGTTCAGGTTAACACGAATCAGTGGACGCTTGTGCTTGGCACAAATTTGTTCGACCATCGTGGACTTACCGTTACCAGTTGGACCAGAGATGTATGCAGGATAGAAAATACCAGACTTGATAATGTTTTCCAAATCAGTGTAGTTACCGAATGGAACAAAGTTTGGATCTTTAAGAGGGATAAGTGATTCTACATTTGTGTAGTCAACAACGTATGATTCCACGGGTTCATCTTTCAATGCGGTATTACCAACAACAGTTGTAGTTTTACCACCATCAATAGCGTAAATACCACGACCAACTTTATTTTTCATAAGCCAGAGAGGGAACTTCTCTGTCTTTAGAGCACCCATAACTTCAATAAGTTGGGGGCGAGATACCTGCCCAGACGTTTGGGTATCGGGGAACATCTCAGCAAGTTTAATCTCAAACTCACGGCGAACCACAGCGTCAACTTTACTCATCACAAACTCCATTCATAATCAAGAACATACACATATTATACATCAATCTGCAAAAAAGTCAACAACTTTTTGGAAATAACCCCACAAAAAGTAGGGTTATTTTCCTTGTAAAATCAACAACTTACAGATGTAATACTTACGTTTTAGGCTACAAGAGCCACGAAACGATTCAAAAGCACCCGAGAAGTCTTCTTAACGTTCAGGTATTTGCTAAAGTTGCGAGCAATGCTAGCAGCCTTTGCATCAGACTTGACATCAAGTTCACCTTCTTCAATCTTTGTAGAAGACTGAGGAATCAAGAACAACTCATCACGCCCAGTGTTTTTGACAGAAGCGAAGGATTGATCACGGAATTGTTTTCTCCAATTCTCAATCAAAACTTCAGTACTGCCAGTATAACCTGGAAGGTTTGCACCAATGACAGACTGCAAATCACGACGATGATTACGGCAGATATAGAAACCTACGGTGTTCACATTGTGGCGATCTTTGATCATTCGCAAAATCGTTTCAGTCTGAGTTGCAGAATGATTGTTCAACTCATAAGTTTTCTTCGTAACGTCATCACGGATAAAATGGCGCAGTTTAGTGCGGGTGTATTTACCGTCAATATAATCATTACGAACAGACTCAAGACGACGACCATCACCATGCAGCTGACCACCTTCACCATCAGTAAGAGTAATGAATGTAGTTTTCTCGAGATTGTTTCTCTTGATAAACTCACCAAGATTCAGATAGCACCATGCCAATGCTTCGTTCAATGGAGTACCAGAAGTACTGTAACCATCATTCCAACGGAAACGATAATCCAACAAACGACGAGACATTTCATTAAACTCGGATGAAGACATCTTATCGTTGAAGAATTCCAACAAGTGGAAACCACGTGTGTTGCTCAACAAACTAGTACGATCACCAAGAGATGAATAGAAGTCACGCATCTTTTGATGACGAAGATTGCGTTCGTCATAAGACAAATCTTTTTCGTAATCAGTTGAAAATGCATACACACGATATGGCACTTGGATTCGTTGGCAGAACATAGCAAGGTTAATAACCTGCTTCAATGTGTCTTGCAATACAGCGTCCATGGAACCAGACCAGTCCAGCAACATAACCATACCGTGATTCTTACCTTGTGGTAAGACAGTCACACGCTTGAATAAATCATCTTGCAGTTTGTAAGCCCAAACCTTACCCATACTCAGAGAACCAGATTTGGAAACCTGAGCACGTTTAAGAATTTGTGCAGACTTCTTCATCTCGAATTCTTTAACAAGGTAATTTACCGTGCGCATAGAATCGGTTTTGAATTGATCATACTCTCGGGTGAAAGTGCCAAAGAATTCTCTACGCTGGGCATCGTCCATGTAGCGAGTCTTGTAGTCTTGTTGTTGATACAAGTCAGCATTCCAATCGTGGATAGACTTAGTCTCATTGAGAATAGTCTTGTAGCCAACAACTGGATCTTCATAGTATTTTGTATCGAATTTCCAGTACAAGTACTCTGTAGAATCGTCAGCCAATTCCTCAAGACGTTGTTGGAATACCTTATCAGTTTTGGCTTCTAAGTCTTCATCCTTAACATCGTCACTGGCAGCATCTTGATTTTCTTTGCTTGAACCACCCTTGGATGTTTTCTTATCATCGCCAGCGTCTTCGTCTTCTTCAAGATCAAAGTCATCAAGATCATCGATATCAAAATCACCTTGCATCGGTTCATCGTCTTCGTCTTCATCTTCTTCAGAGTCCAAGCCCAATTCCATGCGCTCTTGTTTACGCTTCTCAGCTTGTTCTTTAGAATATGCGAAAATTTCCTGAGCCAAGGCAACAATCTCTTCCATGGTCTCAGTGCGCTCTGCACGATTCACGAATGCTTTTTCTACAGGCGTGAATGTAACACCACAATCGAAACCAACTTTGAAATACAGATTGATGCGGTCAATCAATAGCAACTCATTGAAGTCTTGGATAGACTTAACACCAAAGAAGTCACGTTCATTGAGTTGCTTGTAACCTTCATTCATACGCTTACGAATTCCAGGATACTTACGCTTCATCATCTTTTCGATACGAACGTCTTCCAATACGTTCATATATGTCATCAACTTGGGTGTTTCTTTAATCGGCTCCAAGTATGCTTCGCCAGTCCACAATGCGTGACCAACTTCGTGTCCGATAAGCATATCTTCGATCTCTGGAGTCATATCTTTCCAAAGAGGCAAAGTCAAAACACGAGACTTAATGTTAAAGGATGCAGTGGGTGCTTTGGCACGAACAACAGAAAGGTTTTCTGTGGCCAACAAACGTGCGCTCAGATCAGATGCTGTATTCTGCATTTGCAATCTCCCATTCAAATTCTGTCAAAAGTTTCTCGATCTCATCACGATTCGCAAGACCAAGTTCATAATCAAAAACTAGGTTGTCTTCCAACCCATACTGACCAGCCAGTTCGGCTAGTTCGTAGTCACTAAAGTCATCCCACATATTTTCTCCGATTCAGTATAATGAATTATGCCTGAATTCTTGTAAAAAGTCAACAGTTGAAAAAAGACGTGTAAAATCAACAAGTTAGAAAACCCCACACGAGGTGGGGTTTCTTTTGTAAGTCTAAAGTATTACTTTTTAGCGTTGGCTCGAACCTCTGCAAAGTCGTATTCACGGATGATTTTACCATCACGGAACACTGTTTGCATTGCTTCAGTCCAACCACCAAAACCTTTATCAGTCCAACCAGAAGGTGGAGTCACACCAGAAGCAAACTCACCACCAGACTGCCACAAGGTTACACGCCCTGCTTTAGACTTTTTACCGCTATCAGTGATAGGATCTTTTTGCACATCAACCCATACACCATTGACTTGAGCAGCTGAACACTTCATTGCGAACTTCTGAGTGTCACGATCCACTTGTTGGAGCAAAGCACCACCCATACCGAATGCAATGTTGTCAGCAGACCAACCCATTGCCATAAAGCCACCAAGGATAGAACGAATGCTCAATTCGTTAACACCGTCACCTTGGATAAGACGAACGTTGTTCAAAACTTTGAATCCTTTACCGTTAACAGTGTAACCAAACTTACGACCAAGAATCTCGATCAATTGTTGGTTAATAGTCAAAGGATCACCAGAGTCAGGACGAATAACAACAGTAGCACCAGAAGCAACAACCTCTGCTTTCAATTCATCACCCCACAAGTTGCCAGCTGCATTGAATACATCGTAGCTGTCGCTTACTACTGCGACGATGCTTCCAGGTTTTGCGAATTGGGTAAGCATGTTTCGGTAGGCGTCGACTTCACCTTCACGTCCCCACGAAGTAATTGTACTGTGCTCTGCGGCAGGAATCGAGAAACCTGCAATCCCAGCACCATAGTATTCACGAGCATACAGAACACCAGAAATAGTATCACTACCCATGAAGTTAACCAAGTGTGCTGCACCTCCGATGCCCGCAGATTCAAGGCTAGACACACCACGAGCACCGAAATCGTGCAACTTAAAATCGATTCCACTAGGGTCACCTGTACGCTCCAAATAGTCAAGAATTACTTTACGAATAGTGTAGCTTTGAGTAGCCACAGTAGTAGGATACCACACAGCACGAAGCAATGCAGTTTCCAGATAAGTGGTCAACCAAAACGCCTTTGGATCAGTGTTTTCAATAGTTGCCAAAACGTTTTTAACAGGAACCACTGTGCCTTCAGGAACAGCCCGAATAACGACAGGAAGGAAACCTCCGTGTGCTGATAGAATGTATTCCCATCCTTCTCGGTTGAAAGGTTCGCCATGGGCTGTAAGAATTTCATCAGCAATATCAATATCGGCTTGGGTGATTGGTTCAAGCAGGTACTCCTTAATGAATGCTTGTAGACCGAACATCACGGTTTTGTCATAACGACCACCACGAGATTCGATGTAGCTATAAACGCCAGTAGTACCAGCGGGATATTGTTTGAACATCGAGACTTTGTAGCTGTCAGTGTTCAAGAGAATGTTTTTTGCGAGTTTCATAGTAAGCTCCTTACAGTTTAACAAACGCTGGCATCGGCATGACACCAGTTACTTTAGAGATGATGTCCTTGTGGTCATCATACATTTCGATGTTGTTCAGTGCATCAGTAAGTGGCACCCACTTGCACAGAGCAGCATCATCCGCACCATTGGCACGTGGCAACGAATAGTCTGGATTAGGACTAACTCGCATGTACACAGCCATAGTGTTTCTTGGAATACCAAATGAACGACTTGGATTGTCAAACAATTCGGTCTTCACGATAGAGCCACGGAGAACTTTCTCTGGGACTCTTACATTAGTTTCTTCAATCAATTCACGGATTGCACAGTCGAGAAATGTTTCACGCTGATTGCGAAAACCTCCTGGAAGTGCCCAAGCACCACGTCCTGGACTGAACTTGCGTTGGATAAGCAAGACGTGTCCTTGACATTCGAGGATTGCATCTGAACAGTTGAAGTTGAGTGTTTCGGGAAATGGATAATCTTTGAAGAGTTGTTTTTCTTTTTGGTAGAAAGCATAGTCGCCTCTGACAGTTTCTGGCATTAGAGGGTCATTGTTCTCGAACATCTCCTCACGAATCATCGTGGCGTTGATAGTGTATTGAGCCTCAATGCTCTTAAATTTTAATTCGGGGAACCACTTGAGATAATCATTACCTTCTTTCATATGTCCGAACAAAATCGGTGAACCCATATTGTAATGTTCGATAGTTGCACGGACGTCAGACATCCATTGCGTATCGCTGTAACGATAATCGTTGAGTGGAATAATTTCGTAGTTTGTGATTCGCTCGGTGTGAAGTTTCAACGTAAGCATTTGCTTGCGTTCTTCAAACGACCAAGGATTTTTAATACTACGACATGTGTTGGCAGAACCAACAAGGATGTACAGTTTTTGTACTTGGGATGCAGCCACTCCAAGCGCATGGATGTGACCGTGATGAATGGGCTGGAAACGCCCAATGAATATACCAGTTTTCATTCTAAACTCCTTAGAAATTATAGGACAGACTACCTGTCCTGTTTATATAGGAAACCTGTTAGCAGGTTTTTTCTTTCTTACACTTCTCCTCAGAAGAACCTTTTGATCCACCACCAAACCATGGGAACCAACTAGAACTTGTTGTGTTTGTAGTTGTCGAAGAACGACTTGGCTCAGGTGCAACCGATGCACTTTTACCAGTGGATGTACCCTTACCACCACCAGAACTAGAATGACTGCCAGAAGAACTGGAATGCCCACTAGAACTAGCATGACCACCGCCACCGCCATGGCCACCTCCACCACCGCCACCTTTAGCGACTGCAGTGCCTGCAATAGATGCGACAAGAATAAGTGCTACGAGTGTTTTCATAACGATCTCACAGAAAAATAACAAAACAAACAAGAGCCATAATCACCATCAAACCGACACTGTCTGCAAAGTCTTCACCAGCAGATTGACGACGAGTTGGCTCTAAAGACTTCAACCACTCTTTGAAACTCATTAACTTACCTTCTCAATTCTTGCACGCCAGAAGTATTCAGGTGTACCACCTTCTTCCCAATGGGTTTTGTACTTCTCGGCTTCTTCGAGGGTTGTGAAGAACTTTGTATCATTTTCGTCAACACGTTGTCCCCAACCACGTTCGTACTCAGTTACAGTAACTTTGTAGAGCCCATTCAGTTTAACTTCAGACATCTTCAACTCCTTTCCGACAGGACTTTATTATACATCAATCTGTCGAAAAGTCAATACCCTACTGCAAGTAGGGTAAAAGTAATACTTTAGTTTGTAGCTATTACAGAAAAGTCGTTACGTTTCTCAAACTTGATAACCGAACGGAACTTGTCGAACAGTTGGTCGCCCTTGTGACTGATAACGAAGATGTTTGAATTTTCACCAAACGTATTCATCAAATTCAAGAAGTAGTCAGTACCAGCTGTATCCAAACTTGAGTCAAAGATTTCATCAAGCAGTAGAAGGTTAGTGTTAACTGAGTTCTTCATCTTAGCGATCTGACGCCAAGTGAATAAGATGGACAAGTCAATGCGCATCTTCTCGCCTTCAGAGAAACTTGCGTAAGTGAATTCATCACGATGACGAGACTTAACAATTTCATTGAATGACTCATCAAGTTCAAAGTGGATATAAGCATCCATAGCATTCAGATACTTGTTGATCAACTTATTCATAATCGGGAGATACTCACGAATGATGGCTGTCTTGATACCAGTGTCTTTCAAAAGAATGCTAGCAACTTCTTCTAAGTTACGATGTTCTTGTAGTGCAGTTTTCTGATTGATCTTAGAAACAGCATCCTGAGCAAGAGCCTTTAGCTTATTCTTTTCTTCATCGATGTTAGTTGTATCAGATTGAATCTTTAGAACTTCAGCTTCTGCCTCTTTGATCTGGCGATTAAGTAAGGTGATTGATGAGTTCTTTGTAGACAGTTCAATGTTCTTGTCGGAAATTTCCTGTAGAATTTCATTAATTGAAGAAAGTTTTTCTTGAAGTTTGGTGTGGACTGCGTTGAGTTCATCAACCTTGTTGTTTTGTTCTGACAGTTTCTCATTAAGGTCTTTGAGAATGCTCTCTTTGTATTGCTCTGAGATGTCTTGATTGCAAGAGGGACATACATCATGTTCACCAAAGAATTCCATGTGATGCTCACAAGTCTCGACTTTTTGTAACAGTCGTTGTTGGAGTTGATTTGCTTTGGCAAGATCTTCTTTGATTTTCTCTTTGTCTGAAGTCTTATTTTTAAGAGTTGTGATTTCTCCGACGAGGACATCAACATCCGACTGATTTTGCTCAATTTCTTTAAGGCTGTTAGCGACTTTCGTTTGGATGGATCTAATACTATCTGCTTTCGCTTCCGAGATAGTTTTAATAATTGCATTTTGTGCTTCGACTTTAGTCTTAGCAGCTGCAACCTCAGTGTCAATCTTAGTGATGGCATCTTTAGTCTCCTGAGCCTTTTCTTTCAGAATCTGATTCATAGTCGAGAAAATACGGATGTCAAGAATATCTTCGATAACATCACGACGTTGACCAGAAGGTAACTGCATAAATGGAACGAATGAAGCAGAACCAAGGATAACAACCTGAGTGAATGTCTTATAGTTCAACTTAAGAATTTGTTGTTCCAAAACCTTTTGGTAATCACGTGATGCTGCATCCTGATTGATCAACTCATCATTCAGATAAATCTCAAAGATGTTTGGTTTGATACCACGAACAATTCTGTAGTTACGTGGACCAATAGAAAATTCGATCGTAACAATACAACCCTTACCGTTGATAGAGTTTACCAACTGTCCCTTATTGATGTTACGGAATGGTTTACCGAAAAGCGAAAAGCACAATGCATCTAAGATTGTGCTCTTACCTTCACCATTCTTACCGATGATTAATGTTGTTGAAGACTTATTAAGTAGGACTTTGTTCGGAGAGTTTCCTGTAGATAGAAAGTTCTTCCATTCAACGCTTTTAAAGATGATCAATTCTTTTTACCCCATTCCCAACCAAGCATAAACTTGGTCATTTTCTTAACGAACCAATTAGGTTCTTTAGATACATAGTATTTCAACTCTGGACTTACTAACCAGTATCCAACAGATTCTTTAGTTGGATGGAACTCCGTCATATTAGCCAGAGACTGAGGTGCTGGTCCAAGTGTAACTGAGCCACCATTAAATGCCCACAAAGATTGTCCTGCGGTAATACTAACAGAGGATTTTAAAAGTTCTTCTTGTCGCTTCTTAGCATAATCTTCACATGGAGTGTAATCCAAGTCAAGACGAGTCTGCTCAGTTAATGGAAAGAAGAATTCAATTTCTAATTGTTTCATACTTCAACATTCACTGCTTCGGTGTAAAGGTTACGCATAAAGGATTTGATATGTTCTTTACTAACATCAGTCTCAATACTATCAACATAATGAGTCAAGACAGATAATGTATCTTCTAAACTAATTTCTTCGCCGATCTCACCATCACCAAAGTCTGATAGATCTTCGATAATCTTAATGTCAGCGCATCCTTTATTATACAGCTTCTGAACGAACTTGTCAAATTTATAGTAGTCTGTTTTATTGACCACAATCAATCTTACATATAACCCTTTAAGGTCGGTGGCGTCGAGGTCGATGGGATCTGTTTCCTTGTCATTATATTCAATTCGCTCAAACATATGATAAGGATTTTGGTAGAATCTAAGTTCTCTTGTGCTAAGATCGAACAAGTGAAATCCTCTGGGGTCATTATAATCTTGCCATGTGAGTTCGTAGGGATTACCAAGGTAATAAATGTGACCATCGTTACTGCGGTGATGATAATGCCCGCTAAAAACCAGATCAAATTTATTGAATATTTCTTTACCCATTCCTTCATGGCTTTCCATTCCTCTATACATTGAGAAGCCAGCAATTTCAAAATGCCCCATACAGATTTCTGCTTTGGTGTCTGTAAGAGTATCAATAGAATCTTGATAATTCTCAGGACAAATCCAAGGCATCATGCAGATAGGAACATCATCAATGTAGATTGTAGCTGGATGATCAATCACATTGATGTTATTATACTCTCGCAGAAGTAAATCTGGAGAGTTTACATCGTTGGTATTTTTAAAGTAAGTATCGTGGTTACCAGCAAGCATGTGTACAGCGATGCCACGGTTATGTAACTTATCAAAGAACATTTTCTTTGCTCTATCAAGAGCATAGAAGTTGACGTACTTACGACGATCAAATGTATCACCGAGAACAAGAACAGTATCGATATTATTTTCAGCAAGAGTAGGGAAGAAAACATCATTATAAAACTTCTCAAAGTAATCTAAGAAAGCAATACTGTCATTGCGTGCGCCAAAGTGTTGGTCTGTGATAATGGCAACCTTCATGTACGATCCTCTTTTTTAATTTTCTCAGGATAGAATTTAATTTCAAGAACATCGCCTGTTGGTAATTCTATTGAGAATTTAGTAGCTTCGTGGAGTGTATCAAACCATCTGAACGCTAAACGTGTTCCTGCCAAATAGTAGCTAACTTTATACATTAGATAAACCCCACTTTACGGTTAGCCTGAGCAGCAGGTGCGTTCACCTGTTCATTGAATACTTCTGCGATTGAATACTTAGAAGTTTCTTTACCACGTTGGCGAACAGGCAACTTAACGTTAAGGCGATCTGCCAATGCTTGTGCTTCAGCAACATTTAAGTTGTCGAATGTCACAATATCAAAACAACGTCCTGGACGAACCAATGCGCTATCGATATCACGAATACTTGGAAGGTTTGTAGAGAAGATCATCTTCTTACCTTTGGTTGTGACAAGACCATCACCAACGTTAAGGAATCGGTGCATCATTGTGTTACCATCAGAACGGCTCTTCAAGAATGCATCAGAGTCTTCAAGAACCATAATGCTGGCATCGTCTTCAATAAAGCGAGCAAAGAAACCATCCTTGTCAAGGATGTTACCATCATAAGAAACGATAGCAGAAGAGTTTGTGTGTGCAAGCAAACCACGAATGAATGTAGTCTTGCCAGTTCCTGGAGGACCAATCAACAACAGAATGTTAGCATTGGATTCCATATAACGATCGTAGTAGCTACCAAGAGTTTCGCCATTAAGGAATGGATACATCTCGTCAACTGGCAGTCGTTCACGGTTCAATGGAACATTAACAGAATGACCATCACTAGAGTAAACCCATTCGATGTAAGATGTTACAACAGAGAATTTCTTTTCGATAACATCGATGATACCTTCAGCGAATTCCATATCACCAAAAGCACGAACAGAAGTTGAGTTACTGTTCACGCTGTAGTTGATATAGTTTTCAGACTCTTTATGGATAATGAACCCAGATGAGTTGTTGGATTGCACCAACAGATATCCTTCAGCAAAATTATGTTCAGCCCAGTCAGCCCACTTCTCACGATTAGCAAGAACAGTAGTGTCACGATGGATTGTATCAGCACCACGTGCAATTCTACGTTCAAGAATCTGGCTAGTGATCAAGTCATCAAAGTCAGAAACACCTAAGAAGATTTTGTTTTCGTTTTCCATAATATTACTCAAATTTAACATATTGTCTGCTGCGTCCCAAACATGACGTTTGAGAGTTCTTTGTTTTCTTTTAACTCTGTGTGTTCTATGACGAATCGGAGGACTACTGCTCGGTATCCCCGCTGCCAGATCCCGAATCAATTGGCGGATGTTCTGTGACATTTTCTTCACCTATAAAATTATCTAAACTCGCTTGGTTCTTTTTCTTTTTTTCTTTTTTACGTTCAATGAATGAATCATCAAATGTTTGATTGTTTTGCATAAACTCAAGATATGCATTGTGAAACTCACCACTTTCATCTTGCTCTTGTAACTCGAACATTTCAAATGGCATTTCTTGAATCAGCTTACCTTTAATGTATGCTTGTTTCTTTTCTTTGGCGATCCTACGTAAGAATGCATAGTAAATAATCTGCGTGAAGTATGCGAATGGATTGTTAGATTTCGCTGGATCAAAGTTATCAATGTATTGAATGCAGTTCTCAATACCATCGAGAATCATATCATCACGATAAGAGTAGTTAATAAAGTTTGGTTTATACGAAAGGTGGTTAGCAATTTTTAGGATACATTCTCCAATGTAATTGCTAACGATTGGTTTAGGTAGCCCCTGTTCTTGAGCTTCTTTTACTTTTCGTTTATATTCTGAAATTGCTGCTAAAAAGTCAGCGTTGTTTACGTAGTGCGCCATAGGCTATATCTTTCTTTGTTTTTCACAAAGCTAAGGAGAAGTATACAACAACTAGTAAGAAAAGACAAATCTTATTTTCTTACAAAATATATTTGCTTTCTGCTTGACTTTGGGGCATAATAACGGAGTTAGGGTTGATCGTTACTACTTAATGTTTAGTTTCGTTACCTTCAATAAACACTCTCTGATTCTCTTCCCTAGTCTCTTCCACATCGGATGACATTGCATCATCCTCTCCACCCTTCGGGGTGAATCTTACATTCTGGCTTTCTCTAACCAGATTCAAATAATGAGCAACGAACATTTCCTTCATCGGTTTGATAAACAAAACGTTCTTTTTATCTAGCACGAATGATTCATCATCAGTGAACGTGCAGAATGGAGCAGCAGTAACGTGCTCTTTACCTGTTTCAAAATTTGGGATTGTTCTTATTTGCATGGGATGGAGCAACTCAATATAGTTGTCATCCTCTTGTTGCAGAGCACACATAAGTTGCTCACCTGACGTCAGCCTAACTACAACGTAAAATTCATTACCTGTTAGCATCAAAGATCTACCTCAATAACTTTAATATCAAATTCTTCTTCTGCGTACGTTTTGTAACGTTCAGCTGCATGGTTCAATGTATGATTCTTCCAAGATTTCCAATGTAAATCATCGGCAAGGTCGTAAAGGTTACAACCAACTTTACCGTCTTTCTTTCGCAATCCTCTACCGATAGATTGCAAATTACGAATTTTACTTTTAGATGGCGAAGCAAATACAACATTCTCAATCGAAGGAATATTAATACCAGTCGAGAATGTACCATAAGATGCAATGATGATTGCATCATCTTCACCTTCTGTTATATGACGAATCGATTCACGATCAGAAGTCTCAGTGCCACCATAAACGAAAAACACTTTTCGCTTATCGTGCGACTTTTCTTTGATCATATCGTATAGGACTTTGCCGTGCTTTTCAACGTATTGAAAAAGAACCAGCGTGTTACCTTTAGAATTTACTGCCAAGTTTCGGATAAACTTATTTCTTGGATAATAAGATACTAGCCAATCCATTTCTTCTTGGTATGTATTTTTATTACGTCCCTTACGAATCTCTTCATTATACTTAAAGACCACACACGTTATATTTAGGTCAGCCAATCTTCCAGACTGAATTAAACTCTTTGTAGTTACAACTTTATGTACTGGACCAAAAATGCCTTCTAGAACTAAACGATGAACCTTCTTGTTATCAAGCGTTCCCGTAGTTCCAATACGATGACGGATCGTATCCATCTTTTCCATAACAGTAGTCAAAGACTTTGCTTTGAAGCTATGTGCTTCATCGCCAAAGATTACATCGAACTGTCTGAACCAAGACTTAGGTTGTAGATAGATTGACTGCCAAGTAGTAATCAATACGTCTTTGGTAAATTCTTTAGAGAATCCACTGTAAAGTTTTTGGCAGTGAGATTGAACAGACCATCCATTGACGCTTGAATAATCTTCAAAGTCAGAATGCATTTGTTCAACAAGAGATGTTGTTGGTACAATAAGAACACATTTGTTGCCCTTGGCAACTAACCAACGCATAACTGTATAGATGATAAATGACTTACCAGAACCAGTAGGAGAAAGTAGCAATGTTCTTTCTGTGTCTAATGCTTTTTGAATAGCATCTATCTGGTAGTCACGGATTTCGATTTTATCTGGGAGTTTAAGTGCTTTGATAAAACCTTCTACGATTTCTGGAGTGATGTCATTCGTTTTATTGAAGTCATCTTTCCAAGTAATCTCATATCCGTTTTGTTCGCAGAATTGCTCTACGTAACTAATTAGACCAACGTAAAGAGTTTTTCTTAGTTGATCGTACAGGCGAACTTTACCATCCCACAATCTTGCTTTATATTGTGGTGTAAATTTTGCACCTGGATATTCATATGTGAAGAAGTCTGCTAGTTCTTGCTCAACGCTGGCGTCAGAGAAAATTCTAACATACACCTCATCTAATTTTTCAATAGTTACATTAACCAATTACATACCTGCTAAAAACTTCTTCCATTCTACGTGGGTCTTGATCTGCCAATCACGTGCTTTGATCTGACCCAAAATGGATTCAAGGAAATAAATCATTGTCTCAAGGTATTCAATCTTTACCTTCAATGTATTTAGTTCGTTATCGCCAGTTAGAAATTCATCCATCTCATTCTTGAGAGGTTTGATTCCTTGCCATTGTGTCCATCCATAATCAACTAATTCTTCACGAGACATTTCACCACGATAGTATCGAAATTTATTTTTACGTAGGATGTTATAGTCCGAACTCAGCTTGGTGTGTTTGAGTTTCACATTAACTAAAAGTTTAATGTACTTAGCGTGGAGTTTGGGAGTTGCTGTAGATTGCTCGCCGAGAAAGTTATCGTTGATCTCGGAATCGGCATCCCACATTTCTTGCAGTTGTTCAATGTTCATAATATACCTTTATTTGACTCTACCATTATACAGTAGAGTTGCAAAAAAATCAATTTAAATTTACAAAAGTTTGTACCAACCGAATCTAAATGTTACACTACCTACAAGGTATTGAACGTCTTCATTGGTAGATGCAAATTGCAGGGAACTGATGTTTGTTGGAAACACATCATAGAATTGCACAGTCTGTACTGCCTGATTGTTACTATCTAAGATTTGCAATGTAGCGTCAGAATAGTTTTTAGCAAGTTCACCATACGCAGTAGTATCAGTTGCGTTTTGGTTGATGTACTGTTCATAACTTTCTGGGAAACCTAACGCAACAATCCAGTTATAGAGTGTGCGATAGTTCTTCATATCTTCATCAATCAGAAACTGCAGTTCCAGCGGTTCATACGATAACGTATCGCCTGGAATTGGTTGTGTTGAGAAAGGAGTAGCATACGTTGGTTCACCTAACATAATTCCAGGAAGGTTTGCCTGCTGACAAAAGAATGAGATGTCAGGCAGTTTCTGTACAGAAAACTGGAAGCCGTTTGGTGATAACGGGTTTAACTGAGAAGGTAGTGACATAGGCATAATATTATTTAGGAAATAAAAAAGGGTCTCCGAAGAGACCCTTTGAGTACCGAACTAGTCGGCTACCGATTACATTAGGTTAGTAACCTTAACTTTGCGGTAGTAGTAGTTGTTACCAGAAGCAAGACCATCAGCGCCAGCGTCGATAGTAGTGAATGGGTTAGCAACTAGACCGTAACGAGTCTTGAAACCAATCTTTGGTTGGAAGCTGTTAGGATCAACTGCACGAACCATTTGCAATGGAACGTATGGGCAGTAGAACATACCTGCGTCAAACGCAGAAGTACCTTTGTAACCAACAACGAAGAATTGGTTAGCAGATACGTTTGCAGTGTATGGGTCAACATAAACTTTGTACTTGCCGTTTAGGATACCAGCGAAAGTAGTAGAAGTGTCATCTACAGTTAGGTTGTTTTTACCAACGATTGCAGAAGAGTAGTCAAGAACACCAGCCATCGCCAATGCAGAAGCAACGTCTGCAGAAGTGATGATGATGTTACCACGACCACGACGTGTTTGTTGACCGATAGCATTGGCTTCACGTTCGATTTGGAACATTAGACCTTTGAACTTTTCAACAGACCAACGACCGTTAGAGTCAACGTCCAAGTCGAAAGTGCCAGCAGTAGCAGTACCAACTTGTGCACCAACTTTAGCAGCAGTGTAAACAGTACGAACAACTTCACGGTTGATTTCAGCCAAGATTTCTGTAGAAAGAATGTTGCTCAATTCGCCTTCAGCGTCAAGACCGTGAACAGATTTCAAGTCTTGTGCCAATTCGATAGAGTATTCAGCCTTCAAAGCACGAGTCTTTGCAGTTACAGAAGTCTTTTCGATAGAGAATGCCATCTCACCGAAAGCACCACCACCAGAAGAACCTAGTGCTTCAGCAGCAGCTGTAGACATTGGAGTACCAGTAGTGTTAGTACCTGGATTCCAGTCGGAACCAGCGTGAGTACCAGTACCAGAGAAATCAGTATCTGCTTCGTTGAACAACGCTTCAGTACCGTTTTGAGTAGCATAGCGAGACTTCATTGCGAAGATCAAGCCAGTTGGTTGAGTCATTGGTTGAACGCCAGCGATATCATAGGCGATCAATTGTGGCATAGCACGGCGAACCAAGCTGATCAAAACTGGGTCGAAACCAGCCATTTGACCGTTAGTACCTGCACCACCCATAGAGATACCAGTACCACCAGAGTTAGTTGGAACAGCTTCGAACAATGCCTCAGCTTGTTTTTGCATTTCACGTTCTTGGTTTTCCAATAGAACAGCAGTAACTTCCTTACGATACTGATCTTTGAACGCTGGAGCAGATTCGTGGTTTAGAATCGGTGCCCACTTTTCGATTAATTGTTGACGTGTAGTCATTTTATTTTCCTTTTAGATTTTGTTGAGTGCTGATAGATATGCAGACATTTTTGGATCAACAGGCGTAGCCTTCTTTTCCTCAGTCAACACTTCTACTGGAGCGTCAGTAACAACAGATGCTACTTCAGTCTTCTTACCAGAGAAATAATTCTCACGGATAGTCTTTACTTTAGTCTCAAATGTATCTGCTTCTTCATAAGAAAGTTCTTCAACTAGGCTCATGAACTTTTCAGTTTCAGAGTCAGTCAAACCTTCGCTGATTTGTTTAACGATCTCTTGACGCTTTGCTTCTGCCAAAGTCTTAGTCAACTCAACGTTGGCTTCAACTTGTTCATTTAGCTTAGCTTCCAAAGAAGTAATTGTTTCTTCCATCTCGCCAAGTACATCGTACTTTTCTTCTGGAATATCAATATAGTGTTCTTCGAAAAGACCTTTCAAGCCAGTAATGAAACCTTCTAAGATCTCAGACTTGATACCACGCTCAAGGGCTAATTCATTCTGTGCAATCCACTGCTCGGCAATATAGCCAAGATATCCATCAACTTGTTCAACAATTCCCTGAGTATTCTGCTCGACTTGCTCAGCAAGTTTAGCTTCGAATTCTTCGCTAATACGTGCAACTTCTTCGTTAACACGTGCTAAAACAGCTGCTTCATAAATTGTAGCTGCTTTAGTTTTAAATTCTTCTGTTAGCTCTTCACCATTGAAAAGAGCATCCATATCTTCTTTCATGCCTTTAACAGCATTACCTTGACGGATAGGAGCTTGGTCACCATTCTTAGGATTTTGAGTTCCCTTTGGTGCTTCTTCAGCTTGCTTCTCATCGTCAACGTTGTTACGTGCAGAATCTGGATTAGGTGTTTCGCCACCGTTTGGCACTGAATTGCCTTGACGGATGACAGACTTCTCACCAGATGCGCCTGCAGCAACATCTTTAGAGCCTGTTTCAGCTCCACCTAGTTTTGCTTCATCTAATTTTTGCTTCTTTGATTCGGCTAGAATCTGAGCAATCTTTTGTTCGATAGACATTCGTTATCTCCTGTAACTGGATTAGTTCTATTAAATTATTTATTATTTATCTGATTTTACTCAGAAAATTTTGGAAAGCGTGCAATTTAGCTTCCTCTAGTTGTCGAGTAGAAGCCTTTCTGATTGAAGCCTTAGCAGCTTCGATTTGTTGCTCCACAAACTTTCCATCAATATAAATCCACTCTTTGTTTTCCATAATACCACGGACAAAAGCGTCTGGGGCAGATGGGTCTGCTACGATATCTGCAGCAGTGGATAACATAAAGTCATCCTGAACAACATTAACTCCCTCTTTGTTTAGAACAAGAGAGCCAAGTGCTCTTGAAGAAACACCAAGGTTTGCACCACCGTCTAGAAGACCTCTAGCGATATTACCCATTGGGGTTTCTAAAATCTTTGCTTTACCGATGTAGTTAGTACCTTCTTTACGAAGGTCAACGATCAAGTGAGACACACGGTCCAAATTAATGGAAGGAGTATCTGGGTGTCCAAGTTCACCATACGCACGCATGTTCTGAACTTGTTCTTGTAAGTAACGACCAACCTCACGATCCATAACGTGTTCTGGATACATACGACCATTACGGTTCTTAAGATCTGATTGAAGGAAAATACCCTCAATGAAATAAGTCTTACCTTTACCTAGCTTTTCTTCAACGATCAGCTTGGCTTCTTGTACGTCTTCTCTAATAAGTTTCATTATGCACCTACTTGGTTAACGTTATCTGCAGCGCCAAAACTAGCAGTTTCAACTTTAGATGACCATCCATCTACTTTACGTAGAACTAGGTAGCCAGTAACTGGTTTAGCAACATCATTAACAATAACGATATCTGCTGTGTTGTTGATGTTATCTACAAAACCATTTTCATTAAATTCTAAAGCTGGTGCATTTTCTGGGGCGCACGCAATAATGTTTTTACCATTACGAGTGATACGAAGACCAGAACCAAGTTGACCAGTGCTGAAAAACTTAACGATGTTTACTGTTGGAGTTCCACCAGAAGTAAGAGCTTGTGAAGCAGCAGTTAATGTGTTCAAAGCAATAGTACCTGATTCAGCAAGAACTGTATCAAAGTGTACGATCACTTCTTGGTTAGTGTTTTTAACTGTTGTGAATAGGACAGCCATTTTTATTCCTCTATTTGTTCAAGCACATGAAGGAAATTGCTACTGCTTTCTCTCATATACTCGATAATCTCTGTTTGATTGGATAATAACTTATTTAGGCGTTCTTGCGTTTGTTCAGAGATTGCAATGATTGTATCATCATCAAGAACGTAGTGAAGTTTACCTTCAACAATCTTATCCAATTTGTTTAGTGCACGAATTCTTTGAACGACTGGGTCTATTGTAAAAATGTTGGAAGAAGCCAGCTTAATATAATTTTCTATAAGGGTATCTGTGACTTTGATTTCGTAATATTCTTTAATGATACCAGCTACTTTACTAGCAGATAGTTCTTCGTATAAGTCTTTTGATACTTGGTGTTCTAATTTTTCACTAATATATTCTTGCTTAACGTATTGTCTAGCTTCTTCCAAACTCTTAAAGTCTGTAACAGAGCCATCAATCAATACCTTACCCTCAGTGTTTAACTGAATGTGTCGGCGATAAGAACGAATATCTTCAATGATACTCATTTCTTTGATTGATTTACTAAACTCTGTATAACGCATTACTCTGTCGCTTCTACTGGTGTCTCTGTAGGTGCTGCTTCTGGAGTCTTGAACATACTCTGTGCCATAGAAGAGCGCATGTCGTCTAACTTGGTAGAAATCTTTTCTGCCATTGCTGCTTGGAATGCAGCTTGTGTTCCATTGGCATCTTTAGCCATCATAGCGTCAACTAATTGTTTAACAGTTTCACTCATAATTATTTTCCTTTTGGTGCTTTAGCTGCTTGTGCTTGTTGCTCTTGTTGTTGCAACATTTGAGCTTCTTGTGCAGCTTGCTGGTCTAAGTATTGTTGATCATTATTTGCTTGGTAGTTACTTGCCGCAGCTGCTGCAACACCTTGCAATTCACCTTCACGTGATGCCATATCCATATGGTAATCTTCTTCGGCATCCATCTCTTTTTGCATCTGTTCGATGTCGCCTTCAGTTTGTTGAAGAACATTCTTTTTAACCCAGTCCATTGAGAAGAACTTACCAAGGTATGGTTCTAATTGCTGGATAGTAGCAAGACGAGCCATCAATACTTCGTTGTCTTTCAACTCAGCATAGTGGTTATCTTCTACGAAATCAAAACGAATATCTTGTCTGATTTCATCCCATTCATCTGGGCTCATAATGTTCTTAGCTGCTAGCTGAACACGTAGGGCATCTGTAAAGATATTGGCAAATTTCTTACGTAATCTGCTAACAAATTTATGGAATTTAATTTCATCACGAGAGATTTCAACAGAACGACCAATAGAGAAACCTTGTTGCTCTTGCAAACGACCAACTGGAACGTTTAGCGCATGGTATAGTTTGTTCTGGAAATATTGAATATCTTCGATATCGCCAAGATTCTGTCCACCTGGAAGAGTAGTAATCTCTGTACCTTTACCACCTTCACGACGTGGCATCCAGAAATCTTCCATCATAGACATATGTTTACGATCATCACGCACCTCACCAGTCGTAGCGTCATAAACAATCTTGTTGCGGAACTTGTTCATAATGTCCGTAACATATTGCTCAGCTTTAACCTTAGGTAAGTTACCAACGTCAATGTAGAAAATACGACGTTCTGGTGCACGAGAAATACGATAGATGACCAATGCGTCTTCGATCATCTTTAGCTGGTTAACAGCTTTAATTGCTTTGTGTAGGTATGACATCATCATACCAGTGTTCTGATCTAGGTAACCAGAAGGAACATAAACAACAGAGTCAATGGATAGCTTGACACCTTGTGTTGTTTGTTCAGTAATACCTTTGTCGTTAAACAGATAGAACTCTTCAACAGACTTGATAATCTCAACGCCTTGTTGGTTCTTTTCTTTAACAACGTTTTTAATACGACGAATCTTACGTGGATCAATGTATCGCAATTCAACGATACCTTGCTTCATATTTTTTTCATCGATAAGGATTTGATAGTACAAACGCCCATCAATATACCAAGAACGGAAAATGTCGTGAGCACGTTCTTCGAATTTTAGAACTTTAAGAATATTCAAAAATTCATCATTAATCTTTTTCTTGATGTTGGGAGAAACATCAACGTCATCAAGATTCATCTTGACGCATTTACCCTGTTCATCAACAACGATTGCTTCATTAACGATGTCTTCGATTGCGCCATCGCAATCTGAATATTGAGATACCTCACGATAACGACGGATTAGGTCGTTTTCGTTTTTAACGATACCTTCAACATCCATGACCATACCGTAATACCCACCAGCATTTACGCCAGTGTTTATTACGGTACTACCGTCTACTGGAGGAGGAGCTACGACACTGCCTAGATCCTTCTCTTTTTTACGTGTAATGTCGAATCCAAATAATTGCATTATATAAACCTTCTTCTAATTATAGAGGAATAGAACCAACTGGTGTATCAACAGAAACATTAACTCCAAAGCCACCAGAAGCGCCAGTGCCAGAAGTGAAGTAGTTGTATTGGAACTCTACATCAAACTGTTCGATAGCGTTTTGTTGTTCGTAATCCAAACCGATCGCAGAGATGTTGGTTGGGAATGCATCGATAAACTTGTAAGTCTTGATGATAGAACCAGAACGATCTAGTTGGTGAACTTGTAGGTCTACTTGATAATCAGTAGGGTTTGTACGACCTAGAGTAGTGTCATAGTTCTGGATACCAGATTGCCACTGCTCAAGAGCGTTACGAATACCGAAAGTGGTATCGTTATAGATTGTAACAGTCCATGGAGCGAAAGTACGCTCACCAGCAAAGTTAACTGGACGACCCTTGAATAGTACAGGGATAGTCTCGATACTAGAAGCTGGTAGTTGAGCAGCTTTACACAAGAATTGTGCACGTTGTCCAGCTACAGCCCCAAGCGTAACAAAACTTGGGAATGTTAGTTCTACACGGAATTGGTTAGGGCGAGCGCCCCCACCAATCATCTGTGATTTAAAATCAGCAATATTTGCCATTTAATTCTCCTTTGTTCTTCTTATTTATCTCTAATTACGCACCCAACTCAGTGAAGCTGATGTTAGAACGAGCAGCTACGAAGTTTAGAGTAATAAAGTTGATAGAACGATTTGGCTTAACGTAGATGTCAGCAACAAAGTTATTAGAGTCAATTACTTGACCAGTGTTGTTAGACTCATCGCACTTAACAGCAAAGTCAGTAATACCACGACGACCTTGAATGTCACGTAGGAATGGCTCGATCAAGTTCTTGAACTGAGCACGTGTAAACGGATCATTGAATTCGAACAACTGGAATTTAGCAGCAGTAGCGATTGCTTTTTCCATAACGATGAACAAGCGACGAACGTTGATACGATCAAACGCACTTGGCTTAGCCAATAGAGTCTTGTCACCGAATAGAACAGTGCCTTCACCTGGGAAGCTAACAACTGGGTTAACACCAACCTTGTAAAGAACATCACGATCTGCTTTAGTTGGGTTCAATGCCAACTTAACAACGTTCTTGATTTGACCACGGTTTAGACCAGATGGAGAGAACCATGGATCATTAGTGTAGTCAGTACGTGCGCATAGACCAGCAGTGTCACCGTTCAATGGGATCCAACGGTACTTGTCATTGTAACGATCGTATTGGTATTTGAAACCAGAGTCAAGAACAGCGTAGCTAGTGCTTGGTAGAGCGTTACGGTAAGCAACGATCTTATCAGTAGCAGCAGAGCCAGTACCGATAACTGGATCACCAGAAGAAACGTCTTGTGCAGAAGCGAATACAACGCAATCTAGACGAGACTCAGCAATACCGATTACGTAGTTAGCAACAGTTGGAGAAGCCTTACCCAATGGGATTAGGGAGATGTCATACTGAATGTCGTTTGAGAATAGACCGAATGCAGTCATTGTCTCACCATCAGTAGCAGTCAAGCTATCAACGCCACCACTTAGAGAACGAGTAACAGCAGCACTCAAAGAAGAGAATGCTTTAGCTGCAGCTTGACCGCCCCAGTTAGCAGCAACAGCTGCAGGGTGATCCATCCAATAGATAAAATCGGAATTGGCGTTGATGGCGTCTTTGTAGTAGTTGTTTGTACCGTCAGATTTCTTAGCATCAGATGCTTTAGAAACGAACGCATATTTCTCTAGAACAGTTCCTGGTGTACCAGTCCATAGACCGTCTTCATCGATAACAACAATGTGCAATTCATCGTTAGAACCATTAACAGAAGCAGAGTATGTAGATGTGCTTGGAGCAGCATCAAAGTTAGCCTTGTATGCCCAAGTAGCAAATGTTGCAGAATCTGCCATGGAAACTAGGATAGAGTTTCCTAGAGCACCTGGATATCGAGCAGCAAATTCACCGAATACGCCAGAGCCGTTAGCAAAAGATGATAGGTAATCATTGCTATTGTTGATCTTAACACCAGCAGTAGTGATTGTAGCAGTTGCTGTAGCAGTAACACCAGTACCTGGAGCGCTAACAGTAACTGTTGGAGCAGCAGTATATCCAGAACCAGCGTTAGTGATAACGAAAGTTAGAACAGAAGATGCAGAGATTGATACTGTACCAACAGTAGCACCAGATCCGTTACCATTAATAGTTAATGTTGGTGGAGTAGTATAACCAGTACCAGCGTTAGTGATAACGATACCAGTAACAGCGCCACCAGCTAGGGTAACTGTACCAGTAGCAGTAGTACCACCTACAGTTTGTGGACCAGTGAAAATAGCAGTAGCAGTAGTGTAACCAGAACCACCAGCAGAAACAGTTACAGCTGTAACACCACCACCAGATAGAATAGCGTTAGCTGTAGCTTGAGTACCGCCAGAATCTTGTGGAGCAGAAATCGCTACTGTTGGGTTGGTTGTATAACCAGAACCAGCAACACCGACTGCAATGTTAGAAACGCTACCAGATTGAACAGCAACAGCGTTTTTAGCAGCTGAGCCATCAGTACGGCTGATAAGCATACTGTTTGTATAAGATAGGAAGTTGGCAGCAGTAAAGAATGCCTGAGCGTTAGCATCAGTTGGTTTACCAAAGATGCGAACTAGTTCGCCTTCAGAGGTAACACTAGTGGGAGCCAAAACTGGACCCCACGCAAAAGCGCCAGCGAATGCTCCACGAGAGCTAGATACTGCTGGAACAATTGCTGAAAAATCTTTTTCTACGACTGCAACGCCTGGAGATAATTGGAAAGGCATTGTAATTCTCCTTATTGATAAGTTTTACTCTAGACAGGTTTTATGTCTACATTTTATTTATGATTTACAAGTTTTCATTAGAAGTTTAATGGAGCAGCTTCCTGCCCGTCATCATAAAACCCAAATGGAGTCAATTCATCTTCGATAGCCTGTATTTTCTTCTCATACATAATTTTTCGAAGATCCACATTATTTAGCTCTTTGAAATACGGCTGGGTTGTGAGCCATCCGAACAACACAAGAGGCATAACCAAATCATCGTGATAACCCTCATCCGCCTCATAAGATCCCTTTCTTTCAATGAAAGTAGAGATTTCGGAGATAGTATCAGCATCGCTAATAATCATCTTTTTCTCTTCAACCATAGACTTAAAGTTATGGCATCCGATTCGCTTCACACGTTTATCTGTATTAACACCGAGACGGTTTTTACCACCGCCGAAACCACCACCGACATACTGTCCAGTAGAAGATTGGTTAACCATCAAAATGTTTTCATATTCTAATTCTGCATGTAAAATATAAGCCACTTGTTCACTAACGTTAGTTTCGATTAGAACATAGGCTTCATTGTATTCCTTGGCCATCTTGTAGATGACGTTCGGATATAGAAGTGGGCTAATCTCATTATTTCTATACTTAGCTACAATTCTATATGGTGTTTCTGTGATATCTATAACTTGGAATGCCGAGTGATCTCCACCAACACCCTTTGCGGTGTCTGCGATTAAACAATACATATGTCCAGCCGATGGTCTCACATAAACATCCAACCCTTCTTTCTGATAGATTGTTGGGTCTATAGACATCTGAGCTATGATATCTGCTGCAATCAATGTTAAACTAGAACCCAAGAACTTACAAGCAACCTCTTGGTTGTACTTGAGTTCACCGAGCATCGCCTTTTGTTCTTCAGCCCACTTCTCATCACGACCTGGAATCTCCCAGTAAGGAATGAATAATGGGACGAATCCGTTACGACCATTCTCAGCGTCATTCCAGAACTTCCAGAAGTGGTTATAACCGAGTGGTGTAGAGGAAAGAAGAATCTTAGTGGTCTGTCCCGCAGAAATAGTAGGGTAAACAGACGTGAAGAACTGCTCTGCAACAGTGTTTGGAATAATCGCAGCTTCGTCAACGTACAATAAGTTAACAGACTTACCACGAATACCAGAAGCAGAAGTCGCTGCAGTAAAAACTTTAGATCCGTTCTCTAATTCGATGTCGCCCTTGTTCCAAGTTGTAACACCTTGTTGAAGCCATATAGGTAATGCTTCATACATAATCTGATAACGATCTAAAACTTCTCGAGCAGCAGTGGCTTTGTTAGCCAAGATAGCTACGTTTTTATTCGGTTGGAATAAGGTATACCACAAGATGTATGCAGCAGATGTGGTGGTCTTACCTTGCTGACGTCCTTCCATAAGAATAACACGACGGTTATTGTGGATGACATTGATCTTATTCTTTTGACAATCATACAAGGCGAACTTAATCAAGCCATGGTCAAGAGAAACGATGTAGCAATAGTTTTCGATGAAGTAGATCGGATCCTGAGCACATTTAATATATTCTTGGATCTGTTCTGGGGTAAAACTAATCTGAACACCAGCAGCCTTCAGGTTAGGATTATTATTATAAAATTCTGCCATTATTAAAAGTTATTTGTCCACGTTTCGTTAGTGACAGTTGTAGTAGTTAAATCACCATCAGCTGTATAAATTCTATTAGCATTGGAAAAGTCTTCAGAGTTTCCAATGTTTGCATTAACTTGTTGAATAACGTTCTGCCCAGAAACTGGTCCAAACAGATTCATCTTCATATTGAAATTCAATGTATGAGTAACAAATCTTCTTTCTTGGAAAGAACCATCATACTCGTCTTGGACTGATACATTATTTAGAATGATAGGGATGTCCGTTTTGATACCCAATGAATCAATCGTGTTAATCGTTAAAGTGTATTCTGGAGTGAACGTTGGTAAGATCTGTTCTAGAATTTGAAGACCGTCTTCTTGTGTCTTTGTCAGAATGTATAAATTGATACCAACATTATAAGGGACTGGGGTATAGACACTAGATTGAACTGTAGAATCACCAGACTTAATCTTTTGCATACGGTTTGTTTTACGAGAAGAGTCGTATGTATAATCTGTAATCTCGAAAGACATTCTTGGTAAAGAAATCATTGTATGGTTTTCCAAGTTTGGATCAGAATCCAAACGAACCAACCATTTTTCTTTAGGTGCATAGGCTAAAGGAACCTGCAGTCTTTGTGCAGTTGTACCATTAACAGAGTCACCTTGTTTACGATCAATGTAGATATCGCTGAACAAACGTCCGAATGATACGATACCCTTTCGGATGATGCCGTGATAATACACGTTTCCATTAAGCATTGTTTATCTCTCCGAATGGATTAGAATCGTCAAAATTGAGAACAGTCGAAGACTGTTGTTTAAACTTATTATTATCACCGAAAGAGTCTGCTTTGTCGATGTTAATTTCGATATGAGATTCTGCCTGAGCGCCAGTACCGCTACCACCAGTGATTGTGATAACTGGTGGAGTTTGATAACCAGTTCCACTGTTAGTGACATTGATTGAAGTTACCTGTCCGTTATTGATCACTGCTTCTGCTGTAGCACCCATACCAGTAGAGCTAATGAGCGAAATTGTTGGCACAGAAGTATATCCAGAGCCATTAGAAGTTATAGTAATAGACTTAACACCACCAGTATTATTTCTAGTGGTATTAGTATTGAAAGTCTTAAGTGTTTCAAACGCATCTACTGCAGCAATACCAGTATCGATAGCTTCTGAAGCATACTGGAATAGTTCTACTTGTAACTTGTAAACATATAGTTTACCTAGCTGATAGAATGGATCTTGATGTTGAACGAATTTAATCTCGAACAAACCTTTAGATAATGGGAAGTAGATTAGGTCACCTTCGTTTGGTCTAGTTGGAACAGTAGTAACTCCATAACGACCAACGAATTGTTCCCAACGACGACGAGCAACTACCAATGTAGCTGATTGCTCCATCATCAAACCAAACTTCTGAATGAATGCGCCTTGTCCACCGAACGAATCTACATTCTCGAAATACATTTCGATAGGGAAAGCTGACTTAAATTTACTTAGACGATCCTCACCTAAAATTTCGTCCTTAGAAACTAACGTTCTTGGAATGTACATTACCTCTTGGCCATAGATTCTTAGAGATTCTATGATCAAGTCTTCGATTAGGTACTGTTCGTTTCGTGTACCTTGTGAAAAATATACATTTGTTGTAGACATTTTAGCCCATCATAAAGTTTAGTGGTGCAGACTTAGTAGTTAAGTCTTCTTTCAGCGCAGTGATTTCAGTCATCGCTTCTGCATATAATGAATCACCATCAAGAGTAACACCACCTGGAAGTTGAATACCCTTAAACTTTTTAATGTTGATAGCCCATTGACGCTTGAATAACGCAATGGTATAATCTTTCAACCAAGTCTCATTCCATACCTTAGACCATTGATTTGGATCCATCGCACGGTATGCTTTAATGATAATGTAATCACCAAGGATAACGTTTTGTTTCCAGTTAACATCCAAGTATAGTCTATCTTGAAGTCTGTTAAATCTAAATGTATCTTTACCGTTTAGAGTGAAATCTAAAAGATCTAAATGTGTCATAACAGTTTGATAGTAGATGATAGACGTAGAAGTCAAATCATACAAATCATTCAAACGTAACTGATATTGTAAATCAAACATACTCTTAGAAGAGGATGCCTGACCAATAGAAAGAACATCTGTAACACCAAACACATAATCTGGAATATAGATGAATTTGTTATCGTATTCTCGGAGAGTTACTGGTGTATTTACATCAAGAGTAGCTGTGATTGTTTTACCAGCAACAACTTCACCTGTTTGGAATGATCCAGTGATATCTTTAATTAACAAAAGATTACCAGAAGATGTTCTGTGGTCTTTTGTGACAACTGCTTTGGCTCCAGAAGATAAGCCTGTAATAATCTCGCCGATGTCGAAACTGCTTGCATTACCAGTCGTTAGAGTCATCTCAGAAGCACGAATCTGTTGCTTCATATAAATCTCTTCAATACCATCGTAATGGTACTGTCGCCAGTAGTCGATGGCTTCATCTAGACGATCTTCTAGTTGATCGTCATCGATGTTAATTTCTAACACAGGTGCGCCAAGTGCTCTCAGCGCATACTGTTTAAGACTTTCTCTGGAATTAACAGCCATTATTATTCCTTAATTTTTGCTTTAAGAGCAGTAACTTCTGCGCTAAGTTCTTGCACCGCTTTGATCAGAACAGAAACCATTTGTGCATAGTTAACTGACTTAGTACCTTCTTCATCTGCACTAGTATGAACGAACTCAGGAATGATTTTTTCAACTTCTTGAGCGATCAAACCAACTTCGTGATTACCGTTACTCTTCATGTCATACTCTACTGAGCGTAACTGAAGAACTGTATCTAAACCATATTTAGAATCAGTAATATTATCTTTTAGTCTTACGTCAGATACTTGCTGGAAGTTATTGGCTAAAATACCAGCAGAGTTATAAGTCTGAACCCATCCTGCTTGAGTAGCATAGATACCAACAGCATAAGTTGCGCTATACCAGCCAGCTTGTCCATTAGAACGGAACCAACCATCAGAGCCGTTAGTGTAAGCATCACGTCCAGTTAGATAAGCTGCATATGTTGCAGCAGCTGCAGTTGATGAGCTATTTAATGGTGTGAAACCAAGAGCAGTAGTAACGTCACCAGAAGTTAATGTAACAGCGTTGGCACGTCCGTTGAAGGTAGTAACCATCGCATTACCAAGATATGTCCAAGAAACATCAGTACCGTTAGTAGAAAGAACATAACCAGCAACGCCCGCAGATTGAGCAGGCAACAAGTTAGTACGAGCAGCAGCTGCAGTAGTCGCACCAGTACCACCGTTACCGATAGCAAGAGTGCCAGTTACACCTGGAGCAATATCTGCAGATCCGTTGAACGAAGAAGCAGAAGTGCTTCCAAGGTTAGTCTGGATGTTACGGGCAGTTTGTAGAGTAGTCGCAGTAGAAGCATTACCGCTCAGCGCTGCAGTAATAGTACCTGCAGTAAAGTTACCAGAAGCATCACGAGCAACAATAGTAGATGCAGTGTTTGCACTAGTAGCGTTACTTGTTACAGTGAACGTTGCAGCACCAGAACCGTTGTAAGTAGTAGAACCACTTAGACCAGTTCCAGAAGTGTTCATAGTCAAGGTACCAAGAGTACCACCTAAAGCAACACCAGAGATTGTGTTGTTTGACAATGCGCTATTTGGAATGTTGGTGAAAGTATTACTTGCACCAGACATTGTCTTGTTAGTCAATGTATCTGTTGTAGCACGACCAACTAACTGATCAGTTGCAGCTGGTAGAGTTAAAGTACCAGAAGCTGCAGCTGTAGAAACGATTGTTGTAGCACCACTTGTAGAACCATTCAGAATCAAACTTGTCCCGAATGTCGCTGCACCAGTAACACCTAGAGTGCTAGAAAGAGTAGTAGCACCAGTTACACCAAACGTACCACCAACAGTAGCATTTCCAGTGATAGCGCCAGTACCAGCAACATATAGAGGCTTGTTTAGTTCCCAACGATCGCCTGTAGAAGCATAGAGAATAGTAGCATTTGCACCAGCAACTGTTAGACCTGCACCGTTCGCAGCTGCTGCAGTTGCAGCATTCTTAGCAACAGTAATGTTCAAGTCAGCAACATCAAGAGTAGTTGCGTTGATTGTAGTTGTTGTACCAGAGATTGTTAAGTTACCAGCAACAACTAGGTTATTGTTAACAGTTGTTGTACCAGTAGCAGCACCAATAGAAACAGTAGTTGCCGCACCACCGATGTTTAGAGTAGTCGCAGTAGCGTTAACTAAGTTAAATGTAGTCTGAGTAGTAGTCAAGCTACCACCGTTAACGGCTACGTTACCACCAACTGTAGTTGCACCAGTAACACCTAGAGTGCTAGAAAGAGTAGTAGCACCAGTTACACCTAATGTGCCACCAACAGTTTCGTTACCAGTAATAGAACTAGAAGCTGCTGTCAAACCACCATTGTGAGTTGTAGCGCCTGTGAAAGTAGAAGTGCTAGTTACTGCAAGAGTAGAACTTAGAGTAGTAGCACCAGTAACACCCAAAGTTCCTGCGATGGCAGTATTACCAGAAGCAGCAGTTACGTTGAACTTGTTAGTGTTAACAGCTAAATCGCCAGTTACACCTAGAGTGCTAGAAAGAGTAGTAGCACCAGTTACACCTAATGTTCCAGAGAATGTGGCGTTACCTGTGTGGCTAGAAGTGCCAGTCACAGATAGGTTGTTGTTTACAGTTGTAGTACCAGTAGCAGCACCAATGCTAACAACAGTAGCTGCGCCAGCAAAGTTAACTGTGGTGGCAACAGTGTTAAACAAGTTCTGTGTGGTATTAGAACCAACAACAGTCCCTGGGCGCAATGTCAGAGTAGCAAGAGTAGCGTTACCTAGAGTAAGAGTAGTGGCAGCACCGAAAGCATTAACAGTAGTTGCAACAGTATCAAATACAGCTTGTGTTGTATTCGCACCAACGACAGTTCCTGGACGTACTGTTAGAGTTGCAGCAGTAGCATTACCCAAGTTAATAGCAGTAGCTGCACCACCAATGTTTAGAGTAGTGGCTACAGTATTGTATAAGTTTTGGGTAGTCTGAGAACCTACAACTGTTGGGTTGTTGATTGTTAAAATACCAGAAGTCGCACCCAAGTTAATTGTGGAAGCAGCACCCAACAGGTTAGCGGTAGTCGCTGTAGTATTGAATACTGTTACGTTAGTCTGGTTAGTTAGAATGTCACCACCGTTAACAGAGATATCTCCGAAAATAGAGAATGTTCCGTCGCAGACAATATTCTTAACAACGCTGATACCACCAGCGAAACGAACGGATCCGTTAGCAGAAGTAGTTGCGTCTGTAGTATTGGTATAAGTTACGATACCGTTATCGAATGTTACGTTTGGGTTACTAATGGTTAACAATCCACCAGCAGTAGAGCCGATGTTTACGTTAGTTGTAGAACCTGTTAGACCACCAGTAGCTAGGTTTAATGTCTTGGTTGTTGCAGTGGCAGTAGCGCCAGTTGCAATATTTGTAGTTTGAGCTGCAGTAACACTAGTACCGATGTTAAGAGAAGTCGCAGCACCATATGCGTTGATTGTTGTCGCTACTGTATTGTATAAGTTTTGAGTAGCATTAGCACCAACAATAGTTGGGTTATTGACTGTTAGAGTACCAGTACTTGCGCCCAAAGATACAGCAGTGGCAGATCCACCAACTGTAATAGATGTTTGAGATGCATCACTTAGAACAGAAGTAGAAGTTAATACTGGTACGTTATTAATCTTAAATGTCTTACCAGTAGCAATGTTCCAGTTTTCTGAAGAAGTCCAGTTAGTGTTAGTTTGATCCCAGATAATGGTTTTATCTGTAGTACCTTTAAGAGTGATACCACCACCATCAGCTGTAGCGTTAGTTGGTGTTGCTACAGAACCCAACTCAATATTTTTATCATCAACAGAAACAGTTACCGCATTAATCGTTTCTGTTGTACCATTTACAGTAAATGTACCAGTAACAACCAAGTCGTTACGAACAGTTGTTGTACCAGTAGCAGCACCGATAGAAACTGTAGTTGCAGCATTACCAATATTTAAAGTGGTAGCGGTGGAGTTGAATAGAGTAGCAGTCGTTGCTGTGGTAGTAACGTCACCACCATTAACTGCGATGTCGCCAGCTAGAGTTGCATTATTTGATGAGAAGTCACCGTTAGCGTCACGTGCCATAATAGCACTGGCAGTATTGTTCGGTGTAGAGTTAACAGAAACCAGTGGGTTACCAGAAACACCATCTCCGTTAGAAACAGAAATACCTTGACCAGAAACAGTAACTGCACGCCCAGTATAAGTGCCCTTTGCAGTACGAGTAACTAAACCAGAAACTGTGTTCTGCGCCAGACCACGAGATTCTACACTCATCCACAATTCATAACTGATAGAGTCAACACCAATAGTTGTAGGTGCAGCACTAGTTTGTCTCCAAACAGACTGTGCATATGTAGACCCACCAGAAATATAGATGAACTGGTGTTGGTTTAAGTTGTAAATTTTATCGCTATCAAACGCACGAGTCCATGCTGTAGTAGAAACGTTGTAAATACCGTTTTGAAATGCACTAGATTGTGAGGTTACTAAAACACGGTCACCAGCAACTAAAGAAACGCCATCAATAGTCTGAGTACCATAAAGTGTTAAATTAGAAGTGGCAACAGCTTTAACTGGGGTTCCCTTGTAAATAGAGTTACCCATAACCATTTCCATACCACCAGCAGAAGAACCGTCATGGATTCTAAAGACTAAGTTGGTAGTATCAAACGTTGGTTCAGCTACTGCACCAGTAAATGCTTGGTGCTGGGTATATGTACCACGTCTTAATTGTATTTGTGTTGGCATCGTTATTCCTTAAGTCAATGATGATCCAAAATCTGCAGTTAAAAATATTCCAACAGGTGTCATATTATCATATGTGATAATCGGAACGATAGAGACACCAAACGCATCATATGCAGCAACAGCATCTAAACCGCCATAATCACCCTTAGGATAAGAACCTGAAGATGTCGCACCATCAGCGTATGCTTTAGTGACTGCATCAGTGTTCGTTAGTGGAGCACCAAGTCCTGTGATTGTGTTGCCGTTCATCGACAACGGTACGTTAAATGTTATCTGTCCACCACCAAATGTGGCGACACTAACATTATTCATTATGATATTTAGTAGCGGATTGTTGTTTACATCAGCGCTAAACTCCAGCCTACTGTTACCAGCTGAGTTACCTAGAGTTGTAGGATACCCCCACTCTAGACCAGTTCCAGTAGATTTTAAGAACTGTCCTGCAATACCTGTGCTACCATTAAAAGTAACAGTGCCAGTAATAGATGGAGATTGGAGGGTTTTATTAGAGAGAGTTTCGGTTGCAGAGTTAGAACCGAAAGAAGTGACTGTGTTGGAAGAATTCTTGAAATACAGTTTGCCATCAGCATAGTTTAATGCCAATTCACCGTATGCTAAGTCAGTAGTAAGCGGTACTTTTGCCGCAACTGATGACTTCTTGAGTATGATTTGATTACTCATTCATCTTCCTAAAAAGGTTAGACTGGGAGTAAAAACTCCCAGTTATTACTAATCGTAATCTATTTAGTACGTTCCGCCATCGATGTTGAATCCATCAAGAGTAGAAGTTGCAGCGCCTGCACCAGTAATGTTACCAGAAGCAGTAATAGTACCGCTTGCGCTTAGTGTTGTAAATGCACCAGTCGAAGCAGTAGTTGCACCGATTGGGGTATTGTTAATAGAACCGCCAGAGATAACAGCACCAGACAATGTCTTGTTTGTCAATGTATCAGTAGTGGCACGACCAACCAATGTGTCAGTAGAAGTTGGTAGAGTTAAAGTACCAGTATTAACAATAGTAGCGATAACTGGAGCAGTTAACGTCTTGTTTGTTAATGTTTCTGCACCAGCTAAAGTAGCAAGAGTACCAGTTACAGGTAGTGTTAGTGTTGTATTGGCAGTTGCAGTTAAAGTAGTAGAGAACGCACCAGAAGTGACAAGGTTACCACCAAGAGTAATAGTCTTACCAGCGTTGTTTACACCAGTACCACCATATTGGCCAGCAATAACCGTGCCTTGCCAAGTACCAGTACCAATAGTACCAAGAGTTGTGATAGAAGTCTGACCAACATAAGTGGCAGCAATATCAATAGCATCCGCAGAGATAGAAATGCGGTTTGCAGTACCAACTGCATTTAATGTATTGCCAGTCTTAGTTAAACCATCACCAGCGATAATCTGTCCAGCACCAGAGAACTGAACCCAGTTAATGTTGCTAGTACCAATTGTGATAGTGCCAGTTGATGTGCAGACGAAACCGTTGCTACCGTTAACTGTACCTTCTTCAACGAAAGTGAATGCTCCAGGAGTTACTTCTGGGTTTTGGTCAGCATCAATAGAACGTGTCAATACCCAGTTTGTAGAAGCAGTACCAACAGTGGTGATAGTATAGATACCGTTTTGTAGAGCAGACGCTTGATCTTTAACAAGAACACGATCGCCAACAACACCAACGATAGAGTCAACAGTGAATGCAGCTTGAGTGCCAGCATTAGTTAAAGTAGCACCAACACCAGAAGTACCGTTGTTATACGTGACAGTTAGTGCACCAGTAGTAGCGATGCGAACTGAATCTTTAGGATCCAAACCAGTCTTAACTGCATCAACATAGTTCTTAGTTGCAGCATCAGTAGACTGAGTAGGTTCAGCAACAGAAGTAATACGTTTGTTGGCAACGTCAACAGTACCAGTACCAGTTGGCACTAAGTTAACACTGTTATTACCAGCTGCAGCATTAAGAGCTAGACTACCAGAAGTGGCAGTAATGCTAGTAGCAAGTGCTGCGCCAAGAGTTGGTGTTACCAATGTTGGGCTAGTAGCAAATACTAGAGAACCAGAACCAGTCTCGTCAGAAATAATGCTTAATAATTCAGCAGAAGTAGTGGTTGCAAATGCGTTTAATTTATTTGCTACATAAGCAACAGTACCACCAGCACCAAATGCTACTGAAGAAGTATCAGTACCAGTGAATGTTAAAGTGTTGCTTGCAGTTAGAGTCTTACCGTCAGCGATGGTTAATGTAGAACCAGTAGCTGGAGCAGTAATCGCAACCTTGTTGATAGATGTTGCAGAAGCAACACCAAGGATAGGAGTTACAAGAGTTGGACTAGTAGCGAAAACTAGAGAACCAGAACCTGTTTCATCTGTTACAGCTGCAGCCAACTGAGCAGAAGTAGCAACTAGAGTGTTGCTTCCTAAGTTAATAGTCTTGTTAGTTAATGTCTGTGTGCCAGCTAAAGTGGCAACAGTTGAATCAATGTTAAATGTTACACTGGTTGCTGCACCAACTTTATTGACAATGGAATCAATACCAGTGCCACCAACAAAAGTCATGGTGTCTGTCAACAGAGCAAACGCTGAAGTTCCAGTATCACCAGCAATGTTTAAAGTAGTAGCAAGAGAAGCAGAACCAGCAGCAGTTAAACGACCATAAGAATCAACAGTGAATGTTGGAATAGAAGTCGCAGAACCATAAGAACCTGCAGTAACTGCAGTAGTCGCTAAAGAAATTGTAGATGTATTACCAGCATCAGAGTTGGTAACAACAATTTGCCCTGAAGTGCCAGTTACTGCACCACCAACTGTATCGTAGATATACTCTGCAAGAGAAGTAGCACTATCACCGATGTATGTATTGCTAAGGATTAACTTACCAGTACCGTTTGGAGTGATGTTAATATCACCGTTGGTATTGGTAGAAGAAAGGGTGCTACTTGTAAGTTGTAGGTTACCAACCAACCATTTATCGATTGTACCTGTAGCAGAAAGGACTGGGACAGACTTAGCAGTAGTGTTAAGTGTACCACCTGCACCACCTGCGTCGACTAGACCAGTGTAGTATTTACCACCGATGATAACGTGGTTAACCGCATTACCTGCAGTTTCTGTGCCCATACCAATGTATAAGCGATCACCACCGTTAGCGCCGTTATCTGCTAATGCTGAATAAGCTAACTCACCAGCGCCAAGCGTACTTGGGTTGCCAGATGTGCTAGAACGTTTAATTCTAATAATAGAAGCCATCTATGTTCTCCGTTAAAATTCGCCACCTTCCATGTTCTGCGCATCGAGCGTAGTTGTGGAAGTCCATCTATTTGTTATTGTTCTATAAACTAAAATCGACCCATCGACCTTACCATTAGTAGCTGTATCTACGTCTGCGACGCTGTCAAGAGATTCTACCACTGCAGGATTGGACACGGTTGATGATGCAAGTGTAAGAACACCTTCGGCGACTGCGACCTGAAGAGCTTCATCGGTTTGTACAATAGCAATTGTATCAGACATTTTAAATTTGGGTAATCTGAGGATTTACTGTTACTACACCCTCAACGACTCTAGTTTTAGAGCCAGAAGGTGATGTGATTTCGACATCATAAAGCCATCTTCCTGCAGGGATGACTTCAGATTGTTGTGGGGTGAGTTGTAGGCGCACTTTACCGTTATTTGCATCGTAGATAGATGCAGTAAAGTTATAGGCTGTACTTGACTGGTATGACTTTCTCATCTGAGAAGCCACGCTATATCCTGTCAAATTTAAAGGCTGTCCGTTGGTCGCTGCAACTGAAATGATGTTGCTATAACTAGCCCCAGCGTCAACAAAAAGGTTACTAACAGTTGCCATCCAATTCCCCGAAAACTATTTTTATACTTCTTATTTATAAACGAAGGGATTTGCGATTTCCTGAAATAGATGGCGTATAAATACTTCTTAGCTGCGAAGCGATATATAAATCAATTTCATGGAGATAATATGGAAAATACCAATCCACCACAAAACGGGAACATCCCTGCCCCTTTAATCGGCGAAACTAAAACAGAAGAATACAATTTCGACTATTCGCCAGTTGAAGAAACCTTCCAACAACACCTATTTCCAACTCTTTTTGCGAGTTACAAATTCACTGACTGGGAACAGGTAGCACAACCTCTTATCAATCTTTCCAACGGATGGAACGTTGCCGAAGAAGATTCTGGTAAAGATATTATGGAATTAGATCACCCAGCAGTTAATCGCTTAAAAGAAGTGATTTACGAGATCTGTGAATCTATCCAGCTTTCAAAAGATGACGCTGGTAGAACACCAGTTATTGTTGGTTCTAATACTCTATTCCAACAAGGTGGCGAACACATCCCACCACACAACTATGAGTTTTCTACTCTAGTGTTTACTTTCATCGCTAACTGTGGTGAAAATTCTCCTACGACATATTTCCCAGACCCACGTGGTGGTGTTCAAGCTATTCGTAAAATGGCTGCGCAAAACCTAGTTAGCACAAGTTTTGGTATTAAGAGTCGCATTGGAGAAATCTATGTAACTCCAGGTTATGCTCAGCGTTATGTTGAAACTAACCTAGAATCAGAAACCCATGTGCTCATCAACGTGAGAGTAAACTTCTTGATGATCACTTAAAGTGTTTCTATTTGCATAGTAGACTGAATAGTCATCTAGCAAAAACAACCAAGAAGCAAGGGGGTTTCCAAGAGAGGAAACCCCTTTTGGTTTATTCCAAGCATAATAACTGTCTCCACTATACTCTTCAATCAACTCTCTCATGACCCAACGATGAGTTAGAGGTTTACCGACGTCTTTGGTGAACGGCTCTTTAGTCGTCATAACATAACGCTGGAAGTCGTCTGTGTTATAAAAGTGATACTGGTTATCTTGCTGTTTAGTTGCGATACGGCTAGAGTATTCTGCAGTATACCAGTCGTAGTTAAAAATTAACCACCAACGGAGATCTCGTAGAGTCTCAATTTTCTTAGGGCTAGCCTTGATAGAAGGTAGTAAGAATTCGTGAAGTTCATCATCGATACACTTAGTGTAGTCGATTAATGGATCATCGTTATTAAACTGGTGGTGGAAAAATGAAATTGGAGTCTTAATTTTACCAGTGATGAAATCGTCTACTGGTCCAAACAACTGATTACCATAAAATCCAGTAACGAAGATACTGTTTGGGTCTCCATCGTCAAAATCTCGTGTGGAAGAAACTTTGAACTTATAGTTGACGCCAGAGTTTTTAATATTCTTATCGAACATTGGACCAGATTCTAAGATAGAACTATATGTGCCATAAACAGTAATCTGGCTTGGATCATTAACATGGCGAAGTAAGGCGAATAGCGCCAACGTACTATCGATACCACCACTCCAAACAACTGTAATTGGTTTATCTAGTGCAACCAATTCTTTACATCTTTCTTCGACGCACTGTCTGAAAGACTTATTGAAAGATGGATCAATACTAGGAATCTGTAAAAGACCAGGTTTGATGTTTAAGAAATGGGGAGTCTGTCCTGTTCTATCATAAACAGCGTTCAGGTTCATTTTATGTTTCTCAAAGAACGCATACAGTTCTTTGTGATTTGGTGCAAGATACTCATCGATAGGTTCTTGCTTACTATTGATCAAGTCTAGTGATCTAATTAAACCAATATTGTAATAGAGCAGTTGTTTCATAATATCCTCAAAAATGAAAAGGGAGCCTGAGCTCCCTTTTATTTAGCACTAAATTTTAATTAGTGTAACTGAATCTTCTGAACCAAACCTGGAGTGAAGTAATCAGCGAACTTCTCATATACTTTAGAAGTAACAGCTTTGAATTTGCTTTGTTCTTCAGCAGACATCTTAACAACTTCAACACCCTTTGCTTCACACTCAGCCAAGATTTCTGGGATGTTAGCAACAGATTCACGACGCTCTTTACGAGCAGCGTTAAATGCAGCAGTAGCCATGATTTCTTGAGTTTGTTCGTCAAACTGCTTCATGAAGTCTTGGTTAACAATGATAGATGTCAAGAACAAGCTGTGAGCAGTATCGTTAACAACTTTGAAAGATTCGTTCTGATTTAGTGGGAAAATACGAACGTATGTAGATTCACCAGCAGCGATAACACCAGCGTCAGCTGCTTCATTCATTTCTTCAAGAGCGATGTCCTTGTTTGGAACTGCGCCAAGAAGTTTGAAAGTCTCAACAGCAACTGGGCTGCGAGAAGTACGAACTGTTTGACCTTCCCAAGATGCAACAGTGTCAGCACGGAAGTTTGCTGGAACTACACGGTAGCCACCAGAGTATGTGAAAGACATAGCTTTGATATTGCTATTCTTAGAAACGCCAGCTAGCAACTCAGTGCCGATTTCGCCTTCTAAAACACGGTCAGCGTGATCATGATTCTCGAACAAGAATGGTAGATCTAACGCATGTAGGTCTTTGTTGTAATCAGCCAACCAAGTAGTATAGATGTGGCTCATTTCGATAGCACCAGAATCAACCAATTCCATTAGTTCATTCTTAGTGATTTTCTTACCATCATTGTACTTTGCAGAGTAGTCAGACAAAGATAGAACTTCGATGTCGAACATACCACCAGTTTGCTCGTTCACTTCTTTAGAGAAGGATTCAGCTACCTTCAAGAATAGACCGATTGGCTCGTGAGCGATAACCCATTTAACATGCTTTTTTTGCATTTTTATTTCTCCTTAATTTCTTAAATACTTAAGATGTTCTGCACATCTAAGATCTAAACCCCAGCGTTCTTCGCCATTAACAGTCTTTTCTACGACCATAATAGGGAGCTTTAATCTTATGATTCTCTCTTTATATTTATAAACAAATTCTTTTTGTTCCTGCGTTGCATTCAACAAAAAGTCTGGAATTTGTATACTTACGTTATTATTTTGGAAGGAATCTGATAGAGAATTGTGATGAAAAACATCAGATAAAGTTCTCTTATTCAGCTTCGCCGTAATAGACCCATACCTCGGGTATCTATTAACATCCCAGATATAACAATCCAGAAACGCTTCATTCATTTTATTTAGGTTCCACAGGAACTTGCACCACTGGAATGTTCAAAGGCTTACGAACTTTCCAAGACTTTACACCAGTTTTCATATATTCGTTATCGATCACTTGGATGCTTGTAACTCCATCGAAGCGAATACGATCTCCACGGATTTCAGTCAAGACCAGTCCATCGGTCATTTTGAACAGAGCAGCGCTGAGCATAGCCATATTATACCAGAATAAGTTTTCACATGCCTGCTCCCAGTGTTTATCTTCTAGGAACAAACAAGCACCCTGACACAACTGAACCACTGGGCAAGAAGGACATTCCTTACGAGTAGACCAGTGATAAGAATTAGTTAGACGGATATTATCGAAGTCTTCGATATTACCGATGTTGTGTTTAGTTAGGGAAGAAGTATTCTGACAAGTGGTAACGTTACCTTTCATATCGATGGCAATGTTGTCTTCTTTATCCATACCACACTTTTGGCCAAGTGCTTCTGCTGGACGACCATATACGATAGATTCGTAGAAAGATTTAACTTTTTGGTATACTGTCCAGCTGAACTGATTCTTATTGTCGATAGTTTCTTCAAACAATGTGTGAAGAATTTCTTTCTTCTCATCAGTAGTTTGTAAAGAATGCGCCATACCAGAATCATCATATGGAAGCATCAACTCTTCTGTAGTTACTTGAATCTCTCTTTGATCTACACCTGGATTTTCATACCCAGTAAAAGATTTATTCAATTTCTTAAGAATAAACTCTCTAACTGATGGAATTGATACGTTCTCACGAGTCAATACACAGTTAAAAGTAAATCTCATACCACCCATAGTCTTAAGAGCATAAACAACAGCATCTTTAGCTGGTGCTTCATCTAATGGATCTGGTCCACGATTCTGTGCGTGGAGTGGTCCGTCGTGAGACATACCGATAGAAAACCCCATACGATTGAACCAATCAATCTTATCTCTTGTTAATAGAGATCCGTTGGTAACCATCATAAACTGAGCATTTGGGTAAACCTTCTTGACCTTTTCAGCAAGAGGTTTCAACGTTTTCCAATACACCATTGGCTCCCCACCCCAGAATTCAAGACGAAATTTATCATAGATTCCGAACTGGAAGTTCTCTTGCATCTTGCGCACTAATTCGTCAGCGTCATCTGGACCGCCGACTGGATCGTGTGGTTGGTGGGCTTGGTTACAGTAAGAACATGCGTAGTTACACTTAAGACCCATCGTGATCTTAAGTGTAGTTGGCTTGCGGGATTTCTTACCGTGGAGTGCTGGGTCGTGTGGGTTTGTAATATTTGCAGGCTCCCACACCTTTGCATTCATTTGGTATTGAAGACCCTTGCTGACGTGTTCCAGCGAGGGTCTTTCGTGATTATGTTCCCAATACATCTCAGATGTCATTGGGTCATAAACCATATTAACTTTCACATCATTAGCCCCTTGCAGGACTAGCGTAAATTTACTCATTAAAAATCCTTATAATATAGAGAAGATCAAAGTATTTAGGTTACTGAATTTCGATCCAAAGTTCTGCATAAGAAATGAACTTACCACAGTTAACTTTCATCTTAATATAATCGCCAGATTTTAGACCATACAATTTCAATGTCACATCTTCAGAACCAGCTAAATTAGAATTTGGTCCAGTAAGAACTTCTGCAGGTGGATGTTCATCAATAAATTGTTGAGTGGCTAATGTAGGAGTAGCGGTTTGCCCTGGAGTATAGTTAGGTAACGTAATACGAGACTTGTTACATACTCCGTTGATGGTTTCTATATCAAACGTTGCTTGAGGATTAGTTCCAACAAATCTCCAAATTCTAGAACTAGTATTAACTCGAACATAGTATGTCTCAGAAGAAGGTAAAACAACTTTAAATCTAGTTCCAGAAGCACCAACACCAAGATTCTTAGGACCAATCAAACCTGCTGCAATACCAGTGTCATCTCTAGGAAACAAAGATGTCATTGGATATGTTGTAGAGCTTTTTGCTTCATCAGAAACTGACTGTAGTGGAGATGATACTACCTTTCCAGTAACATCTAAAATCTCAAAACTCATCGCCAGTCTCATATTATACTGAACCCAGAATTCATATTCCTTAGAACTAACTTCAGTCACTTGTTCCGCTGGGATTTCTAGAATACTGTCTAACAAATCAACCTGTAAGTCTTCGACAAAGAATTGTACAGTAGATCCATCGAAACCTAGAGATTTATAAAATTTATCTAAAACGAAACACGGAGTTAGAGTTGGATCATTCTGATAACGATACTCGTTTAGATTGTAATAAATCTTTGTATGAGAATCGCTACCATTGATATATTGTATAGCAATATCATAAACATCAATAGGATCGCTGATTGTTTTAGTCTTAGAATTATACTCAACAATCCATTTATTATTATCTGTTTTTGATTCGAAGTCTGCTTCTGTGAAGCCACGCTCAGCTACCAAAATATAATCTGCAGTAGTATGAACATCTCTAAGAATAGTTGGAGTATTCTCTGGCAAATCTTCACTTAGGTCTGGATTTGGAGATCTAACTTCTTCAACCTTAACTTTAATAACTTTAGCTTCGGCATCATAACCCATAGTGACTCTATGTTTAGAATCACGGTGGTACATCTCTGCACCTTCGTTTGGTCTAATTACGCTTTTAAATAGTTTTAACATTATGTTTCCTCAATTAGCAGTTGCAAGCGCAGTTACAGTTGCAGTTGCAAGCGCAGTTACAGTTGCAGTTTGTTCTATACCACTGGAAACCACCCATTGTGTTATCTTGGTTATCGTGACGGATACCGTCAGTAGAACCAGAAACAGCAGCACCGATAGAAGTGTTACGGAAGATGTTGATACGACGATCAGTAGTAGCACCCCAACCCAAGTCAGCAGCGTCGCAGTTACCGCAGTTACAGTTAGCACCGTTACATGCACAGTTCCAAGCGCAGTTAGCGTTAGGTTCAGTATAACCTCTGTTACCAGCGTCGTAGTAATTCCAAAATAAGTCTACAACGTCTGTTCCATCAGCACGTCTGTGTCCTGTTGCTCCGTGAATAGCCATGTTTAATTCTCCAGTTTAATTAGTCGAGCGTTTAGCTCGTCAATAGTCTTTTGTTGTTCTTTAATAGCCTCAACTAACAAACCGACCATGTTAGAATATGAGATACCTTTCATACCGCTTTCTGTGGTAGAAACGACTTGAGGTAAAATGAGTTCGACTTCTTGAGCGATAAGACCAATTTCTTCTTTACCATCTCTTGTGTAAGAAACCCCTCTAAGACCATTAACAACGCCTACCGCATTATTTATTGTCTGAATGTTTTGTTTCAAACGAGCATCAGAAGCCTGTGTAAATGTATCAGCTACAACCGCTTTTAGGGTAGTAGTTGCACCGTTAAATGTACAAGTTCCAGCGAATGTATTATTAGCAGACAGTGAAGGGACGTCAGCACCCAAATCGATAGTTGGGTTTCCTGCGACCGCATCACCGTTAGTCACTACGATACGACTAGTTGTACCAGCAATAGAACGAACTACGGCAGTACCAGCACCAGTTCTAGTATACAAACCTTTGTCGGTTGTAGCAGTTAGACCAGAAAGGGCAGTTAAGTTAGCGCTATAACCTTGTACATCCGTACCGATAACTAACGCAAGAGCTGTACGACCTGCAGCTGCATCAGCAAGACCAGTTAATGTTCTTCCGTATGCAGTATATGCTGCTACTGCAGCTGTTCCGTCACCAGTAAAATATGGAACTTTATCCGCAGCAGATGTTACGCTGGCTAGAGCAGCTAGTTCTTTATCATAAGCCTGTACATCAGTGCCAATAACTAAACCTAGAGTAGAACGAGCACCTGCCGCAGTTGTTGCGCCAGTACCGCCAGAACCAATAGCTAGGGAAGTTGTTAGTGTAATAGAACCGCTAGTGATAGCAGCTGTACCAGAAAATGTACCAGTAAACGTAGCTGCAGTGATGTTATTCGCTGCAAAGTTACCAGATGCGTCACGTCGAACGATAGTACTAACGGTATTAGCTGTATCTTGAGTATAACCGTCTAATAGGTCAGCGTCCAGACCAGAGCCAGAACCATCGACAGTAATAAGTTTAGCTAAAACGTCGGCTGCAGTGTAAGAAGCTGCGGTTAAGCCTGTTTGTAATGCATTACTAATATTAGTAAAGTTAGCATCAACTTCTGTATTCGTTAAAGGACTACCTTTGGTAGCTCTTAACGTGATTGAAGGTGCTGAAATGTTTGCCATTTAGGATCCTTTGTCAACCTTTATTGACGAGTTGTAGTAGTAAGACTTTAATGTCTTGCAACTCATTCTTTATATTATTTATCTCAACCGTATGTTGAGAAAGTAGGGCTTCCTTTTCTTCGGACGCTCTTACTCTCTCCATATATTCATGGTATTCTGCTTTATTCGTATTAATAATGGCTCCGCTAGAGATATCTCTAACTAAGCCACTATGTCCTTGAACCTTCAGATATTCCATTACGGGCAAGCGATAATTCGTAAGTCTTTAATTAGTGGTACAGCGCTGCTGTTTGTAGAACGCATTACGATCTTAACAACAATGCCATCGAACGCAGCCATACCTGTTAGAGTATAGTTGACATCAGAGAACGCTGTATTACCTAGCTCTACTTTAGGTAAAGTAGAATCTGGGTTCAACAGTGTATATTTAGTGGTTTGCAACTGCTTGGTATCACCAGAAGAAGTCTTGTAATAGACTTGAATATCAGACTCAGAAGGAATGTTTGCAGCAAATCTCACACGTAGGTATGTAGATGGGTTTGCAAACTTAACTGGAGCAGTTACGTACTTGCTGATAGTAGAACTACCTTCTGGGGTGATCTCGTCGAAGAATTGTTCACGAACAGAGACTGTAGTTGCAGTAACAGCAGATTCACTTGTTCCGCTGAATCCAGAAAGAATGATAGTTCCAGTAGTACCATCATCTGTATAACCAGTAACTAGGAATGTTCCAGTGTTACCTGCTGTTGTAGCAGAAGCGATAGTAACATAACGTCCGATACCGATACCAGCCATAGAACCACGAACTGTAGAGTTTGTAGAAGTGAAACCAGTAGAAGTGAACGTAAATGCACCAGAAGCGCCAGTGAATAATTGTTTCTGATCTAACACAGCAATATTTGTATTGCTTTCAGTTGGCCAGTTCAATTTATTAGAAACAGCAACCAAGCTAGCACGAGCAGTATCGATAACTGGTGACACCGAATCATTAGTAGTAGAAATCTGAGCAGAGAATGTTACAGATTTAGAACCACCCATAGAGTTGTTTTCGTTAATCTCAGAAGCGATAACTCTTGGAGACTGAACCATGTTGTTCTGTTTAATCAAACATGGTGTGAATGATGTGTCTGCAACATATGGTGTCTGTGAACCATCGATAGCTTTACCAGAAGTAGTCTTGATAGAAAAGCTAGCTTTAGTATCAGAGAATGTTTGCATCTGGATAGATGGGTTAACTAGATCGTATGTGATATTTCTAGTTGCGTAAACAGTAGACCCACCACCATAACCGCTAGAAGTAGCATTAGTAGTAGTTGTGAATGTGTAGCTGTTTGCATCCATAGCAACGATAACATGTTCACCATTCAATTCTGCAGCTGGGATACCATTAATCGCAGAAGAAATTCCCTTGATGTTTACACGAGAACTTGCATACATACCGTGGGCATAATGCCATATACGAACAGTGTTAGAACCAGAAACTGTTTGAACAGGATCTTGTTCGATATTGTCGTATGGTAGAACGTCATTAACAAATTCAATATTACCAACAACGCTAGTGTCGAACTGCGCACGGTAGATAGTAAACTTAATATCTTGGTTTTGATCTGGTGTCCAAGTAGATGCGTTCTGAGACTTGAACATTACACCAGCATATGGTTGCTGAGAGATTGTTCTTCCAGAAGTTCCTGGAATATCATCGCCGACTTGAGAGATCCACACCTTGTAGTTATTAGAGTCAGACTGCAAGACGAAACAGTATTCAGCATTATCCTGAACATAAACTGGAGTCTTGAAGTTGAAACGAGTTGGTGTGTCAAACTTAGGATATTGTGTAGAATCTCCACCAATAGTTACCATATTAGTAGACAAACTAACTTGAGATGGATCTAGAGTAACACGGCTGAATGGAAGAACATTCTTACCTGGAGTACCGTTCGTCATTTCACGGATTTCTAGTGTAACAGGAATGCGATCGTCTTTAGTAGCAAAGAAAATATCAACGCCAGTTAAGAACGCACCACCTTTTTGCTGAACCAAGAAAGATTGAGCAAGTGGGTCATACCAACCTGTATCAGAAACAACACGTTCAGAAGTGCTGTAGATTGTTTGGCGAGCTGCTGGATCATCGTTTGGACCAATAACTTCTTTAACGATCTCCGCATTACGAACAGCGTTGATATTAGCTTGTTTAGTTTCTAAAATACCTTCAGCACGATAGATACCACGACCACGAGAAGTCCACTGCCCAGTAGAAGTAGAAGCATCGATCAACTTTAATTCACGAGAACCAGTACGGAAGCGTACAGAGTCTGTATTTGGAATAAAGAATAAGAAGTTAACCGAACCCTGCTTATTTGTAACTAAAGTAGTAGCAGTAGTAACAGAAATCGCTGTACCAGTTGCACCAGAGATAGAACCTGTGAATGTTTGACCACTAGTGATAGTTCCGATAACGTTAACAACATCTAGAGTTGTAGCACCAGTATCTGGATCAACAGATTTACCTACAACAACGGCAGAACCAGAGTTGTTAGAAGTAGTGATAACGTCACCACGATTCAAACAAACTTGAGAATCGCCAGAGATACGACGCTTAGTTTCAGATGCTGAACCACCAACGTTAGTATCTGTATTAAATGATCCAGTTCCTGCAGTGTATACAATCTTAGTTGCTGGAGTGATGTAAGAGTTAACATCAATATCATCAAAATAACCATAGAAACGAGTCTGTGGTTTTAGACCTTTGATCTGAACTAGAACGTTTCTAGAACGGATGTAAGGGATAACTGCAGTTGAAACTGTACGATCTGAAACTTGTTCGTAATCAGTCTTAGTTTGTAAAGTAGAACGAACACCAGTACGAGACTGTCCGATTGCAGTTGCCTGCACTTCAGTTGTAACTACACGGTGTGCCCAACCTGGAGCTTCTGGTCCAAGACCGAAAGCATTATCAAGAGCAGCACCACCATCGCCATAACGACGATCTGATTCATATCTGTTGTTACCGACTGTTACTGGTTTACCGATCCATTCTGTTTCCCATGGATTCCAAACTGTTCCATAACCACCCTCTCCGATAATACCAGAGCGAATAGCCAAGTCACGAATCATACTGTAGTTACCCTCTGACTGCTGAACGATATCTGGTAAACGATTAGTTTCAAACCAGTCATCAGAAGGCGGGTTGATAGAAACGTTACCTAAGAACGTATAAATCGCAAATGGGTTAATGTTTTCTAAACGAGAAGCGTAATCTTGTTTAATTAAAACAGGAGTATCAATGATAGGTAAAGTGATAATATCACCATTTAACTGATACTTAGAAGATGTACGTTGACTATCGTTCGAGTTTTTCTCGATCAAGTTAACGTTATGCATTGTGTAATATGGGCGAAGCTGGTTGTTCTCCATATCAACAGAACAGAAATAATCTACAGACTTAGAGTTACCGATATTGTTACCGCTGAAGTTATCAACGATAAAACCATTCTTCATTCTGTCTAGACCTTTAGTGTCAGTAATCTTCAGAGACTGAGTTTCTTGTTCCAGAAGAGAAAGAGATGTATAGTATTCTAGGTTGTTAATTCTGTTCTCTAGTTTACCAATATCACGCATCGTGTAGCGTTTATTTTCTACTTTAGAAACAGATACTGAGTTAGTAGAGTAAGTGTATGGTTCTAGTGTTAGGCTGTAAAGAACCATACCTAATGCTGGGTCTTGTGGATCACCTGGATCAATAGAAGGAACGCCCTTAATGTCGAAGAACTTACCGTTGAAGTCTACGGCAATTTTATCTTTACGAGCGTAATAGTAGCTGTAGTCAGAAGATACGTTTTCGCCACGCTTTGGTACACAAGTTAAAGAAGAACCTGTTCCAATGAAATTTTTAGTAGAACCAGAAGATTTATTCGCAACACGAGGACGGAAGTCCAAAGAGTCACGCAGTACTGCTGGAATCTTGTTATAGTCAATAGTGCTATAAGAGTTTACATCGAAATAGTCACCAACACTGTGTTCAAAGTATTCATATGTTACTTGAACTGGACCAGCTGGAACTGTGAACGATGGTTTTAGATTCAAACGACCCCAGTCATAGTGAGTAGTTCTTTGACCATTATCGAAATCGAAACGATCAGAAATATCTAACGTGAATAGGTTAGAAGCTAAAGTAGTATTAGTTGCTTGGAAAGCAGTACCACCCGCCATCTTAATACTTGTGATACGGAATACGTCAGCCTTATCGAGAATCAATGACGTTTGTTGTGCAAGAGAAGCAGTGTTAAACTGTTCTGTTACAGTAGTTAGGGTCTTATTCTTCTCGTAACCAGAACCATTACGCTGAACTGCTGCAATAACTGTCATTGAGTGACCAGATTGCGCTGATGGTAGAGTGATAGTAACAGAAGAACCTAACGGTACGATGCTAACTGGCTGAATAACAGCACCACCAACTGCAACGTCGTTATCTACCACAATATAGTTTGTGATACCAGAAGCTGGCATAAATGTGCCAGAAGTGCTTAGAGATAAAGATACACCAGAAGCGTTCTGTGTAAACTTTTGGTAGCAAACATAAGTTGTATTGTTGACACCAGATGTTCCCGCTGATCTGTTAGAACGGATAGCATAATTTGGTAATGAGAATACCATACCAGAATTTTGTGTCTCAACTAGCTGTGTAGTAGCTAGAGAGTATGCTTTACCAGTAAATGTACCAGTGTTTAGTGTCAATGCGTTCTGTGAAGACGGTGTAGCTGTAACACGATACATAACTCCATCAACAAGAACATAATCTCCAGAAGTTAGATCAGTCTGGAATGATGTACCAGTACCAGTAACAGTACCAGTAGCAGCAGTAATAGAACCGATTAATGCAGTTGCAACTGGGTTAATGTCTGCAGTGAAAGATAAGTTTGAATCTCCACTCACGTTGTAATAGAAAGATTTAACTGTTCGGTTAAAATCTTTACCAGCATTCATTTGAATATCAAACAAACCTAATTTATAAACCGCAGTAGAACCATATGACGCACCACTAGCCCATTCCATAAAACGAATTCGAGCAGTACCAACTTGGTTACCAACCGCAGTACCAACTGAAGTGCTAGTAACTTGATCATATAACTTAACTGTGTCATATGTATCGATTGGAGGCAAGTTATTAACGTTGGTAACTAGGATATAGTTACCAGCAGTAGGTTGAATAATTGCAGCTATTTGTTGATCGTAGTCACGTGCCTTGTCAACAGCAATGTATGTAGTAGAATCCTTCTGGATTTCATAACCACGCACATATGCTTTTCCTGGCTCTAAACCAATAGCAAGTTTAGATTCATCTCCACCATTTTCTGGGCGATAGATACCACGATTATATACAGGAGAGTCTGTCCATTCCCACTTAATACCAGTAGAACCTGGACCATCATATGCAGTACCTGTAGTATGAACAGGTGCAGTTGTTACAGAAGAACCTGTAGTTTTAGCAACATAAATTTGACCACCGTTAGTCACTACATCACCAGAAATATACGCAGTGTTTTGTAACCATTGACCACGATTGTTGTTGCGGTGTTCACGAATGTCGATTGCGAAATCACGAACAGTATAATCACCAGATTCATCGTATGTACGACGAGCCAATTCATCTCCAAGTAAAGAGTATTCAGTCTTGTCGATGATAGTCTTAATTCTACCATCATCAACACGAATTAGTTCGATGAAGTTTAAGTCGCTGGTAGAATCTGGAGAAAGTTTAGTTAGTGTTAGTTCAATATAGTAACGATGCGCACCTGGAGCAGCAAAGTTGTAGCTATTTTGTGCATTGTCTAATAATGTTTCGTCTTGTTCTGGAGTAATAATACCTTCACTAACAGATAAACCAATACGGTAAGAAGGAGTGTTGGTGTATTTGTCTAGAACGATAGCCTGATCTTCAACCAAACAGAAATGATCGTTGATGTAATAAACACCACGCTGAATAGTTGCTAGAGATCCCTTACCAGTCGCATCTGTTGCAGCAGCTTGAAAATAATAGATTCCATCTGCAGTATGGATAACTTCGTTATTAGAGAATGTCTTAGTTGTGTTATTAGTGCCACCACTAGTATAACGAACGTAAAGAGTAGTAGGATCTGTTCCCTCTGCGTCCTCTGCTTTAATAATAGTAGCAGTTACTCCACTGCTACTAATAATGGTTGCACCCTGCAGCGCAGAAATAAATGTTTGAACCGCTACACCATTATAGCTAACTTGTAGCTTAACGTAGTCAGCACCTTGTCCTGGCTGTGTTACTGTCTCAACAGAGCACTGTCCTGGGATAACCATTGCGCCTTGTTTGAATACAGCGCTACCATGACGAGAAATCTGCTTTTGTAGCAGAGTCTGCATCTGAGTAAGTTCACGAGCCTGTACAGCGAACGAAGGACGATAGAGAATACGATAGAATTTTTTATTCTCGTCGTAGTCGTCATTATACGGTTCTGTGTTGAAATCAATCATTCTTTTACTCTTCTATGTTATTTCTTATTTATTAGAACTTAATGACAGTTCTTAATGTAACTGTCTGATCTGCTGTTGGTGTAAACGCTTGTTTGTTGTCAATAAACAGTAGATGACCAGAATATTTATCTGCTGTTGGAGGAGTAACTCCAGAAGCAGAGAATGTCACGGAGCTAGGATTTAAGAAAATGTTACCTGTTTGCGGCACAGCATTATCAATAGATTGTACTAACATACCTGTGCTAGTTTTTGACACAATTCTAAAGCGTGGTCCATTCGCATCACCTAATCTAATTAACATATCAGGCGTAAACGAATCAGAAACAGAGCCGATTAAAACGTAGCAAGCTGACGCTAAAGAACTCTTAAGGTTTCCATATGAACCATATTGTCTAGGATTTTTAATAATACCCAACTGACGGAAGTCGTTGTTAACATCAAATCCCTGATTTGTATCTTTCGAAATATTAGTGTAGAACATTAGTGTTCTTGCAAAAGAACCAACAATAGGGTCTTTACCATGGCCACCATAAGGAGACATAATGGCTCTAACCTTAGCACCAAAACCACCACCAGTTACTGTTACATCAGCCCAACGATAATTTTGCCCGTATGTATCTACTACAATTTTCTTAATAGCACCACCAACAACAACAGCATGAGCAGTTGCTCCTGAGCCATCTCCAGTAATAGTCACTGTGGGGTTTGTGCCATAACCGTAACCACCAGAAACGACGTCATACGCCATAATTCTACCATCTACAGTTAATAATTCTGTATTAGCTTGTAGTGTATTAATATCACCTGGAGAAAGATCGGCTCTCAAAGATGCACTATTACCATCACCAGTAACGCTGATGTTAGCGTAAGTATATCCAGTGCCACCGTCATCAATCTGAACACCAGTAATTTGGCCATTTGAAAGAATTGGGATCAACTTAGCTTCTGACTTAACACCAACGAAGTATGCTTTAGCGCCAGATCCACCAGAAGTTGCTGCAATAGTGATTGCTGGTAAAACAGAGTAACCAGAACCATATTTTAAAGAGGCTGTGCCAGTAGCTGGAGAACCAACATATGTAAGAGTTGCAGTTCCATTTGTAGCAGCACCAGTTACGTGAGTTGGTGCAGTAGCACTAGTCGTTCCAGCAGTTGTAACTGTATACAAACGATTAGATGCATAAATTTGCTGACCAACCGTATATGCAGTAGATGCTGTCCATGGAGTACCAAAAACAACAGTAGGAACGCTAGTGTAGTTGTTACCAGAATCTAAGATAGAAACTCTAGCAACACCAGTACCACGCATCACAGATGCACCAACGAAACTAGAACCACTGCCACCACTTAAGGAAACCGTAGGTGCTGATGTATATCCAGATCCAGGGTTAGTGATCAAAATATCATAAATTGATCCGTTAAGTGTAATACCTGTAACTTGTCCACCACTAGTAACAACTGTACCAGTAGCACGAGTACCAACATATTTCAATGCAGCTGTACCGTTTGCAACGATTCCAGATTTGTGTGTCGGAGCAGGTGAAGCCATTGTTCCAGACATAGTAGCTTCATATAAGTTATTGTTGTATTCAACTCGCTGTCCTGCAAGAATACCAACACCATTAACCCATACGTTAGCACCAGAAACTGGTGGTTCAATAGTGCAAGTTGCACCACTAGTATAGCCAGTTCCAGCAGCACTAATTTGCACGTTCTGTAAAACTAGTGGATCGCTAGATCTATATCCATCACCAGCAACAATAATGTTGGCATATGTGTAATTCTGTCCATTATTTTCTAAAACAACGTTAAGAATTTCACCACCAGAATAAAACTGTCCACGTAAAGAGTTAACAACTGGCATGTAAACGTCAGTCAAGAATTTATTACGTAGAGCGATTGGAATACTATACAAGTATTTCCACATATATCCATCTGGCATAATAACTGGATCTACAACAGTACCGATTGGTTTATATGTGGAGATTGCGTTATTGTTATTGTCCAAGCATTTATAGACGTTATAATCGTCTGTCATAACTAAGCATCTAATATCTTCTGATCTTTGTGCACCAGAGTATGCAATTTTAACATTAGCTGTTGCATTTGCACCTTCACCGCCACCACCAGAAATAGTTACTGTTGGTGTAGAAGTATATCCTCTGCCACGATTAACCATATCGATGGAAATAATAACGCCATCTGAAATGGTTGGAACAGCTACAGCACCAGTACCACCGCCACCAGAAATAGTAACAGTAGGAGGATCTGAGTAACCATATCCACCAGAAATTAAATTGACACCTTGAACTTCATCGCTATATTGGTCATCATACATATCCCAAATTTGACCAGAAACCCAATCAACACGATTTGTTACGAATGCAACATCGGTTGATTTGATTTCTTTTAGGGTGATAATCTCGTTACGAGTTGCTTCCTCGTATGCAAAACTATCGATAGGATATGGAGGGGATGTGTCATCATCCCACTGCAATGTTCTACCTAAAAAGTAGTAGTATCTCGCATTTCTATTCTGAATCTCATCGTATAACGCCTGAGCAACAGAATTGTGAAGAGGAGACTTCAATAGCGCTGAAGTTGCCATTTATAATAGCCCTGAAAATTAACTTACAGTAATAACCCAAGTAACAGCAATAGAGTCACCAGCTGCTTTGTTAACTGTTGGGAAAGTGGTACGGCAAAGCATAGTACCACCAGAACCACCTGCAGTAGTTGGGTTGAAAATACCAGCTTCAGTGATAGCGCCAGTACCTGTACCAGCAGGGAAAGTCGCAGTTGCAGTAACTTGGTTACCAGAAGCAGAGAAAGATGCCAACGCAACACGACCAGCTTCAACACCTAGAGTTGTATTGGCAACTGCTGGAGTGGTAGAGCTAGTACCAATAGCCATAGTGTTCATAACACTCTGCAAACTATTTGACTGCATGCGGTTAGCGATATAAGTTTTACCAGCGGTAACTACCAAATTTTTAACCTGTTTCTCTTCTTTTAAAGAGCCATCAGCTGCAAAAATCTTGATATTAACATCACCGATCATTTTAATATTGTTGTCTTGAAGTTCCATAGAAATCTCCTATTCGTTTTTAATTAACCCGAGAATGTAATTGGGTTGCCTACAAACAACCCACCGTCGTTCAAGAACCAACCAGCTTCTGCATATGGATTCAAATCCATAGTACCGCCACTGTCTGAAGCAGTAGCGATGTTGGTGTCGGGTGTCACACCATCATTTAGAAGCACACCAAATGTCGTGGTTAAAGAAATTGCGGGTGTCGTTCTATTTAGGTCAGTTGCACTAGATGCATCTGTATCGAGAGGTATAACGCTCTCTGGATCTGCTGTAACGTTATCAAATAATAAATGTCCAGCAGAAATACTCTTATTCATCGACCATGTATCTAGACCAGTACGAACTAGTCCTCCATAGCCATAACCGATAGCGTTCTCTACAAGAGAAACAGAATCTGTATCAAATACACCATCAAAATTTAGGTGGGTGTTAACGCCATCGACATAACCAAGGGTCTTAGATTGATTAAAATAAGGCATAGTTCTAGTAGAACCAGAACCAGTTTCATCTAATGTAAATACAGATTCAGAGTCTGTAGTGACTCCATCGGCGATAACGTGATTTGTATCAAATACTTTGGTAACATCAAGATATGGCATAGTTCTTGTAGAATTAGTCACATCTCCACCATCAGACAATGAAATTTGGTGAACTTCTGCTACACCATCATAATTCAGAGTCGTGTTATTGATAGGTTTTGTAATATCAAGATATGGCATAGTTCTTGTATTATCAAGAGCGATACCAATTTCCTGCATTGTTACATATTGACCCTCAACGTTACCATCTGCATTCAACGACTGATCGTCGAAATACTTAGTAATGTTAAAATATGGCATAGTTCTGGTCAAATCCAGAGCCAGACCAATTTCTTGCGTAGTTACAGAATCCTTAGTGTTGATGTTTAGAATCTTAATCAAACACTCTAGTTGTTCACTAATATCGAATTCGTTGCGGATGTCGTATTCACCGAAGATCGCCATACCTGCAGGATGAATCAAATTCTTAACTGCAGTCTTATATGAGTCTAGTGCTTCATCGATCTTAACAACGTATGAATATGATTGGTAATAACGACTATCTTGGATATAAATTGCGTCATCTAAGAATCCATCATTGTTAACATAGTATCCAGGATACTTAGCCAATGGACCAAGAGAGCACTTAATAATAGCAGGATCTGTTAGAACAGCTGTTGCATCGATGTTACTAATACCAAATTCACGCATAACCTGACCAACATAAGAACCATCAGCATATGTTGTCCAGTAATCGGTCATGTTAATTGTACCAGATTCTGCAAAACCGTCCATTCTATCTGTGATAGAAAGATTAACCAAAAAGTTACCATTACCTACTGGTTGGTCGATACGTTGAATTGTAGTACCAGCAGTTCCAGCAACATCTTGTCCAGAAGATGCTGATAATGTAGTTGTAAAGTCCGTGGTATATCCGATACCATACTTAATAAACTGTGCTTGTAAGATTCCACCGTTACTATCAACACGTACAACTTTCATAATGGAACCATATCCATCGAAGTTTTTAATGTTGTATAGACCACCTACTTTAAATCCAGATCCAGGCTTTTGAACCTCGAGAGTAGAAGTAGTAGATAGAATTTCAGCAGTGAAGTAGATTCCATTAACATCATCACGGTATCTGATTCTGTCTCCTACCGCAATATTACCGAAGAAGCGACGATCGATGAAGTATTCATAAACTCCATCCATAACCTTAACTGCACGATCTACTTCAATCTCAACATATTGGCGTCTATCAACTAAAACACGAATAATTTTAGTTGGGGTAACAACGTCAACCATCTTACCGATAGGGTCGTTAGGATTACCAGTAAGAATCTTACAGAAAATAGAAACGTCTTGATTCCATTTACCATCAGAAGCACGAAGCATCTGCTTGGCTGGATAATCAATAGAAACTTCTTTACCGAATAAAATGCGGAATAAAAGTTTATAAGAAGATTCGGAACCCTTAGCACCATAGTGTTCCTTGATATGTTCCATCAAGAAACGTTCGTCCATAGCTGTGTATGGCATCTTATTCGCAACTTCATCTTTGAAATAGCGAATAAACGAACCTAGTGTTTTATCCAGATCTCTAAGATCTTCTAAGTTTTGTTGAGTGCTATCCAGATACTCATAATACGCTTCTAAGAATGCAACGAAACTCTGGTAGTCAGAGCGAACAAACTCTGGTACCTGAGAAGCGACTAAAGAAGACAGCTTAGGTTTGGTAATCATTATGATCTGCTATTAGAGAATACGAAGTTATATCCGCCACGTAAGTCGCCAGATGCTGTTTTGTCTGCGATCGCATTAACCTTCAAATGGTCAACTGCGATCTGAGCTATCTGAGTTAATGCTGAAACAACATCATAAGATTGAGGCTTAATTGAGATTTCAAAGTCAACGTCAGCAAGAGCAACAATGTTTAGATTTCTGATATCAACAATACCTTTAGCATAGTCGATAGTTCCTATCTGCTCATCTACATAAATTTTAGTAGCATTGCTTCCATATTTGAACAAACGAACATATTGTATACCGTCATCATCTAGGTAATGAATATCTGGAGAACCAGAGATATAAAAACCAGTGCTAGTGAATGCTTCTTCTGCAACACCTGAATAATAAATCGGGTTGATCATATTTAACAGATATTGCGCTGAGACGTTATATCTTGGTTGTAAGTTTCGACGCAACAACACATTTGTGATGTTACTAACGATAGATGGATCTGTTTCGTCAATGATCTTACTTAACTTAGAGAAGCGGAAAATACCATCAAACTTTTGCAGGTCTGCGTCGTTATAAGAAAGAATAGACTGACGAACTAGAGTTGCGATGTCAGAAGTGGACTTAGTAGTTTCTTGTTCATTATAGTAGACGTTAACTTCTAAAGCGATGTTAATATATTCTGGATCTACAAGTTCTGGAATAACAGAAACCACATTTCGCTGAGATAGCACTGTAGAAATAATATTAGCTTTTTCAACAGTAGTTAGTTTTGATGCGCTCTTTGGTTTAATGCAGACGTATGTCTTACCATAAACTGGTGGATTATTATCTTCGCCACCCCATACAGCAACAGAGTATGCTTCTGGTACGTTAGCATAAATTAGAGCTTTATAATCATCTGGAGTAACTGCACGGTTTTGTGCAGCATAGAATTTTGGAGCATTGAAACGAATGGAATCATTAGATTCTTTATTGTCTCCATTTGATGCTGCTAAAGTAGTAACAACTGCTACGTTAGCTCCAGAAAGAATCGTTGGTCCATTGTAGATAAAGTTAGATGCACCATTCGCTGCATCCATATTTGTCACAAAATAATCAAAGTGAACTACGTTACCGTTATCTAATGCACGACCAACTAAGTCGTTACCGAATGTGACTTCATATAAACCATCATCGATTTCTTTAACCCAAAATGCTTTGGTTGTGCCAGAAGCAGAAACAATGCTGTCTGATCTGGTCCACGTCTCATAAACTGAAGATGTAGCAGATTGTTGAACACGAACCTTTAGTGTGTCAATGTCTACATTGGCATTTGGAATAATGTATCTCGCACCATCAGTAACATTATATTTAAAACTTAATGGAGTACCTTCAATCAATTCTACATCAGAAACCAAATAACTTCCAGCAGTGGAAGAACGATTAACTGTTAGAGAACCAGTATTATAGAAAGAGTACTGTTTACCGTCAATGATAGTTGTGAATGGGGATAATGAAGGAACTGTAATATTAGATGGAGCAGAAGAACCACCAGAAACAATCAGATTAACTACTGCACGTGCACATTTAGCAGAACGTGGAGTGTATCCTAACATCTTAGCCAAAGAAACGATGTTGTTGCGCTTTCTAGCAGAGTCCAAGAACATCTCATTGATTGCCATATTGTTATACAGCGCATTATAGTGGGTGTTATATGCTAGAACATCCAACATAACAGACATCGCAGAACCTTCAAAATTATAGTCCTGGAATTGATCTTGTGTGCTTAAAAAGTCTTTAAGGTTTTGTTTAATGTTATCAAAGTCTAGCTCTGTGACATTGATCTTTTTATTGTTTGCCATTATCGTGTTCTCTCTAGAGTTAATTCAAGAGTTAGAGGTTGGGAAGTGTTAATGATTCTAAATTCAATACCTACGTAAACAGTATAATCATCCTCACTCACAACAACTTCTACGTTTAATAACTCTACTCTTGGCTCGAAGTTATTTACTGTGTCCGTGATAGCTCTTTCCATCATAACCTGCAACATAGGAGTCGCTGGCTCGAATAGAAGTCGTTTAATAGGGCTACCGATCTCGCTATGAAATGGTCTTTCGTAGTTAGACGTTAAAATTAGGTTTTTAAGAGCATTTTTGATAGACTGCTCGTCAAATCGGCGAACAAGATCTCCAGTCACAGGGTGAGCGGTGAAATTGAAGTCTAGATCTGAGAATGTTCTTGTATTTCTTGCCATATTAGTTATTTAGGTTATCCTACCTTAGTTTTTGCATCGCCTTCACCAACAGCGTCACCATCAGCAATCGGGTCACCAGTTCTAGCTGCAGCAAAACCTTCGAAGAATGTTTTAGTTGAACCACTAACAATTTGTCTTTGTGATTCTTGATGTACAGTTCTACCAACTGTATGAGCTTCGAATTGGTCTCCAACTACACCAACCAAACCACCAGATAAAAACGTCTTCGTGCACTGGAGTTTATGTGTAAGAGCAGTTGGTGGACCACCATCCTGCCCTTTACTAAGGATTCCATAATACGCCAGACTAGCCATTATACCTTCTTAGCCTTCGGAGGAATAGTATCAAGCAAGAAGAATCCAGCTGGCATCCCCTTTGCGTCACGTTTGTATGTTGAGTCGTTAACCATAGTGAACGCCATACCACGATTACCTTGTGGTTTATATGCAGTATGGATCCAAACTGAATCGGGATTGCGGTATTCTAAGATAATCTGGTCGTATTTAACAGCCTTTTCTAGTTGTTGAACTAGCTGGAATGTCTTATTGTTACGGTCTGGTAACATTAACGCCACGTCAAAACAGTGTCCCTTACAGTGATCTGAGAATGGAGACTCAGTAGGAACAACTCCCTTTAGACGATAACCAGATGAGATCATCCATTGTTTGCGGAAGCCACCGATACCTCCTGGCATAATCTCTGTGTATGGTTCCAAGATGTTTTGAGCAGACATCGCCAAGTTACACACAATTTCCTGAACAGTGAATACACGTTCAGCAGAACTTGGTCCATCTTTAAGGATCTGATCAACTAACTTATGTTTGCCATTAACACCACCATCCATCAACATACCAAGAGAGAAATTCTTGGAAATAGTGTAGTCGTTGGTGAAGTTTTTAGTAGTGTAGATAATCTTACAGTCAACAGGAACTTCTTTACCAGCTGCACCTTTAGATGGAATAGCTTCTTCACTAGCAACTGGAGCAGGTGCATTCGGAACACCTTGTATTTCTTGTTCTTTAGAATTTCTGCGTCCTTCTGGCGTATCATAATCTTCTGGAGTTTCGTTAGCTGCAAGAGCCTCTGCTTGTCTCTCGGGTGGAATTAGATATGGAACAGTAGGATTCTGTGGATCACCAGCAGTAGGAGGTGTCAACTCAACAGGTTCAACATCAGAAGCGCCAGCAGCACCATTACCAAACTGTCCTTGAGAGTAATCAGCAGAGAATGTGCCACCTGCAAGAAGATCCATAGATCCAGCAGACTCCATATTTACTGTGTTACCCTTAACACTGATACCTTCTCCACCTTGTACAGCAAACGCTGAATCAGCCTTTTGATGGATATTTGCAGCCTGTACATTAAAATCACCACCAGCTTTGACTAAAATGTCTCCACCAGCAGCAATATACATATCATTCGCTACACCAAGATCAACATTGTTTCCAACTCGAATGTTTGCGTTCTGAGAGACTTCAATGTTAGCGTCTGTTCTGGCAAAGATGTTTGTATTACCTTCAACGGTAATATTACATTCACCAGCTACGTGGATACATCCGTTACGCTCCATCAATGTAAAGCTATCGCCGACGATATAATTTACTTGAGTGCCGTTTGCATCAATTTCAGTATACGTACCAGAACGATGATAAGTGTGGATACGCTCTTGTCCTGGAGTATCATCAAATTCTTGAATGTGTCCAGATTCTGTTTCAAAAACTTTATTGTATGGATACTTTGCGCCAAATGGTGGAGCTGGCTGATCCCAAGACCCACTATCATATGCTTTAGGGATACCCTTCTTTACATTGGCGTCTTTTTTCTCAACAACAGTACCATCAATAATACCACGTGCCAAACGATTTGTGTCTGGTTCATTGATGTAATCCTTTAGTGGATATTTGTTATTTGGATCACGGAAACCTGTATTGTCTGTTCCACGTTTAACAGATTCTGATGATGGACCAGGAGTTCCACTAAATTCTGGTGGAGGAGATGCAGGAGGAGCAGATGCGTCTTTATCTACAGAACCTGTTGCCTGTGTTCCATAGAAATACTCGTAATACGCTAACTTTCTTGCTGCAATATCTGGTGAGTTTACGCCAACAGCTTTCTTTGCAGAATAAAAGTATCCAGGATGGTCAGTTTCCTTTGTTCCCTTTGGTACACGATCCTTAATGTATAGAGCAGCAACTAAAGCAGATACATTAATGTCAGTGTCAAGTGAATCTGGGTTATTGACTAAGTCTAAGTTAAGACCCAGTTTGTTAGCCATATCTTGATACTTTTTATAGTTCGCTTTACCAGTCAGCTGGATGAATCCACGTCCGTAGTACTTACCACCATCTTCGTCTGTCTGATTTCCTAAGAAGTTTTTACCACGCTTTGATGGTCCATAGATTACAGTGAAGAACTGTTCACGTGTGATGCCTTTCTTAGAAGCATCAGAATATTTTTCAGCTTCCTCGTCTGTTAAGAACGAGAAGATTTGTTTAATGCGTGACTTAGAATAATTGTATGATTCGTTCTGTGGGATCCATCCTGATTCACCACCAGCAATACCCAACAATGCACACTTTTGTTCTTTAGTAGTCAAACCAACTTTATCGCACGCAGCAATTAGTGCCTTGATACCTTCTGTTGCTTTGGAAGAGTTTGATGTTGCTTTTGGTGGAGGAATAATAGGAATAGATGTATTAGTGCCAGAAGCGACTGGTGTAGCCCCAGTATTCTCGGACGCTGGTTCTGCTGCAGCTTTAACTGGTTTACCGCTACCGTCTGTTACTGGTTTACCGCTACCGTCTGTCAGAACACCGATCAAATTTCCACGATTAACTGCATCTAAGTTAGAAGGCGCATCTTTGAATGTTAAGATGTTCTCACCGTAACCAGCAACAAATTCACTAATAGTGATTTGTAGTGGTCCATCAATACTAACGATGTAACAGTTATCTGTCAATCCAAAGCCAACAATTCTCATATTGGCTTTTAAATTTCTGGTTAAATTAGTTTTACCTTCTTCTGGATCATAAAAGGTTAGTTGTTTACCTGATACTGGTCCAACGATTGTTCTAAGAACAATATCTTTAGTTCTCGGTTCACCGTCAATAGGCAGAACACTATCATCATCTTCAATATTCTTTGGGATTGATGGGATACCACCAACAGTACCCAACATAATTGGTTGTTGCTGATCTGGGTCAGCGAACATAATAATAACAGTACTACCTTCAACTGGACCAATTGGTGTGAAACCAATACCATTCATCGCAGCAGATGTAACTGGTTGCACTGGCATTGCCCATGGCAACTGTTCTGTTGGTAGTTGAGTTTTATCGTGCGTGTGTAATCCTACGATACGCACTTGGCATCTTCCAAGTTGTAATGGATCTATTCTATTTTCAACAACACCAGTATAAAACATTTATTCTCCAACCTTCATCATTAAGGAATCTTTGATAAGTTCCATATTACATTCGTGTCTTTCTCTGTTAATGTAGTGGTTCACAGCAGCAATAATATAATTACCAGAGAACATTTTATCCAAATTATCATCATCTTTTTCGCTGAGTGGTTCAATCTTATACAGCCTGATATTGACTTTCTGGCCAACAGTATAATCGCATCTTCCAGGGACAACGATCTGAATCTTATTAGCTTCTGATGCTTTTATTAAAGATATTCGTTTTTGCTCGTTTCTATAATTAGTGGCATCACTAAAACCACTAAATGTCGAATTAGCTCGTGGATAGTTAAACAGCGTAGAGTTAGTTCTAAAGATAGATTTATTGGAAGCAATATTATGCGCATTTAAATGTTTAGCGCCATCGTAATGGTCAAACATATTAAAAGATTTTACGTTGTATTGTTTCTTGGTCAAATCGTAAGAAATCATCTTTGAAGCAAACATTCCATTTTTAATTCTATCAATATAATCGAAACCGAATGGAATGCTAACAAGGTCAATTCGTTTATAGTCTGCGCCAACGTTCTTTACATCCCCACCATTTTGCATCTTGTCACGAGTATATTTGTCGTAAACAAATTCTTGATATACTTGATTAGAATAGAGAGTTTCTAAAGAAACAAAATTAAACCCATCTCTATTCTCGAAGAAAAGATAACTCGGAGAGTTGTTATTATTCACTGCTTGTGCAGTAGCATATTGAATAGCTTTTGATGGGGACCAAAAATTAGAAATAAACTTAACTATCTTTGCAGTTGGCTCGATAGTAACTTTCTTTTTAGTCTGTAGACCATTAATATCATCTTTAGAAAGATACTCGATAACAGCTTCTGGCTTATCACCAAATACTCGACTAACTTTCTTATTCATATCAATAACAGCTTCTTCAGAAATAAAGTGTAATTGATAAACAACACTTTTATCACCAAGTAATTCTCTATCTGTTAGCTTGTAAACATAAAAATTGCATTTTATGTTTCCTTTTTCTAAAGATGGAGTACTAATCTCTAACTCCAATCTTTCTTCGCCTGCAAATGGGAATAAGTTAATTAAATCTAACGATTCTCTAACAATTAATGAACCACTAATAAAAGGTGAGAATATATCTTCAAAAATTTGAATTGCAATGACTTGAGCAGCGATATCTTGAGCAAGACCGCTTCTTGTTATAATCTTTACTTTATCGATTGATACATCACCAGCAAATCTGGCTGCTCTTGAAGAGGATTCCATTATAACAATTCTTTAAAGTTCTTTAGAATTACGCCAACCAAGTCTTTAGAAATAATTTTGATTCTGCGTTTAGATTCATTGACGATATCTTCATATTGTCTATTAGAAACAGATACTGCACCAGTGGCGTCAGAGTTAACAACAAAACCATTACTATTTACATAATGGTGGATAGCGTCTGCATTAACACCATACTTATCATCAACATATTTCTCTAATTGAAGTTGTGTTAATGGAAAGTCTTTTCTATAATCATACATATCGTTTGCAAGCATAATAATCCAATGATACTCTGGATTACCATAAATCTTTTCTGCGATAATTTCTGGAGTCTCACCATCTTCAATATCGTATTCATCATATGCAGTTACATTAGAAAGAAGTTCTTTACGAAAACGAATATTTCTACTAATGTCAGTTAATGCATACGCTCTTGTTTCTTTTTTCAGATTACCGTATGGTGGGGTAATAACTACTGATGGAGGCTGAATATAACCTCCACCAGCATTTTTCATAATTATGTTTGTTATTTTACCATTACTAATAACAGCATATGCAGAAGCTGTAACACCAGTATTCTCTGGTTCAGAAAAGGTAACAGAGGCAGTGGTATAACCAGATCCTTGATCTGTAATAGTTACAGCACCGACACCATCTGCAGAAAGACTGGAAGTTGCTTTAGCTTGAACCCCTTTGCTTGATGTAACATTAACATCAAAGTCATAAAGAATAGCAGGAAATTCTTTAAAGTACATTTTATAGTCCGTCCTTAACTTTATCTTTTGTCAATAGAGCCAATTCACGGAATTCTAATGTGATATTGATTTGGGTTGGCATACCATTATCGAATGTGGTGAACATACCGTTTGGCGTATAGTTTACATTCATACTAGTTAATACGCAAGAGGTGTGACGATGTAGGTTTTTGTTTTCTTTACCATTAGCAAAGTACATAATGTCAAATTCAGAAGGGTACAAGTAAACAAAGTTATTAGCATCCTTAAACTCTGGATGCATGTGGTATTTGAATTCTTCGATGATTCTCAACACATTGTTAGCTTCATCTATACTTCTTGGGAAAAATTGATAATCGAAACTAAATGTTCTAAAGTCAACACCCTTAAACACTTGTTCTTTTTTAGGGTTTGCTGCTAAACCAAGAGCAGCTGAAGCGCCACCAGCCATATTTGCTGGCAGTTTAGAAAGAGAAAGATTAGCAATAATAGCAGCACCCGTACCTGCAGGGTCTGACTTTTTATCTCCAGAAAGAGCCTTCAAAATTTCAGTACCGCCAGCATTAACCATAGCCAAAGCAGATGTGTCGTCTTCAGACCACTGAACTCCATAACGAACAGATAGCTGATTTGGAATATGTAGGGCAATTGCTGTCTTTAGTCTCTTCTGAGATCGTTTAGCGTCTGGAGCCATAGTAGCTGTAATGCCCAATCCAACTGCAGGTGCAGCGGCTGCTGCTCCAACAAGTTTACCTGTAGTTTTTGCAGCATCTTTAATACCCTTACCACTAGATAAAACACCACCAGCAACAAGAGCCTCAACTCCAGCAATACCCGCCTCTGATGCGACGAGACCAGTTTTAGACATATTCATACCAATAAGATCACCACGATCTCTTGCAGGATAATCTCCAACAGCAAGAGTCTCCGCTGCATTTTTTCCATTAACAAGTTTAGATGCAGTAGATACGTTTATGTAGAACATAACGTAACTTCCACCATATCTACCGTCGGATGCCATTAGATCATTTGGATAAGAATGATTTTTGATGTCATATTTACCAGAATCCATGGGGGAATTTTTACCTCTAGGTGTATAGAGGTTTGGTGGATTTACAGTCGACTTGGCTGCGCTAACATCAGATCTTACCTGATCTACGACTCCAGTTACTGCTGATTTTGCGCTACCATACGCTGAGGAGATTGTGTCTAATAGTCCCATAGTTTCTCTAAATAAGTGGGTGTTATTTATACTTCCAGTACTTATTTATGTTCCATAAATCAAAGTTCGTTCCTGTATTCCCTGAAAAGTATGTAGGAGACCCAACTAATATCATTTGCAGGTCTTCTTGGGAACGCACATTTGCAAATTGGTGCGATAAAAACCCTTCGATTATCAAGTGGAATTCAGAAGAAACCATTGTTCCATATAGATGCCCGACTGATGGTAGAATCCATCGTTATTTTGTAGACTTCAAGATAACTACAGCTGATAACAAGACTTATCTGGTCGAGGTTAAACCACACAAGCAAACAGAGCCACCAGTGTATCCAGGGCGAAATACTCAAAGGTATATAACTGAGTCCATGACTTATATCAAAAATCAAGCAAAATGGGCTGCAGCTAGAGAATATTGTAAGGAAAGACGCTGGGAATTTAAGATTATAACTGAATACGAACTTGGTCTTAAGTCCTAAATAATTTAATGGCTACAACTAAACCAAAAACCCTGCAAGACGTTTTCGAACGAAATCAGTATGATCTTCCCACTGCGATCAGGAAATCCCGTGGGTGGTATGATACACAAGTCGCTTTACTGACAAAGCAGAACCTCACTCCACAAAAAGTGATTGGTGGTGTGCCATCTGATTTAACAACTACCCTAATTCCAGGAAACTTGTACCTATACGGGTATGATCCTAAAATGAAGAAGGAATTACCATATTATGACAAATTCCCTCTAGTCTTTCCATTTAGAAAGACTCAAGATGGATTCGTTGGGTTGAATATGCACTATTTGCCATACCATCTTAGAATCGCTCTGCTCGATAGATTGATGGTGTTTAGATCTAACAATAGAATGGATGAAACAACTCGCCTTAAATATTCTTGGGCGACGATTGACGGTATCTCCAAATTTAATGCTGCCATTCCTTGTGTGAAACAATATCTCACAGGACACGTAAAAACTCAGTTCAGAAAGGTATCTTCTGAAGACTGGGTTACTGCTATGATGCTTCCTGTTGAGAGATTCGTTGGTGCTTCTAAACAAGAAGTTTGGACAGAATCACAAAGAAAAATAAGAAGAGCATAAAATGGATTTTAATAACTTACCGCTAGGTGGAAACGTAGGAAACCTTATTTCTCCTAAGTCTGTGGACAAGGTTAAACGTAACCCAATTAAAGAATTCGTGTCTCACGTAAAGAGTGGTGGGTTGGCACGCACCAATCGATACTCTGTAGTTATGGATCTACCGTTCACATTCAATGACAATGTAAAACGCAAAGCGTTATTGTTCTGTGATCAGGTTCAGCTTCCAGGGACAAATTTCTCAACTACTCAGAATAGAACATTCGGTGAATTTAGAGATGCACCTTATGAAAAGTTGTATGAAGACATCACTATGTCTTTCTACGTTGATAAAGACATGCAGGTAAAGAATTTGTTCGACTTGTGGCAAGAACATATGTATAACCCACAAACAAGAACATTTAATTACTACAACAATTATGTAACTGACATTCGAATCAAAGTACAAGATGTCAGTGATAAAACCCATTACTATGTAACCTTATACGAATGCTATCCAAAGAGTATAGGGGCGGTGCAATTAGATTATGCTTCGAGAGATGTTATGAAGTTATCTGTTTCCATTGCATATAAGTGGTTTGACGCTACGACAACTGCTCCAGACGGATTTAGTACAATACCAAAAGCTACACCACAAGATAAATTAATGAATTTCGCCATCGGTGCAGCTGGAAGCTGGGCTGTGACTCAGATCCCTTCTTTAACATCTAAAATACCAAGAATTAGATTTTAAAGGAATAGAGATGGCACAAGAAGAATATGAAAAAATGAGTACAAGTGAAAAGAAAAAAGAAGACTGGATGAACAGTAAATGGCGTCCTATGATGGGATGGATTTACATGGGCACTTGCCTGTGCGATTTTGTGCTATTTCCAATTCTATGGTCTTTACTACAAGCAGCACTAAAACAACCTGTTTCTCAATGGCAACCACTAACGCTACAAGGCGCTGGGTTGTATCACATTGCAATGGGTGCAGTTCTAGGTATCGCAGCAATGGGTCGTACACAAGAAAAACTAGCAGGAGCAAATAATGGCGGAGCAAACATACCAACAAGCGTCTCTCCAACACCTAGCTTATCTGCGCCAGCAGGATTCTCCACAGCAGGTGCTAGTACAGCTACAACTGGAAGCGTACCTCAAGCAGCTAAACCAATCCCAAAACCAATCTCAACAACAGTGAGTTCTGATGAATTACATCCAGATGATCCACCTGTGAGAAATACAAGAAACGACTAAACAATGAACGTAGATGATTCTTTATCAAATGTTTTTGGGGTGGAAACTATTCCAGCCCATAACACTGAAGTGATTACTAAAGATGGCGAAATCATTACTCCACCAAATCAAAAGGTGGAGAATGATTACGATATGGCAAGAACAAACCTTCGTGAGTTACTAACAACAGGTAAGGCTGCGTTAGAGCATGCGCTAGAAGTGGCAAAGTCTTCCGAGCACCCACGAGCATTCGAGGTTGTTGGCAACTTAATGAAACAACTAGCTGATGTTAACCAACAACTAATGGATGTACATCACCAGAAACAAAAACTTGATGGACCAAAGGAAGTTGCGAAAAGAGAAGTGACGAACAATAATGTTATCTTTACAGGTAGCACCGCTGATTTGAATAAAATGTTAAAGAATATGACTAAAGGAGATTAATTATGGCTTTACCTATGATGAATACGCCAACCTACAATCTTGTAGTTCCATCGACTGGCGAAAAAATTAAATACCGTCCTTTCTTAGTAAAAGAAGAAAAGGCACTATTGATCGCTCAACAATCTGAAGATGTCGAGGTTATGGTTGATAGTTTAAAACAAGTTATCCGTGGTTGTGTATTAGATAAGATTGATGTAGACTCTCTAGCTATTTTCGATATCGAATACATCTTCACGCAAATCCGTGCAAAGTCTGTTGGTGAAATTATTGAACTTCTATTCCCATGTGATGTAGATCACGGAGAAGATCAAGAAAAAGCCAAGTTAAAAATTTCTATCGACTTGACTAAAATTGATGTTGAATTTCCTGCAGACCACTCAAAGAAAATTGATCTGTTTGGAGATGTTGGTGTAGTTATGAAGTATCCATCATTTGCAATGTTAACAAAGATGGAGTCTTTAGATGTAGAAAATGTTGAGGCGATCTTTGATATTATCGCTACATCAATCGAATACATTTATGACGGTGAAGAACTACACTATGCAAAAGAACAATCCAAAGAAGAATTATTAGAATTTTTGTATAATCTAACTAACGAACAGTTTAACAAGCTACAGACATTCTTCGCTAAGATGCCGAAGATCTCCAAGACAGTTGAATACAACTGCCCTGTTTGTGCTAAACACCATACTGTTACGTTGGAGGGAATGCAAAGTTTTTTTTGATAAATCTGTGTCATGAGAGTTTGGCGAATTACTATAAAATGAATTTCGCTTTGATGCAGTATCACAAATACTCTCTTTCGGAATTAGAGGACATGATTCCGTTCGAACGAGAAGTTTATGTCCATATGTTGATTCAGTATTTGGAAGAAGAAAAACAAAGATTAGAATCTAAGAAGAGAATGTAAAATGCCTAAAAGAACCAGTAATAGCTCAGTTAATTCTAGTATCAGACAACAGACCAAGTCTAATGACGAGGGTTTGGGTAATCTGCTGGAAACGCAAAAAGCGTCCTTAGGAGAACTGTCTTCTATTAGACAACTTCTAGAGTTATCCAAAGAGTATCAAAAGAACCAACAGGTATCTTCTGGTAATGCTGATGCAGTTAAAATGCAAATGGAACTATTACGAGTTGCTAAAGAACACGGTGAGACTGCAAAACGTCATCGTAAGAGCGATGAACAACAATATAAAGAACTAATTGAACGAACAGACGGTGAATCCAAGAAGTTAGAAGAAATTGCCAAGTCAATGAATACAACTGGTAATATGTTCCAAGAGATGGGTAAGTCTTTCAAGGAAAAAGTTCAAGGTGTTAAAGAAAAGACTAGCATTAAAGATGGTGGTCTAAAGCGCACTGTTCTTGGTTCATTGAACGTTGGTGGCATTTTTAATAAAGCTATCGCTAAATCTGAATGGTCTTCTAAACAAAGAGCGATGGGATTCTCTCCATCTAAAGAGGACGCTGAAGGTGCATATAATGCAAGCAAAGCTATGCAAGAGCACAGCAAAGAAGTTGAAAAGTTCCAAAAGAAAACTGGTATCACTGACGAAGCTGAAATGCGTCGCACTCCAGCTGGCGCTGCTTTATTAGATAAACGAACTGCATTAGGTGATGAACTAACTAAGTACGATCGTGGTGCGCAACGTGTTGACCCAACGGTTGTTGGTAATGTAAACCCAAATGCAAAAACACCAACTGCAAATGCTGCAAAAGAAACTCAAAATGAAGAAGCGCAACTAGAAGGTGTTCGTGCTCAAGGTGAGATGAAAGAGTTGCTGACTAAAATTGCAGAAAATACCAAACCTGTGGGGCAGAAGGGTGGGGCAACTCCAGAAAAAGTAAAACCAGCTGAGGGTGGTGGATTACTTGATACCATTACTAGTTTCTTGGGCGAAGGATTGATGAAAACACTAAAAAGTATTTTTAGTCCTGCCAGATTACTTAAAGGTTTACTAAAAGTATTTGCTATTGGTGCGATCGTTGGTGCGTTGTGGGAAGGTATCAAAGATGGCTTTGATGAATTTATGGCAACTGGTGATATTGGCAAAGCATTAGTTGCTGGTCTTGCTGGTATCGTTGATTTCTTAACGTTCGGTCTATTCGATAAAGAAAAGATTAAAGAAGTTATCGGTAATATGGCTGATTGGGTTGGCGATCATATTGTTAAACCTATCAGTGGATTCTTCTCAGAAATGAAGAACAGTTTCTTGAATCTCTTGTCTAACATTGGCATCCCAGAAATCAAATTGGGTGCGCTATCAAAACTTCCTGGTGTTCCAGAAAAGATTGGTCCATGGTATCCATTTAAGGATCTCGCTTCTGGCGCAAAACCTGAAGCAGCTGCTCCAACAACGGCATCTGCTGTTGAGCAGAAATCTGCTGATAACGCTGCTGCTGCGATTCCTGAAACTACTGGTGGTAATAAGACTAACGTTGTTAATGCACCAGTTGTTAACAACACGACTCAGAACCAAGTCATTAGAGCACCAATTAGAAATCAAGACTCATCTGCTGGGTCTTATATGCGAGGCAGATACGCTACATAATAAAAAAGGGGACTTTTCAGTCCCCTTTAACTTTTAGTCTTCCTTAGCAATCTTCTGGAAGTAAGACAACACATCATCGTCGTCGTCATTGCTCACTGCTTTTGGAGCAGGTGCAGCAGCAGACTTAATTGATGGTGCTGGTTTTGAAATAGGTTCATCTACTTCAGATTCTGCCATTTGAGCAGCAGACTTACCAACATAGCTGTCACCAGACAGAACATCATTTAGCTTTTTCTTCAATTCGTCATAAGACTTGAAGTTCTTACGATCCAAGAACTCAGACAATTTATACTGAGCATTAGCAATACTCAAAAGACGATCGTCGTCTTCAGTAATAGCTGCTGGTTCCATGAACGCAGATTCGTCATAGTTCGCATAACCATCCTTCTTACGCATACGCAGTTTGAAGTTAGCACCTTCCCAGAAGTCAAACACGTTGACTGGCTTTTCATCTTCGAAAGTAGGACGTGCTTTATCCATAATCTTATCAAAGATTTTCTTACCAAACTTAAACAAGAATACCTTGCCTTCGTTCTCTGGATGTTTTGGATCAGAAACAACAAGAATGTTGGCAGTGAAACTCAGCTTACGCTTTTGTTTACGTGCAATTTCTTTGTTGGCATCAGAACCAGAGTTCCATAGCTGAGTGTTAAGTTCACCGACAGGATCATTCTCACCAAGAGTGGTTAGAGAATTTTCGATGTACCATTTACCAGTTGGACCTTGGAAGCCGTGTGAAAAGATACGAACCCATGGGAGTTCATCACCTTCTACACGTGGGAGGAAACGAATCGTTGCAGTGCCGTTACCAGCCTTGTCACCTTCAAGACGCCAGAAGCGGTCGTCATTGTATGACTTAGATTCAGTTTGCGGGTTTGCGATTTTCTCGAATGCGTTAGCGATGCTACCGAAATCAGAGTTGCGCATTTTACGTAGTGTTTGAATATCCATTTTATTTTCCTTTGTATTGCGTAGTATTGTTACGTTGTATTGAAATCTCATCACCAACTTCAAACTGGTCATCGAACGAATCATCGTTCAAGTCGTAGTCATCATAATCTTCTTCAACATAACTATTTAGCGTTCTCATTCCACCAGTTTTGCGGTTGTTTGCATGCTTGGTAGATTTCCCTGAACGACCAGAGGGATTTTCATCGTCAAAGCGACGAGAATTCTTTAGAAAGGTCTTGCCCATGATACTTAAATTGTAATTTCTTCTAAGAAGTGATTGAAGATCTTTTGAATTTTAATTCTATCGTATTTAACAAATCCAGTCAACTTTTTAATTCGCAAAAGTTCTGCAGACCACATATACTTAACTGAAGTATTCTTAGCCCATGATTCTAAAAATGGATGAATTTCATCAATAATTTTAAGAGTTTCTATTGTTATTTTATTGCCCATATAAAGTTGCATAAGGGCAGGGTATTTATCATCAACAAATTCAAACACAGATGTTTTATTTGTTTCTATGTAGTTGAGTATATTAGCTAAGTCATCAATGAAAATTTGCGTTATACTTTGTTTGCGTTTATTCCAAAGTAAGAAATTATCGGTAGCTTCTTTGCCTTCATAAATTGCGGTATCACTACCATACGCAAAATTTGCAACAAAGAATTGAATAATCTCTCTGTCGGTTTCATATTTGTTTGCTAACTTTTCGAAAATGTATCTGTCATTTCTTGCATTAAAAGTATCACGTGTACCCTTTACATTTCCACGATTTTCAAAGACATTGAACTTTTCGGTAGTAAAGTGCAGTTTAATTGCAAGATAATAACGATATGCTTTATAGCCGTCCACTTAATTTTTTCCTACATTCTTCTTTTGCTTTTGGAGGAATATCTGGAGATATTTCTACCCATGTACAGTCTATTCGAACAGTTCTATTTTCCTGTTTAGCAACAACATAAAAAAGAGAACCCATCATAATAATATAAACAGCTACAGGGAAAATTAACCAGATATGTTTAAACATCTTCTAACTTTGCTTGTTTGGGTAGATAATTCGCTTCACGAAAATCCATTTCAAGTTTATCTTTTAATGACTTATTGATGAGAGAAGAAACATCCGCTGGATCAAGATAATTTTCTTTGCAGTAATGTAATACTGCGTCCATATAATTTAATCGTTTTTCTTTAACAATCTTCTCAATATGAAGTGAGAATTCGTTCGCTGTCTTAAACATTAGATTCCTTTGCAATCCAATAATTCACATAGTTAATTTCTTTAGTTAATTTACAATATTCATCATGCTTTTGGCGATACAATTTCCAAATGGGTGTGTTTGGTTTTTCTGGATCCATCTTGCGATCAAATTTATCTAAAAACATAGTGAAGAATTTGTCCATCTTCATACGTTCAGCGAAAAGAGAGTTACGTTTTTCAATTAGGGTCATATTAGTATTATACATCATTTATCGTCACAAGACAAGTTAATCACACCGCCACCATAAAAAGCAACATCCATTACTAATGCTTCATTCTCTGAATCTAATTTCTCGATGCGCTTTTTAAGAACAGCAATCTCATCAGAGAATTTCTTCATAATGATTTCCATCTGTGCTTCTTTTTCAACGCACTTATCACAAAACTCGCTCATTTAATCCTCGCAATCAATTCTTTTGCATCTTTATAATCTGAGTATTCCAACAGTTTCTCAACAATATCAACTCCAGGTTCATAAAGACTAGTAAATTGTTTTGGTGATAATTCAATAAATCCAGAATCTTTGGGTAGTGTGTATGTATAACTTATGCTACTATAATAACTTTTAGGTGGCATTATCCTCTCCTCATAGTTGCAATTTCTATTGCTTGTTCATCAGTAAAAATTGGAATGGCATTAGACTTGTGCATAGTTCCAATACCCTTAATTGCATTACCTGTATACACTTTATCGGGTGCTTTAGTACAGGCACCAGCTGTAAATGGATGACTTGGAATCTTAGGCGTCTCACGACGAGCAGGTGATCCAAGTGAGTATGACCAACCCTCATCCTTAGCCTTCGCTATCGGTTTCTTGGGTTCATACTTCTTAAGCATAGCTTCCCACTCAGATTGCAACTCACGTTGCTTTGCATTGGGCTTGCGCTTTTTCTTTGAACGACTAGAGGTGTGTAAGATCTGCATAGAACTTAATTATACAACAAAACGAGAAAAAAGTCAACACCTAAAAAGAAACCCCACTCTAGGTGGGGTCTTTATTAACGCTTGGGGCTAGAGGCGTAAGCAACACAGACATTCGTCGAGTTGCTTTCATAAGCGCACCTAACTGCAATTGGATCAATTCCCTTTACAATTGCACTTTCCACGTTTCTCTCAATAGATTTCAATTCATTGCTATTATGATATGTAATTGCACCAACAATAGCAAGAAGAGACAAAGTTGCAGAAATAATAAAAATATTCTCAGTCTTCATAGTATATTCCTTGAGTTTAAGTAAGATCCTTGACATCATCACATAATCCTAGTTTTTTAGCTTCTTGAGGGCTTAACCACACATCCTGTGGTGGGAGTAGAATCTCTCTAATCTTCGCCTCTGAAAGACCAGTTGATTTCTTATAATGTTGAATCATCTTTTTAGTTGTCAAATCAAACTCTTTAACCGTAGCAAAGAGTTCGTGTTCTTTACCAATAGCACCCCATGAGTACTGGTGAGAAAGAATAGAAGTATTTGGCGTTAAGATACGCATACCTTTATCTCCAGCGATAAAGATCATTAAACCAGCTGAAGCAATTTGTCCAAGCCCGATTGTACGAATTGGGATGGCAGAACCACGCATAACATCAATCAATGCAAATGCTGCATTTAGATCACCACCTGGAGATGTAATAACTAAGTTAAGCATCTCTGGACGTTCTTCAGTAAAGTTAGCTTCGAAAATCCATTCAACAGCAGTTTTAACTGACTGTAAACTAATTTCCTCCATTAACAGCATGAATGAGTGTCGTGAAGATTCCTCTTTCAATTGGAGGTTTAGTTTGTTCATCATATACGATCCTTGTCTTTATAAAAAATATGTCTGCCAATAACAGCAGTTCGTTCCAGTTTCCATCGAGGGTTAACATAATCAGCATGGTAGAATAACGCACCATTAGTGATATCTGGTAACTTCTCGTAGTTTACATATACATGAATGGCGATTTCCCTCGCTCTATCGTATACTTCCTTAGATTTTGTTTTGAAGTTTTCGCAGAACCAAGTAAACTGACAAGTTGATTTTACCTTTTGTTTCACTACAGAGCAAATATCTTTTGGGAAACGTGGGTCTTGCGTTCTGTTAAGCGTAACCAAAGCAACAGCAACTTGTCCATTATATGGTTCAAATCCAGCTTCATAATAAATGTTATCAGCTAAACAGTCAATCTGTTTTTGAGTATCTTTTGTTAAATGTGTATAACGAATTTCTAATAGTTTATCAGTTTGTTCTGTTATAGTTAACAGTGTTAACAAACAAATACCTATTGTTATGAGAGGTAAGTATATACTTCGCATAATATCTCCTTGAGTTAAGAAGGGTGCACGAATGCACCCTAATCCCATTAGGTGGACTTTTTGCTAGTCTTTTCTATTGTAGTTTGTGGGATTTGTGAAACGAATCCGTTCAATTGAATTGCTTTCGCAATAACTTCAGATTCATTTGGGAATGCTGGGAATCCTGGGTGTTCTGGAATGGGTTGCCCATTCAATTTAGCAAAGTCGCATTTAGATGCGTACTCGTTGCTCACCTTTTCTCGCAGACCATAGTAGTCTTGCTCCAACATTTCTTTTGCCATCTTGAGAAGTTCAAGACGGATTTCAAATGGCGTTAAGTTTGCCATAGGTTTCTCCTTTTGTGATGTGTGTAAAATGGAAGTTTTAGGGGTCTTCCAACCCTCTGTATTATTTAGCTTCTGCTTTTTTCTTCGGAGTAGGTTTTGTGGCAGAAGGTGGAGCTTTTGGCTTTACTTCTTTCTTTTCAACCTTCTTCTCAGCTTTAGCTGGTGCTTTAGCAGGTTCTGCTGCATTTACAGCACCAGCAGTTGCTAAAAGTGCTGCTAAAATTAAACTAGATGTCTTCATAACTTCTCCTTGTTAAAAGTGGTTGGTTATTCTGTTACGAGGAAACCAACCGAAACCCTAAGCAGCGTTTAGGCTGCTAATGCGTAGACAGAGTCGTTTGCATTTACTTTGTTTGCTTCTTCGACCGAGTTACCCCAATCCTAAAGGCTTTCGCATTGCCTAGTTGTCCACTTCTGTACTTGTTGCCCTGTCGAAACCTAGTCACCCCCATCAAAAACGCTCTTGACTCGCACAAGAATGTAGTTACTCACACTATTGCTACCGAACTAACGCTTTTGGTGGAGGTGGGGAGAATCGAACTCCCGTCCAGAACACTTTTCTAGTTGCTTCATACAACCATAACCTAATTATATCCCAAACTTGTTCTTGTAGTCAAGTCTCAATTTTCTAAAACCACCGATCCAATTATCACGTTTTTCGATAAACCAACGAGGATCGTCGTTCTCGACTGCCATCAAAATTGCAAGCCTACCGATAGGAATGCCAGTACGTTCTTCAAATGAAACAGCATAAGCTGCACACTGCATAAAGTAGTGGTAAATATCATCACGGTCTTTTGGTTTACTTGCTGTCTTAAAATCTATAACAGTAAGTTTACCTTGAAACTCTGCGATGCAATCGACTGTTCCTGCAACTTGTAAGTGATCAGAATAGAGCGGAGTTTCCAAACAGTGAATATTGTCGATGTCGTCGAGTAAGAACTTGATCGAGTTAAACATTTCGAGGTCGAACATGTCTGCTTCGAATACGTTTCCTCGTAGGTAGTCTTCGCAGTACTGGTGGATTCTCGTTCCACGTGCTGATGCTCTACCTGAGACTCGGTTCGCTTCTTCTTCTCCGACTCGTAATCGCCACTTTCTAATTCCTTCTGCGGTGGCTTGCCCTGTAATGGTTGTAACGCTTGGATAAGCTCGACCCGATGGCGTCTTGTAGACTCTTGTGCCATCGGGGCTTGTGTCACGTTCCAGTTTGGGAAAATCATGATGTATAAAAGTTTTCATTAAGTCAATTCGTGAATGCACTCATTATAATGTTTGATACGATCTTCAAGACCGATGTAACCACCGTTGATCTTGCGAGTCATAGTTTTAATATCGCCAATATCAGCTTCATGGTTCAGTTTGTTTTTATTCCAGAACCAAATAGCAGACATCAATGCGAAGTCTTTGTCATACGTAACCCAATCTGGATTCTCAACTACATTTTCCCAGTCATCGAACATATCCTTGGCGAATAATGTATAGTTTGATTTACCAGTTAACTGAATTGGTCCACGTCCACGATATTTGAATCCATCACCAGATTCCTCTGGTCCATTACCCATACGGTTAGCATAGATACGATTCGCAATCTTCTCAGGTTGACGCTGGTAAGCTAAAGCTAACTCATCGTTAGGGAAATACTTACCAAAAATCTTTCTCAATCCTTGCGCTGAATAGTTCAAGTTTTCTTCAAATGTAGTCCAACCCCCTGATTCGTGACCACATTGCGCTAAGAAAGCAGCAATACGTTGTGGTGTGTTAATATCATAAGTTGGAAAAACATTTGCCATTGCCTCTGCCCATACAGCTGGCTCAGGATTACGTGGAAATAGCTTGTGAAATTGCTCCGCTGTTATCATTGTTTCTTCTCATAGAAATCCTCATATTTAAGTTTAGCCAAAATATAATCTCTAACGAGAGAAGATCTCACGATATCGTCAACAGTAAACTCAATACGAGTAAAAGCACCCATGTGTTGAGCGATGTCGAAGAATTTTAAGATTCCTGTTACATCGTTCTTTCTTTTATTCAAGTCTGTCTGACGATAATCGCCACACCAAATAATCTTAGATCGATAACCGACACGAGTCATAACGGTATCAATCTCTTCATAGGTCAAGTTTTGCATTTCATCAACGATGATGATAGCATCATCGAAACTCATACCACGAATAAAAGATGTGGAAATGAATTGGATATGACCTTGTTCTTCTAATCTATCCCATGCATCTTTGCGCTTAAATAAAGTTTCGCAAATTTGACGATATGGTTGCTCATAAATTTCCATCTTCTCATTCACATCACCTGGAAGATGTCCGATCTCACGACCTTGTACCGCTGAACGAACAACGATAATTTTGTTAAATGGATTTGATTTATCTAAGACTTCTTCAATAGCTTTGTACAATGCACAGAATGTCTTACCCGTTCCAGCTACTCCATGGAGTGCTACAAAATAGTCTCCTCTTTTATACGCATCAAAAAATAATCGTTGGTTTTCAGTTAACGGATCAAACGTTAGTAGATCATCAATTCTTAATTTTAAATGATTGTTAACTGCCTTTAATCTTGTTGGCTCACTTTGTTCATTATCTTTTACTGCCTTTACAGCCACTGCTGCTGCTTTACGAGCCATTTAATCCCCTTATTTCGTTTTTGGTTTTCTTGGTTTTGTTTTACCAGAGATTCTATTTGATGCTCTGGTAGAAGCAGCTTTAATTTTCTGCCCAAGAGTTTTTGGTCGGACTATCTTACCAGTTTTTTTATTAACTGCCATACTACTCCTTATAATTGAGAAGAAGTTTTGTGTAAATCGTTGCGTGGGTTTCTTTCACTAATTTTTTGTAGCACCTCCTTAAACCCTGTATCTTTCTTGAGCGTGATATGATCACCCGCAAACGCAGGTGCTTGCGTTAATGTTTGTTCAAGATGGGGGTTTGTGGCGAGAAAATCATCCTTAGCACTCATCTTCATAAAGTGCTCTGTGACTTCGCCAGTTAATTTGTTACGAAATTCATACGTCGGCATAATATCTCCTTACACTGTATTTATGCGTAAAATTGTTTTGATGCCTCATACAAAGAAAAACTAGCTAGATTTTTTGCTTTTGATTCGCACATAATATCGTGTGTTGGTAAGAAACCAAGAACCCAAGCATTTACTTCATTGTTCCAGTAGAAGTCACTATGAGCACGCAGCTTTGCTTTTTTATAACCACTAGCTAATAAAGAGGCATAGTCAGGCTCAACATCTTTGCTGTGACCGACCAGATAATCCTCACGACTAACGCTGTAATGCATAGTTGGACGTACACCACGCCAAGAATCAATAACACGTTTAACACGATCGTCGGTAGGCGCAATGTATTCACCTTCACGACACCAGTGATGGTGAACATCTAACACAATAGGAAGTAGATCGCTGAGAGATAATGCATCATCAAGACCCCAAGCATTTTCTTCGTTTTCGATAGTGATACAATTGCGTGCTTCTGGAGAAAGACGTTTGTAAGCTGCACGAATACCTTCTGGACCAAGTTTACCAGAAATGTGAACGTTAATTTTAAAGTCTTGAAATGTTTTACCGTAACCCATCATACGTGCCATGTCTGCATGATACTCGAATTCGTCAATAGAGTTATTAACAATACCAGCATTTTCAGAAGCAAGCACAGTGAACTGGCCAGGATGGAAAGAAAGACGAACATTGTTCGTGCGTGCTACTTCGCCAATTTTAGCAAAGCAGTATTCCATAAGTTTTAGGATATCTGGACGTTTGTAAAAGTAACTCCAGTCAGCATGGGTGTAGACTGGTAAAATTTCGCTGGAAAGGCGAACCATGCGTAAACCTTCTGGCAAGGTTGAAACTTTGAGTACAAGGTTCAATACATTCTGAAGGTTTTGTTTGGTCAAATCCCAGAGTTTTTGTTCAGCAACGTCTACGCTTTGACGATTGAGCCACGCAATAGTTGTAGTGCCAGTGCTGTATTTGCGTGCGTCATCTTTTGGACCAATGCCATCAACTTGAGTAGCGTTATCAATCCACTTGCAGGCAAAACCGATTTTTGGTGTGTGTAATGTAGTCATAGGTTTATTATACCTGAAAATTGCATTAAAGTCAAGGACTAATTACCAGTGATGTATAACACCTGCGATAATAAAAAAATTTGTGATAATATAACAGAGAACAATAGCAGTACGAATATAAGCAATCTTATCTGCTTCCCAATCGTGGGAACTACTTTTCTCACCTATCGCTTTTGCCCACAATCTCCACCACTTAGATATGGACCACTTATTCATGGCATTAACAACACGCCATTTTTATCAAATTTTTGTCGAGGCACATCAGACCAATATTGTTTTACTGTACCAGATCCAAATTCGTCATGCTCCCAAATTTGCATTTGCAGCTTGACAGTTTCAATCTTACCTTCATCGTTAATAATTTCTGCTACACGAAATTCGTATGACAATGGTTTAACAAAGTCAACAGGAATCACAGGTAGTGGCACTTGCAGTTGTGGGACAGATGGATAAAGTTTTTTACTAGTTAATTGCATCAGAATAACATCCTAATCAAACCGATAGTATCAATAGTTGTCAACAAAATGTAGTTAGCCAACATGCCAAAAGATTTCCGAGTCCAAGCAGCCCAAGCATACAAGGCACAACCAGTAATCCAAATAGGATAAAGAGTAAGCAACGGTGGGTTTGGGACTGTGCTCGCCATAGTAATACTACATCCAATACTAATAGCCCAAGCAAGCAACTCAATAGCAAAGCGAACTGGGTTAGACTTAAAATCATCACGAATCCAGTCAAAAGTAGGTTTAAAAAGATCAAGCATTAATTGCTTTCAGTTGGAGAATGGTAGAGTCGAGAATACGAATTGTCTCGCTAGAATGGGAATGTAGAATACCATGTCCACCAGCAGCAATAAATGGACCAATACAACCAGAAGAGTCATCAACAAGGATTGATGTAGGTGTAGCGTATTTCGCCTTTTCTTCTTTGTTATGAACAAAATTGGCTTTGTAGGGAATATTTTTCATATTCAACCAAACCAATTTTTGGCTTTTTGCTTCGTTTGCTTGTTGAGCCTCATGAGTGCCCATCGAAGTAAGAATCTGAATGTCAATTCCATGCAGTTTTGACACGTGATTAAGCAATTCTTGCGCATCTGGCATGAAATCCAGCTTTTCGAAGATTTTGTGAGTAAAAACAGAGTCACGAAATTTCTTTCGATCTTCTTTTTTGGGGTCAAATTTGGTGTATTCCTTGTTGAAGTCAGCAAGGACACCGTCCATATCAAGGTAAAGTGTAATCATAGGGTAATTATACCGTGTAAAATCTTGCAAGACAACACCTTAGACGAATTTTTTGAAGTTTGGTGGTTGCCAGCCTTCTGGTTTCAGGATTTTACCGTCTTCACGACGACGAACAAGCCCAGTAGTGGGGTCAATTTTGGATAAATTGGATTTTGCACCCTCATCCCAGATATTTTCGCAATCCCAACCACGTGATTTCATATATCCAATGATAACCCACATCATATCGAAGCATGCATCAATCTCTTCAGCAGTGTCAGCAGTGTAAAATGCTTCTAAAAACTCTTGATATTCCTCATCAATCAGTTTTTTATACAATTTTGACTGATCAGTCTCACCAATCGGCTTGGATGGGGTGCTTTGACCAACTGCAGTAAGAAAAACTGATACGTCTGTGAATGTTTTGCTCATTTTATTTCCAATCATCAATGTCAAGTGTCTTTTTATATTCGGTAATTTCACTATTAAGGTGTTCAATTTGTGTTTTTAGTCGCTGATTTTCTTTTAGCAACTCTAAAACAGCTTCATCTTTCTCATCAAACAAATCTAACTGCTCATTTACCTTAGTTAAATGCCACGATCCGTCTTTCTTTTCAGTCCAACGGATCGTGTCACCGATTTTCCAACCAACTTCCTTCATTAATTCATCAGAAAGTGGTAAAATTAAATCTCCAGTGGATGGATCAGTCTCTAGTTTAATTGTCGGCATAGTGAATGTTCATAAAATCGGTCTGGTCTTCGTGCAGACACTCAATTTTGACGTCATCATTGTCTTCTGCTTGTTTATAGAAGGAATCTAATATACCAGCAGTGTACCCAGAAAGACCATAGGAATTTTTACGACATTCGTAGACGCTGCCACTGTAACCATAGAACGAGTAGAAATCACCGTTGTCTTCAACTCGGGTGACTCCACTGTTTAATTTCCAAGATGCACCATAAAGATAACTACCACCCCATCCTGCAAGAATTTTGTAGGTAGGTTCACCTTTATAGGTTATCTTAAGCATAACCCAACTGTCGGGTGTATATGTACTCATAATTCAACCACTTTCAATTTAAAAGTATCAGCAATATCTTCGTAACCATCGTAACCACGTGGGTTGCAAACAACACGAGTACTGCCAATCATGTAGTCAAACAACTCATGTGTATGACCATGTGTCCAAAGTTTGATTCCTGGACGATCCAAGATAAACTCAGACAAGTCGCTGTGGTATCCACCATTCATAATCTGGTCATCCTTGTAACGTGGATGGCAAGAAGTATGAGATGGAGTATGGTGACCAACAACTACAATAGACTTCCAAGGAGGCGTGTCTTCGTACACAGTCTTGATGTAACCAAGACACTTTTTGTGTTCTTCAACTGCATCCTCTGGAGAGAATGTAGCAGTGCGTGTTTTAAAGACTGTCTTGACACGTTTCTCATGAGGTTGTGCAATCCATTCAGCGTCAGTCATTCCAACAGGCTTATCAACAGGTTCAGTTGTTCTGAAGTTGACTTCTTTGTTAGAATTCTGAACGCAACGAAAATCGTTCATCATCTTTTTCATCGCATGCAGCGTCAATGGGTCTTCTTTGTTCATATCAGTCCAAAGAGTAGAGCCGATAAAACGCACATCATCAAGTTCGAATACTTCACGATCCAAGATGTGTAGGTTTTTATGATGACCCAACTTACGCTTTAGTTCGCTGATTGTGAACTTGAAGTCGCCATGGTAATGCTCATGATTGCCAGCAACGTAGATTACATGGGGGAATTGGAAACAAACACGTTGGAAGAATTCGTGGAAACGAACTGAACGTGCCTGCATAAAACCCATCTCCATCTGACGACGATCGTACATAGACAGGTCTCGTTCGACAAGGATGTCACCTGACAGAATCAGAACATCAACATTATCTTCATTCTTTATATTCAGATCACCAAACTCTAGATGGAGATCTGAGCAAACACCAATTTTCATAACAAACTCTTTTCACTTAATAATTATCGGAAACATCCTTGATAGAATTAACATCATGCTTGGTGCAATATTCTAACCACAACTGTTGAGCGCCTTCAAAATAATGATTGGCTCCACCATACAACTTATAGTCATTGATAGTTCCTTCACCACTAGAAGTTACGTCTTCAACGATACCTGCACCAATGTCGGTATCAAGCCCCACAACAACTCTATTTACTACGCCAGTATTCGTAGTGTACTCATATACTTTCCAGCTGGTTAAACTCTTCATGATTGCTCCGTGTTAGATTCTTTATTTATGTAATAACGATAAAGTAGAACCTGATGGGCAAATTGCCTTGGATGATGCTCAAAGTTTACTAGACGATCACCGTAGTGTTCTTCTAGTTCATTGTAGAATTTAATTACTTCTTCGTCGCTCATGGTAGATAAATCTGTCCATCGTTATGTTCAACTTCGATACCACGAACAATCATATCTGGAGTGTCGTCAATCCACACATGGATGTTAATGTTATTGGCGTACATGTATGCACGCTTGCCTTGCATTGCAGTAAAGTAACAATTACCTACACCAACAACTCGACCAATCGATCCAAGAACTTCTGCATCGTAATCTTGTGCACGAGCAGTTACGCAATATACCTTGTGACCACTTAGTTGAGCCAAGCCAATAAACTTGTCCCACATTGCTGGGTCACGAGTATAAGTGTCATCAAAATCAATAGCGATGTTCATTTCTTTTTCCAAGTTGAGTGGTGACCTCGATCAAGAATCACCCCGTACCAAATCATTTCTAGAGCCACGCTAATCTGACGACGAGCATGTGTCCAGTAATACTTTCTATAAGTCATTATTATACCTCAACTCTTTACAAAAGTCAAGCACTATCCACCGTAGTATGAAATAAGAGTCTCTAGTGAAGGAATCAATTTTAACTTAGAATTAGCATAATCTTCTGGGTGCATATATGAACCCCTTGTCTCATGATCACGCACTTCTTTATTAAGATACTTTAGATGATCCTTCATAGAAGCCAATGCAATTTTATCTGCAACCTCAAAGTCAAGTTCAAGACCTTTTGCCATCTTTATATCCTCTAAAAAATTCACGGAGAAGTCCCCGAAATATTCCACGTCTCATCGTGACACCCGCAATTCTGCATCTGGATTATCCCAGCATGCGTTACGATACTTGTAAACAAAGTCCACTAGTCCGTCATATGAACCCCAGCCGTTGCTAGGATTGTGCTGCTTATACGTCTCGGGTTCAGCCAACAACATATTAAATCCGTAGTCCAACCAATCTGCAATTTCTCGGGCAAACTTAAACCCATGTTCATCTGGTCGCCACATCACATCGTAGAGAGTTAGTTCACTACCAAAGTCTGCACCAATTTTAACTGCCTCAGCCATACGACCAAGATTGTGCGTAATATTAGCGTCATAAACTGACACTGGTTTTACTACCATTAAATCAATATCAAGACTCATTCTGTCTCTCCCTAATGTCTCGCTTTTGTGCCTTGCGTTCTGTCTTCCAAAACACTCGCTTCCAATCCTTTAGATGACGCCACCACTGTGGGCTCTTGGTCAGATTCCCTTGCTTTACGTTTGCCATATTCACTCTCCAATAATTCTACCAACTTATTTACTCGCTGCAGCAACTCAATCTGAGCACGCAACAGTACAATATCGATCTTGTGTCTAGGGACAAGCCCCAAATCCTCGTCACTCATAGGAGTCCCTACGCTACAAATAAAAATAACAACACTGCTAATATAGGATGCCCAGTAAACACTAAGCAAATTGCTATAATAGCTGCAAAGAATGCTCGATCATCCATAGAGGAGTCCCTTAAAATGAATCCATCCATTGACGAAGAATATCCCTAGCTTCCCGACGGTCTAGACCAAATTCACGTTCCAGATACGGTGCAGCCCCAAACATATTAGTAACCCCCGAATCTCGAAGATCGTCGAGATATGAGTAGTATTCACTGTTAATATCCTCAGGAGTCCCTACAGGAAAATCTACTGGATTATCAGTATTAGAGTAATGTGGAGCAGGAGTCCCCGCCCGAGAATTTGCCATTGCAACTTTAGATTTAAATCCTGTCATATATCGCCTTTCTTAGGGAGGAGTCCCTTAATGTTCAATTTTGTTGGTTACAGAATAGTGCCCGATCTCGATATTAAAATCGTGCTTTAGTCTGTACCGTACAATGTCCGAGGGAACAGAAATTTTATCGTAGGAGTCCCTAGGTACATAGAATGTTGCAGCAAGTTTATTCGAGAGATATCCCTCGAAAAGTTCGCATTTAACCATGTTTTCTTTTAGCGTAAAAACCATCGTTCCATGGTCTATTACAGTTAGTTTCTTTTTCATAAGGAGTCCCGTGTATCTTAGAGGAGTCCCTTTGTAAAAAAGAGTCTCGTTGGTTTATACCGTTTTGGATCGAAGGGTAGGAGTCCCTTCAATACATTTTCATGAGTTTAGCCTATTCATAGCAAGTACACCATTATACATAATCCCAAGACCAACCAGCGCAAATGCCATGCAAGGAACAAGGGCATTATTATTATCAATGCCACCAACTGCGCCCCAGCAAATAAGAAAGCCAAGAAAAGTACGAATAGAACCAACCATATTGCAATCTCCATTAGAGTGAGCGAGTGGGATAACCTACAGCAAAACCAGCACTTCCAGTTTGAAAACCACGAGATGACTTTGTAGCCATCTTTTGCTTAGTGCGTCCACGTTGCTTCTTTGCAGGCACGACTTGGATAGATCCACCCTTAGCTAGGAATGCTTGGATAGCCTCGGAGGTCTCTACTCGCTGCTCCGACTTGGTCTTGTATACTACGTTCATTTTGCTTCCTTAGATAAAATCGTAAGAGGTTTCAGATTGACCACACAAGCCGTAGGAGATGGCAGGGGTCACACGGTCACACAAGGCAGTAAACACATCAGTTGCAATCTTAGAGTCTTCAGTCTCCAAGAACAGTGTACCACTGAAAAAGTAAGCACGGGTGCTGGTAACACTCTCTACCACATTCAGCACCGTGTCCTCAAAGGACAATTCCATTCCCAGATCCAACATCAAACCTTCTACTGACATTTTGCTTCCTTTCAAACTATGAGTCTATTATACATCAGTGGTGCAAAAAGACAAGGGTTTTCTGGATGACCCCTAACCTGTGGGGGTTATTCGATAGTGGCCAGTCGAGCCTTGAGAGATTCCAGCTGGCGAATCACTTCGGCTTGCTTGTGCTTAGGCAGGTCTGCAGCGATGTCTGCAATCAGGACACTAAATGCACCCAAGGTGT